AGATAATCCGGGTTTATCTAAACCGGCCAGTAGCACAAAGGCACTCGTTGATTTGTATAACGAATCATCTATATTTCTAAATACATCGCAATTTTCTCCCGTCCCGATGGCTTTAATTGAAGCTATGGCGTGCGGCTGTGCTGTTGTGTCGAGCAATACATGCATGATACCCGAAATCATTACGCATGAATTTAACGGATTTCTAGCTAGCACGCCCGACGAATTTAATAAATACTTAACGCTATTATATAATAATAAAGAATTGGCCGAACAAATCGGTGCTAATGCCCGAATGACAATTTTCGAACATTACAACCTTATTAATTTTTGCCGGTCGTGGGATTCAATTTTTAGAAAGACAATATTATCATGAAGTTATTACTAACAAGAAACCGTAAAGAAAGAATAAACGGATATGAAACCGTAAGTGCTCCGCTAGCTTTAGTCAGAAACGATATAAAAAATATAGATGACATATGCTGTGATGCTGAGGCTACCGATATTAAAGTTGATAATTTTTTATCTCTATATGATTATGACACAGTCAGAATGGTACTTCTAAAAATTTGCTCAAAACTAAGAATTGGTGGAGAGATAGTTGTAACCGATCTAGACTTTGATTTAGTCGCTTATGCGTCCGGAAGAGGATTAATTGAAGAAAAAGTTTTAAATGAATTGCTTTTTACCGAAGGTGCTTTATCATCTTTCTTTGGGGCCGAATCCATAGTAGAAACACTAACTTCGGCGGGCATTCATATTACCGAAAGATACATAGAAAACAATAGAAATTTTGTAGTAAAGGGAGTAAGATGCTAAAGTTTGAAGTTCACTGTAAAGATTGTGTTTTTGCTGGAGTAAAAGACGGCGTTCAAAATGAATGTCTGCTGGGAAAGACGGATAGCATTGAAAATAAAGTATTAGAGGAAGGTTTCTATAAATTCGACAGACATTGCAATTCTTTCAGAGATGAGCAATGGCTTAAAAATGTAGATGGCTGTCCAAAGGAAAAAGTCGCACTAGAAACAAAGGCAAGGCTCGGTGTTTGTATTAACTTTATAGGAAGTTACGATAATGAACTGCTAAGAGAAACTGTAAAAAGTATTAATAATGCACAATACTATATAATTATTAATGACAGGCCGGAACATAATAAAGATCTTTATGATATAGTCAAACAAGAAACTAATGTTCATCCGTCCAGAATTAATATAGTTCAAATTATCAATCAAAAACCTGAATATTATATAGATGAAGGCTTTAATGCGGGCGGTAGAAACGGTTACTTCTGCTATGTAAACTCCGGAACGTTTTTTCCTCCTAATTTTATAGATCAATTAAACAATGCAATAAATAATCAGATGAAGCCCGTGATGGTTTGTTATGACGGAAACTTTATACTGTTTCAATCTATGCTATTTAAATATCTAAACGGTAATAAAGCTAGAATGCTATCTGATGGATCTGTTGACAATAGAAATTTCTTGGAAAAAGCAGGTGACTTAAATTCGGAGAATAACTGCATTTTTGCTTGGGGAGAAATATTTAATGCATAAAGTAACGACTGTTATAGCCAACTTTAACTATGGAGACAGGTTAATTGCATGTTTAGATAGTGCTTTTAATTGTGATACTACGGGCCTTGTGCATAAAATAGTTTTAGTAGACGATGGTTCAACGGATAACTCAGTTGATCGTGTGAAACAAGCCTTCGGGCACAAATTTAAAACTGTTTATACTAAAGGTTATTTAACTATACATACTTCGGATAATTTTGATTTTATAGTTAGTCCTAACATGGGTGCTTCCGCAGCTAGAAATACAGCAATTAAACATAGCTGGAACAATACTGAATTCTTTCACATTTTAGATTCTGACGACAAAATGACTGATAGTAAAATCGTGAAAATGCTTGAAAAAATGGAGCATCCGGAAGTAGGTGTTGTCTATGCAGATTACATCATAAAGCGTCCTCTATATTCAAAAATAGAGTTTAAATATCCTTACGATCAAAACCATTTAAAGCATGAGTGTATAGTCCACAGTGGATCTCTAATTAGAAAGCATTATTTAAATTTAGTTAAATTTTCCAATGGGGATATTTATGACATAAATTTACACGGACCCGCTAGCACTACTTTTATAGGATGCACTGAGGATTATGATCTGTGGCTTAGATTGTCAAATGTATGTGTTATGGTTCATATTCCAGAAACACTAAGTATCGTAAGTGAGCACGGTAATAATCAGTCAATGAAAATGAGTAATGAAATTTATAAAAAAAACATGGAGTACATACAAACAAGATGACCACAAACTTTTTATCGCTAGCGGCTAGTATAGGCAAAAGAATAAAATCTAAAGAGCCTAGAGCAGCACTTTCTATTCGCGGAGTCCCAGTTGTATTGCGACAGTATTTTACAATTAGAAATAACTTTATAAAAGATGAAGATTTCACTTTTACTGTAATAGCCGGATATAAGCCCGGAAAAATTAAACGTGTCATAAAAGGATACGAGGGTATCAAAATATTGATTAATGAAAATCACGCCAGTACAAATCAAGCCGAAAGCATTAGAATTTACTTGAAAGATAACAAAGTGGATAACTTGATTATTTTTCATGGAGACTTGCTTTTTATTGATGCCCCAATGCCTAAAGAGGAATCTACATGCTTCTACGATGGATCATACGATTTTAGGCAGGATGAAGTGGGGGTCAACATACAAGATGGATATGTAAACAACTTATCATATGGATTAGAAACAAAGTGGTCCCAAATGCTTTATTTAACAGGCAAGGAGCTTGATTTATTATATTCAATATGCGAAGCACCAAACTTTAAAAGTTATTTCATGACATTTGAATTAATTAACCAAATCATCGCTTTGGGCGGAAAATTTAAAGCGGTGCCTCATATTGGCACTATAAACGAAATAGATTCGCTTGAAGATATTAATAACCTAGAGGGCTAAATGAGAATACTTATAAGTAATGATGGAATGCACGCCCACTTTTTTGAACGAATGGCATGGGCTAACGCATTTAAAGCTTCCGGAATTGAGTGTGTTGTTTATAACTGTAAAACACTTAGGGCATTTGATGTATTCGATAAATTTCAGCCAGATATTTTTATTGGGCAGTTGTACAATCTAGACCGGGCTACAATTAAGTGCATATCCGAAAGACCGCACTTAAAAGTAGCTTTACGCGCAGGTGAATATAGAAATGAAAAAATGCCACCGGAGATATTACAAACAACTGATGCGGATTTAAAAAATCTGAATGAATTGATTGAAAATCATGGACTTCCAAGTTTTATATATACTCACTATTTTCAACAAGACATTGAAGATACACACCATTTGTTTAAGGATAAATTCGGAATAAAGCTTACGGGCGTTCCTATGTCGGGAGACATTCTGGCGTATGGCAATGCCGAGTTCAAAGACTATCTACAGTGCGATATAGGATTCGTCGGGGGTTATTGGCCATACAAGGGTAGAATCATAGATCAATACTTAACTAGAATACTTAATGATTTTAGATTTCACGTTAAGATTTTTGGTAATCAATTGTGGCCGCATGTTAATCAGTATTGCGGAGTTCTTAATGACGAAGATGTAAAAAACCTATTTGTTTCAGCTAAGATATGCCCGAATTTAAGTGAGCCTCACTCACACACCTATGGCATCGATGTTAATGAAAGAGCCTTTAAGGTTCTAGCTGCGGGCGGATTTTGTATTATGGATAATGTAAAGCGTGCTAAGGAAATATTCAAAGATGGTGTTGTATTCGTAGATAGCAATGCAGGATTTGAAGAAGCTGTTGAATACTTCGTCATGGAGTCTAACACTGAACAAAGAATGGAAATAGCTAGGAAGGGTCATGAAATTGTTATGAAAGAGCATACAAACTTTCATCGGGCCAGTACAATACTGGAAAATTTTGGCGAACACTCACATGCCGATAATATATTAAAGGGTTTACAATGAAAATAGCATCAGTTGTAGAAAATCTTTCTCTTAACCAGAGTAATTTTTTCATGACTAAAACATTTAACAGGCTGGGTGAACACGGAATAGAGCCATTTTGTTTTTACGGAGATCTTACGGCCACCGGAATAAAACCTAATTTTGCCACTATGAATGTTTATTATTTAAATAACTTTTATAACGGAATCATTATATGTAATACTATTAATACTCTAAAGATATTAAAAACTATTAATACTAATGCCCGTAAAATGTTTTACGTTTGGGACTTAGAATGGCTAAGGCTAAATAAGTCGGGAGTTCTCAATTACAAAGAAACTGTAGATATTTTGTGTAATCATAATATAGAGTTAATAGCTAGATCTGAAAATCATGCAAGTGCTATTAAGAACTATTGTAACCGAAAGGTTGATTATATTATCAGTGATTGGAATATAGATGAAATAAGAGGACTTTATGACAGAAGACGTTAATTTTAGAATGAAGGAAGACTATGAAACTGGTTTAAGTATGGGTGAAATAGCAAAAAAGTATAAGCGAAGCCAAACTACAGTTCATAGAATATTTAAAAAAATGGGTGTTCACATTAGAAGTGCATCAGAGGCTCAAAAATTAGCCCTAGCAACTGGCCGTTCTAAGAACCCGACAGCAGGAGTTGGTCATAGTGTAGAGGCCAAGGTTGCCATGAGCGACAAAGCGGCTAATAGGTGGGCTAGAATGACTGATGCGGACAGAGACAAATTCAAAGCTGCCGCAAAGGAGCGTTGGTCTAAATTAAGCGATTTCGATAAAAAAGAAATGCTTAGACTTGCCGGTGTTGCCTTACGAAGAGTTGCTACAGAAGGCTCTGAAATAGAACAGTATTTAGAAGGAGCTTTGATTAAAGAAGGTTTTGTTGTACTGAAACACGTAAAGAATTTTATGGGTGGAGAATACGAAATCGACCTTCTTTTAAAGGATGAAGGTATTGCTATAGAACTAGACGGGCCGCATCACTTTCTACCTATCTTCGGAGAAGAAAGACTAGAAAAAACAATGCGTTTCGATGCGGCAAAAAACGGTAGTCTTATAGGAATGGGATTAACAATTGTACGTGTTAAATGTATGTATAAAAATTTAACAGAAAAAATGAAAAGAGATACGTTATCTCTTATAGTGGAAAGCGTAAGGAAAATTCGTGCTGGCGAAGTTACCAGTAAACTTGTAGAGGTTGAATTAAGCAATGGGAAAGAAGATTGAAGCTGTTGTAGGAAATGATGTTATCGCTAGCGAAACTCCCGAGTATGGTTCGGAGGGGTGGGATTCATACGTAATGTCATTATTTAAACCTGAGGAATTAATTGATGGTAAACCGCGATGCGTAGGGCTTAGGCGTGTTGGACGTACAGTGCTTGGAGACCCCGTTTTTACCGGGCCTATTCATGTGTCTCCCGCTACCGATAATGATGGTCCGGGGCGAGCCACGGTTGTATACCAGATGGTGTTTAAGTTTGCTGATGGACAGCGTACATTCGGTGATGTTGCTGACGTTTGGCACGGTAATACCGACGACATGTTTGCGGCTCACCCTGTAGCTTGTGCGTCCACCAAGGCAGAAGCTCGTTGTTGGCGTAAGGCTTTATTAATCAGTGCTGTTTCAGCAGAAGAATTAACAGTTAAAGATACTGCTGCTATCGTTCAAAGCCTAGTATCCAAGTCTGTTAAAGTCGGTGCCGTAACAAACGGGGAAATTAATGATTCAGACAAAATGAGTGATCAGCAGCGTAATCTGATCAGTATTAAGTGCAAACAGCTTAATGTTGATCCTAGAAAGCTTGCTGGTTGTGATAAGCCCGAAAAATGGACTAAGAAGTTTGCTTCTTCGTTAATCACCAAGATCAACGAGGTTCAGCAAGCAGGACTTCCCGAGGAAGTGTCTGGGTTTAGTTATAACCCCAACTGGTTCAGTCTATAGAAAGAAAAAAACTATCAAAGTGTTCTTTCATGAATGCTCTGATATTTTCTGCGTCCGGGGACGTTTTTAAATTCGTTAGTATTTCTTCCTGATTTTTGTAAGGATAGATATTTCTTCCGGCTTTAAAAATGCTCTCGGACTTTTTCATTGTGTCATACATAAAATCTTGAAACTCTTGATTGTTCCAATACTCAGGATCTAAGTCTTTAATCGCCATACATGTAGCTACTGAGTAAACCGCGAATTCTATCGGGCCTACCATCGGATCTAACGAATCAACCCTCTGCCCGTTTTTATGATCATCCAGAGCTACTATAGAGCCGTTTATATATGATACGAATTCATCTATGATGTATAACGGATATTCTGCCCATGATTTATTTCTCCCGAAATAAGTGTTGAACCTACTAAACCTTAAGGATGCAGGAATATATCTCTCGATTTCTTTTCTTAGGAATTTTGGTTGTTCGATATGAAAAGATTTGTCAGGAAATATATAAAATGCCCCCGGAAAAGTTTTTACCCTGCGGCTTAAAACATCATCGTTTCTTAATTGTGAATGTATAAAATGAGTGCTTTCATGAGCATTTGTCATTCTTTGATTATCTAGCTGTGGAGTTCTACATCTAGATATAATTTGCCCGTAAGCATCTTTCATATCAAAATTATTTACCACCGGGACATTTCTGGTTGTAAAAAAGCGTTTGCGGGCCGGAAAAGGTTTCGGTTCAGGTTTTATGACTACTTCTTTTTTTTCTTCCACACTGGTTTTATCCTCGGGATCTTGTGGATTATAAAATGCAAAAAATAGCAAGCCTATGATAATTAGTATTTTTATAATATTCATGATAATAAAAAAACCCCTTCAAATGAAGGGGTCGATAAAAACTTAGAATAAAAATATCTTAGAGGTATTCGCAGCTAAATTGTAGTGCATAATTACTCTTACTTCCTACTGTTAATGGAGTCGCTGAAATTGCTACTCTCCAAGTATGTCTTGTGTCTACACCAGTTCCGCCGAAAGTTCTGGTTGTTGAGTTAGCCCCAATGTTTGCTAAATTAGGACTTGATGTATTATAGTATTGTAGCCACTTAGGTTTATACGCTGTATCATAAGTTCCGTCTAAGAATCTTTGTCCAGATCCGGGATTATCTAACAAGGGAACAACAATTCCACTTCCACCAACAGTATCGTCGTCACCAGTTAAAGCACCCAGACGAGAATCGCCATTGAGTTTGGCATCTGCGGTTGATCCATTGCGGAACACAATACCGCTACTATTCTGCCATGTGAATTGAGCACACTGATTAGAAGGCCAAGCCTCGCCCCACCAAACATGATCACCAGAACCGATTGGGTTTCCTCCGATTCCATCACCGGATGTATTTGCACTTCCGGGACCAGCTACCCAAGTAGCATATGCCTGACCGTTAAAATTAACTAATTCAGCAACTTTAGTGTTAACGCCCGAGGCGGGATTGTTAATACTGACTCTATCGTATATTCTTAGTTGGGCATTTTGAACGTTTACTGGCGTACTGTGAGTAAAATTTATATCAAGAGTTCTGTGATGGCTATTTAGCCTAGACAAAGGAATGCCGGAAGTGTCTGTGTCTGGTATACCAGAAGCGGCTGCGGTAAACTTAAAGTTATAAGCATTTCCCCCGTTTATGGTTCCGTCAGCATTAGTGATAAATGTTTTATCTTGATAAGCACCTATTTGTACTGAGCTTCCGAAAGAAGACCCGTAAAAACCAAGTCCAGACCCGTTTAGGTTAGGTGTGTTGTATGTTCCAAAAGAAATTTCTGCCATTTAATCCTCTTATTTATTGAAAAATGTTGTTAACAATTATAAATACACAATTTTACTTATTACAGTTGCAGTCGCCCCCGGAGTTAACTGCTGACCATTTTTTTAACGGGCAAGATTCTCCAGCCCAGCTAGTTTTAATTTTTAAGAAGCATCCACACTCATTACATCGGGGATTATTTGGATCGTTAGAATTATATCTATCGCAAGATCTACATATTTCCAGACGTTTCGCCTGATCGTTATCGTTAGTCTGAGGCATTCCGCCAGCCATATGTTTTACTATAGAAGTAGAAAAATTCACAGCCTGAGTAAGAAAACCGGGTATTTCCTGCTTGGGTAAAGAGTCTTTTTTAGGAAAACTTTCGGGCTGATTAGGATAAGAAAAAACGAAAGGTTCATTATGCATATATGTTTCCTCTTATTTTTAATAAAGACGCTTGGATAGTACCGTTATATAGAAAATATTCTATGTTAAAGTCTTCGTATAAATCTATTAGTTTTTTTACTTCTCTAAACTGACTAACCGATACAGTGGCTGTTGGATATCTCATTCCGGATATTCGAAAATCGACTGCAAAAGTCATGTATATTTTATTGTTAAAATATTGAAGTCTTATTGCGGGCCTGAGCATATATATATTTAATGCCGATAGAAGTTCTTCTTCACCTATCAAACTGGCTGATGCGGGAAAATACATATAAAAAGCTTTACCGTCGTTTTCATTATAAACACCGTCTGTAGGTATATCCGGGTAATTTTCATCGTATTTTTGACATGCACTTGTGTCTAAACCAAATTTTGCAAAAATAGTTGTCTCGGAATTATTATAATCAAATACAACATTAGAATTGTTGGTCTCATTGTACTGCGGACTGATATCAAGTAAAAACTTTTTTTCTTTGAAACCGGCGATTTCACGAGCAGGAAAGTTTATATCTAAGGATACGCCTTTGATCGGCGGAAGTTTATTATATCTTTCCATGAAAAAATTTGTAATATCTTTAATGTAACAGTTTTTATTTATTTCTCCAAAATTAGCTGTCACCTTTAGTTCGCCAGATTTATTTATACTATCTCCGCAAAAAGTTACATCTCCAAAATAAGCAGGATTAAGATTAGTCCGTGTCAAGTCTATATTAAACCAGTTGATGAGTGGAAGTGCCGGTACTCCAAAACTAAAACTTGTGGGTGCTGTATAAACCATTTTATTTGTTTTTGAACAACAGCAAAATTGTGTAAGTTTCGAGTTTCCTCTGTCAATAAAAGATTCGCCTGTAGCGTATTTACGTATAACATCAATTTCTGCTGTAAAACTTGATTCATTTCTATATGTTGTTCTTACGATAACTGGTTGACACGTAGGACAATCAGCAGTTTTTTCTTCTGGGCAATAATCTAAATATTCGTTAGATCTTTTAATTGTTTTGCAAGTAGTTTCTTTTAACATTAGATATCTTAAATATTTGGCTCGTGAGTAAATCCTTCCCCTGCCGGGTTTTGAAAATTTCTTCTTAATTGACAATAGCTACGATATTCTTTTTCTTTATAATTATAAAATATTTTGTCGGGATAAGTATTTTCAGTCATTTCTGTATAATATGTTGGATCAACAAGTAATCCGTTAGGTTCGTTTCCAGTATATACTATTAAAAATCCTGTATATTTAGTTGTGACTTTACAGCAACCGCTTACTTCAAATCCCTGCAATGTTTTACATGACGAAGAATAATATATTATTCTTGATTGAGTATCGCATTCGGGAAGTAAAACACCAGTTCCCTGTGATTCACTTCCTGCAATTCCTCCCTCTACATCTAATGTAGAGCACAAGACAACTTCGTTTTTCCAGTCCAAGTCTGCTGCGTATCTGTCTAAATGTTCCGATATATCCGTGGCGTTTGAATTATGTAGTTCAGTAAATTTTGTATCATTAAAACTTTGAGGGGCTTGAACTTCGTTTGTTGCTACAACTATTTGTTCGTCTTTATAATTTAAAGCTATTGACCAAGGATCTAATCTTTCGTCGGGTATTTCTATAATTAATATATTGTTTTCTTGCAATATCTTTCCGTATTTAGCAAACATGGGCTGATAAAAGCGAATGTCGCTACCTCTATATATTGTAAAATCAGAAATAACAGATGCCGGATTAAATTTAATTCTAATTTTTCTATTTGCATAAGTTTTTCTAACTGCAATTGGCGGAACTAAACCTGTATTATCACCTTGGGTATAGTAGTAGTAAGCAGTCCCGTCTCCCACGTAAAAATATTCAAAACAACCCATGCTTGAAATAGTTTTATTTACAGGCAGGGTGACTTTATTACCGAATAGTTCTATATCTATAGTTTTCAGTAATCTATCACAAGTACAAACACTTTTATCGCAGCATTTACAATTTGACATTTTAGCAAGAATAATTAATTATTCTCCATTCGTAATTAATTCTGTTACATAAAACATACGTACCTTTTTTAAGCGATAGCGAGGTGTCTCTATTCATTCCGACAATAGTTTCTCCGCTTTCGGTAATTTTATTATCTAGTTTTGCACCTTCTGATTCTATATAATGAGAAGATCTAGCTATATTTACCACGAATTGCTCGGGAGTATCAAAAGATTCTGGAGCATTTAAATCTTCCGATAAAAAACCTTCTATAAAATCGAAGCCGCTACCCCAAGTTTTTCTTTCTTCATCCCATCTTAAATCAACTGGACCAGTTTTCCATAAATGTCTTTTCCTTCCGATTTCTTCCAACTGATTAAAGCGGTCCTCAACGTCTCCTGACGAATCGTAGGGTGCAGCCTTACCGTCAAGACCCATTCCCCATCCCGACAGCATCAGCGGGCCTCTAAGACCCATAGAACGAACCACATCCGGCTTAGCATCCTGATTGTTTAAATTCATGTCTAAATCGGGAGTAACTTCTTCTCCGTGTACGACTAAAGTAAAATCGTTTTCTGTGAAATAGTAGGGATCATAATTATCAGAATTTGGAGCTTTAAAGTTGGCATCTGCTTCTGACTTTTGTAATTCAGGTCCAGATACAATTAGTGTTTTTTCTTTTCTAGATCCTACTGGTGTTAATATTTGTTCCATAGAACAACCATAACTATTGCTAAAATCTCTATTGATAGCAGCCACTTGATTTTGTGGTACTCCACAATTTACAACAGTTCTTTTCTTTTCGGTTTTTGGGTCTACAGCTTCTTCGCCATTCTCCGTAGCAAGCAAATTAATGTTTTCTGGAGGATTTTCACCCTCGGGCTGTTCTGGCTGTTCTGGTTCCTTTTTTTTCTCTTCGTCTTTAGCTATGTTCGCAACTGGAAAATTAATACCAGCATTTAAAGCCATTAAATGTTTAAGTCCCTTGCCGTAAAAACTGTCCTTGTATGGTGGTGCCGAAAAAGGCCGAAGTTCCATTTTGCTTCGCATATTCTGCATAAATGCTATAGCACTTTTATTTATAAGTGCAAATCTATCGGCGTTATATTTAGCGAGCTTGCCGAACTGCGGAGTCCAAGTATTGAAGGAGTAGGATGTAGTAATTCCTCCAGTGCTGTAATTAACAGACATTCCTGTTATGTACGGTCCCGATTGTAAAAATCTATCCGCCAGATTAGACTCGGGCATACCATAAGTTTCTACACTTCCGGTTTCTCTTCCGCTAACTTCGGCATTAACAACTGCTGCATAGGTAAGACCGACGTTGTTCATATTTGATATGCCACCGTAAGTTTCAGGAGTTAAAGATTCTTCCAGAATAAATTCGGCTTTACCGTTTTTAGCCTTGTAATTCCACCACGGACCCCATCTATATCTTGTGCTTTGCTGAGGTATTCCTATTTGCATTGGTGCGACTCTTGCTGGTGCTATACCATAATTTGTAGTTCCAGATTCCGCCGTTAAAGCAAATAAAGGTTGTAAATCTTGAAAGCTATATCCGAAATAAATATTAAGTAACCAAGCAAGTCCGTTGCTTTGTGTTGTGTACTGGTCTATATGGTTAACAGCCTGAACTTCCGCAACGCAGGACGGGCCGTTGGCTCTCCATGTTATATCCTTCTCCAGATTAATAACCGACGCTATCGCTCCTGTAGAAGTAAAAGAATAACCATTACCAAGATTCGTGTAGTCCTTGTTAAATTTATCATAGTTCCAAGAAGCAGTCGGTTTTAATCTTCCTTCGCCATCGTAAAAAGATATGTCTTGGAATCCTGAGTTTTCCGACCAAGCAGCATCGGATACTTCCCAACTATTAATGTATTGAAAATCAGTTAGCACGAACTTTAAGTTGTTTGCTATTCCGCCCGGCTCTTGCGGTAATGATACGAAATATTTTCTGCCCCAATATTCTTCACCGGCACTTTTTATAGCATTATGTATTTTCTCCAAGTCTTCATACATAAACTTTCCGGCTGTTATCAGATTTTTTTGCTGAGCGTATTTAAAAGTAGAATCCATAAAATCAATTGCACTAATTTTGCCCGTGGCAATTCTATTTAAAACAAACTGGTCTATTCTAACGTTTGTAAATAGTGCATTTGCATATCTATCAATGATAGGGTTACGGCGACCCAAATACCTTCTTATAATGTGAAATAATATCCAGCTATCAAAAGAATGCATTGCACATCTAACCTCCATTATATCGGGAGGATAGCGTTCGCCATTATCTAGAATAATATTTTCACTATATTCTGGCTGTATGCTTTTTGTGCGACCCCATATTTGTCTTAGAGATATAGGACTAGCTCTATAATATCTTGTTGCCGGGCCTCCAACGACTATTTTTTGCGTAACAGCATCGTTAAGTTCTTTTCCTACATCGCCGCTTACTAATTTTTGTTCTTTTTCAAATCTGTTAACTATCTGTTTTACTACTTCCGGGTCCGGAGGCATTGATTTGTCTATAACTTTAATTTTTATCTTAGCATCTTGAATTATGCCCGTGGTTATTTCTCCGTTTTTAGGTTCTACTGTTACGACATAATCATGCATAAATAAAGAGCAAACATCTTCTAGTATAGAAGATATTGTTTGAACCGGACCTTTGACACGATACATATGATAATTAGGAATAGAAAGTAATAATTTTTTTACTTCTGTTAAATCTAATTCGAACTTGGTGTCGCCATAATTAATTCTTCCCCCGAATGGATGAGATCCTTTTGATATCTCTTCGAGTAAAACTAAGCAATCATATCCGGGAAAACCTAGTGAATTAACTCCTGATAAACCAAAGCTTCCGCCGTAACTAAAATTTTCTTTTATCGCAAAAGGATTCCAGATATTATCGGCTTGATTGGTAAATGTTCCCATTCCGTAATAATTAGTTCCCTGAAATGTATCAAGAACAACTTGAACTCCATCTAAAGCTCTTGATGGTGATTCTAGTATAATATTATACTTATAACCATCTAACGATCTTTGTTGCGTGTATCTTTGGAATAAACCGGCGAATTTAAGCTCTCCTATTGACAAACCGACACATGTTCCCATTGAGGGAAAATTTTTACTGTAATCTTTTCCGCTTAAAGGTCCGTCTTGTTCATAGACAATATTCATCTGACACGTACTAGATTGGCTTCCCCAGCCGACATTGAATGAAGCATCTATTAATTCACCGTCAAATATTATTACTGGGTTAATTTCCATTAGTATATCCACTCCACGCTTAAGCTATAATTTCCCGTTTGAGGTTCCCAGTTTTCAACATGACTTTGTATTGCTAAGTTTGGACCTACGGGAGCATATACAGCCACCACAGAATATCCATTAGGTTTACTTACTCTATTATTTTTAGACATTACTGCGTCCAACTGAACCGATCTTCTTCTTTCTTTACTTGTTTTCATGTTTTGAATAACAGGGCCGTTAGCCCGTGCTATTACAGGTATTATAGCAACAGTTTGAACCTGATACTGATCATTATCATAATTAATAGATATGTTTGTATTTTTAGCACCATTAATTAAAATAGGAAGATCATTATAAGAAAAACTGAAACTTATTGTTCCATTTTTATTATTCTTTCCAACAGTGCTTGATCTAACTACATTAGATAGTTGCCCGGAAACTCCAAGAGTTAAATAGTTAGACAGGGCAAAGCTATAAACATTACTCTTTACAGTTTGAAATGCGAGTTCGGCATTTTGTATTTTTCTTATGATAGTAGACGATGCGGGCGATTCGTCGTAACCAATTATACTTCCTTCTACCGTAATGCTTACCGTGTCGTTTTGGTCTATTTCTATATTTACATCGATATCAATTGAAGCATTAGACCTAGATGTTGACCAAGTTTCCGTTACAGAGTATGATCCCTCCGAAATATTTATTTCGGGAATTCTTGTGTGATTGTAAGGAAGAAATGAATCTAGATTTGGTATCAAGCCGCTTGGGGAATTGCTTGCATACCTACCATTAAATTGATTTTCGATATCAACATTTGATAGCATCTCTTTTGTGATAGGGTCAAACGGAGATGTTTTTAATCTGGTATTAACCCATCTTTCTGCCTCTTTCCAAGCGGTAGATGCAAAACCAGTTCCTCCCGAATTTCCCTTTCTTATGCCGGTCGCCGAAACAGTATGAGTAATAATATAATTTTTATATATGTCCCCCGTTATATTGTTGCCGATATAAGAAACATTGTCATCAAGTTCGTAGCCCCAATTTTCTTCAACAGAACTTAGTAAGTATCCTGTGTGATCAAAAGGCTGTAATGTTATACCGTCTCCGATAGAAGAATCTATATAAGCCTCAAAGCTTAATGAATATTCTGAATACAATATAGCGGAGCTATTTTCCGGTGATTCAGGAGTAGATACGCTTAATAATCTAGCGTCACTAAAAATGATTTTTCCGGGTTTTCCACCGTAGGGAGCTATCTCAAGTTTTCCCGTAATACCCTTGCTGGTCTTAAGGTAATTTATTCTTTCGGCCATCATACTGTTATAGCGAGATTGTCTTGCTCCTATATCAGTAATGTCTATCTCTGATGGTACTATAAAAGTTCCAGATATTGTTATTGTATATTTACTATTAAGTATGCCGCCTTCGGAAGTAACGGAAGTAATGTCTTTTTGTATTCCATATTTCGGAAAAGCTCCTATAGAAGCATCGCCACCTAGCTGTATTGAACTAGCATTGTAAGGAGTGAAAGTTATCATTATTCGGAATATCCAAAAACATTAAGGGTTGCATTAGAAGATGGTAATTCGTGACACTTAGGCATAACCAATGTGCAAGAATCTCCAGACCCAGAAACTCCGTCCGTATACAAAAACACATCCTTCAAAGTTTTTTCGCTATGCATATATAATCCTAATTCCTCTTCTTTTTCCTGTCCACTTCCTACTCCTTTTCTGAATAAAGTCAAATTCATAGGATTTGAAACATTACCAGAAACGGAAACGCAAAACAATGATATGTCGTCAGACTGAGACAATTGATTGTTCTGTATAAATATACTCAAATTTTCTTGTATATTTTTTGGTTGGTTGACAATGTTTAAACTTAAAGTGCCTGAAACGTCTGATTTATCTGGTCTGACTAAAACCAGCGGTACACTTCCCGATTCGCCTGCGACTATAGAAGATAAAAATAAGGTAGTGTCTTTGGTGTTAAATCCGCCCCCCGATACAGTCGCCCCGTAAGTAAATAACGTTGATGTATTAGAGAGTTTGTCGGGATCTATAGTTTTCAAATTTAACGGCAGAACATTGCGATTTCCAACTTCTATGTGAAAATTTAATCCGTTAGAAGTAGACACAACGCCTTCGGTAAAAAGTGTTGCGGGCCTAGCAAGCAGTTCGGGCGTTTTGTAAAATAGATTTAGATTATTTATAGATCCAAAGTTTTTCAGAAAAAGTGTTGGGGTTTGGAGCTTAACTTCATCTTCTATTCGGGATATTTTGTTTATAGTCTTAGTGCTGTTAAGTCCATACTTTACATCAAATTTGCGATACACTAAAAGCATATCTTGAAGTATTAGCGGATTTGCCAAAGACTGATCTATTGCGTGTACAACATGTCCAAACGGAATATACGGCCTAATCTCGGAAAATTCTTCGGCTTCGGCAAACTCGAATGCGTCTCCATTAGTTTTGTATATTTTTTTATTCAATATTGTATATATGATACCATTACAAATAGTAATATTGTTAATAAAATCAGGATCAGTTGATTCATGAATCGTAGAGTCTGTTAGAACAAAATTATGTGCAGATACTTCCTTTATCTTAAAGGCGGAATCTTTGTATGTTACATAGAATTTATTTCCGGCAACTTTTAATTCATAGCCATAAAAATTATTACTGCAATCATATGTATTGCCCGTATAAGATCTTGAGGATTGTGCGGTCCCGCTGGCGTTTGCAGTAAAAATTGCTCCGTGATAAGATTTTGTATATATTTTGGGCATTTATTAATCCTTTGGCAAATACTTAGGAACGCCATTTTCTAAAAGTATCTTGTGAGATTTGAACATGTCTTTAAGTCTTATCGATTTGTAGTAATATGCATTATCACTAGGTTTTTCTAAAAATTCCTCACATAAGAATCCGTTTTCGTCCACTTTGTAATACCTTATAGGTGTTTTCGGACCTTCTGTTTTTTTGTTTAGTTGACCAAAAATACAACACGACTTAAAACCTTCTTTTGAAGCATTTCTACCGATTTCTCCATCGCAAGCAGATTGGGAAATATTTTGATTTGGAATCGATAAAATTTTTTGCGTGCATGGCTTTATAGTTTTTTTTATAAAACTCTGTATATTATTTATTTCTTCTCCATCATAAAAAATTCTGTATTTTAATTCATAACCAGAAAATACATTAATAGTGCTATCTATAACAATTGGATTACATGTTCCGGGATAGCATCCTAAAAAATCTACGTTTAAAGTCATGAAATAATCTATATACTTTTTTATACAAACTTTTAAATTATCAACTGTATCAAAAAATATAAATTTTACTATAACAAAATTATCTAGTATTTCATAGCTAATAAAATTATTTTCGTCAATATTGTATTTTTTAAACATTTTAGTTTGTGACCTCCATTCCAAAAGAGTCCAGTGTTTTTCCGGAATCGCTTAAATTTGTTACGCTAATAATTGATGCAGCAGTTTTTGAAGTTCCGTAACAACAAAAACTTACCCACTGATTGTTTGCAACAGAAAATGTAGTGCCAGATTCAGATATTTGCTGCCAAGGAGAAGAAGGAATAGTTGTTTGGTTTCCAGTGATTTCTGTATTAGTTACTCTGTACCATAATGTAGCATCCGGTGCTGTTACTGCTTCTGTCACTCTTAAGGTTATAGGTTCTTCTATTCCTGTTATTTGTTTGCTTGTTATCGTTCCATAACCAGAACTAATTAACCAGCTTATGTTGCCCCAATTAACAGCATTCGGTGTAAAATCTTCACTAGATAACCAAAACCTATTAAATAATGGTGCCGATATAAACATTTGGTCTGACCCCGTGATTTCTATCTTGTGTCCGAACGCAGACCTGTTAAAAGGCACGTAACCTTTTGTTATATTGTTTTCTATTATAGCTCTATCCGCAGAAAGAAAGTCTTTCATAAAAGATTGAGTGTCTATAGGATCATAGAAATCTTTTTGGCATGAAACCAATATTGTGTCAGAACCACTTTCTTTTGTAAAAAATAATTTATTTTGATGAAACAGTAAGCTAAGCCCCATGCAGTTAGATAAAAATAAATCTTCGTTAAACCCAAGAAATGTTCTTGTTATTCGCCTTTTTATGTCTCCATTAATATCGAATATAGCAATCTCAAACATTCCTCCGGTTATATTTCCGAAAGCGTCAGCAATTTCTATATAATAAGAAATAGCTATATCTCCCCAAGAAGCTATTTTAATATCTTGAATATAAGAATCATTTATTATTATACCACTCGCTGGTAAATACGGAATTATGGCTTTTTGTAGTGAAACTTTTTTATTACTTAAAGAGTATATGTAAAATTTAGGTAAATTATTTTCAATTGCTCCTGCAACCAAATTAGACTCGTTCCAATGAGTTAATGATTGATTGCGTCCGTATCTATAAAATTCATAATCCGAAGATATTTTGTCTAGTTCTATAGTTTTAGATTTAAGTCCGAAATCTTTTGTATTTTCTGAATAAACTTTATCAACTAAAGAGTTAGTCCCAATAATTAATTCCTCTCTAGGAAATGATAAATCAAAAGCTTGCGTATTCTTGGTTAAATTGCAAAAACTGCTTAATGCGTTATCGATACTATTGATAGGTTTTGGATTATATCCTATAAATAAAGTTGTGTTTTGTGATAATGCCTCGGGGGAATCTATAAAAAGATTTAGGTTTTGAGCAGGTTTTTGAAAACATACAAGAGTTGAATTATCGTATAACTGTTGTATATTGCTGGCTATATGTAAATTTGCTGCGGCAAGAACGCTTGACGGCCCGCTAATATTTAAACTAATTGCTTCCGGTTTATTACCAGAAAGTTCTAAAGTAATATTTGAATCTTGTTTATAAGACCCAAACAAGAATAATTTCGGAGAATCGCAATTAGACGAAGTTACAAAAGTATGTGATCCGGGAAAGACTAAATTAACGGCACCACTATTTAATATCGGCCCCATTATAAATAATGTTGTTGTGGCCTGATCTTCTACAGTTTTTAAAAATATATTAGATTGCGAATCAATAAACTCGCCAATTTTTCTACTCCCTAATGCATAAAGCGATATATTGTTATTTCTAACACCGGAAGGATCTTCTAGTACAACATTAGGTGCTTTAATAAATAATGTTGCGTTATTTTTATATACTGATGGCCCCAAAAATAAACTTGTATTACCGTCTACGGATATACACCCCTTAGATTGTAAAGTAAAATCTCCGTAAACTCCATAAGAACCCAATGTAAATAAGTTTGCGGCATCGGTTTGTTTAAAATTAGATGCTATGTGTAAACTTAAATACTTAAGCTGATTCACATCAAAAGATTTTACAGAAGTGAAATGCCCGCCAGATAACTTAGGGCTATAACTAAAACTATCTCCGTAAATATTATCAACCGAAAGAATGTTTATGCTATTAGATATATCTCCAAGGTTATTGCAATTTGTAGCAACAGAATCTGATGAGCCAGCAGCAAGTACCGACTTCATCATTCTTTCGCCTGAACAATATTCGTCACTGATATTTAAATGATAGGACAGTAACTTATCGTATGCACAATAATACGACCTGCTATCAAAACCACTGTTTGATAAATTAGCACTATGAAGCTTGAAATCCATCGAACGAAGAGAATAAAAAATATCAACGCCCGAAGCAGGAACTGAGTAATTTTTATCTTCTATAACTATTCCAAATATCATCGTGTTGTTTATCTGAACCGATGGGTTGTATGTAGCTTTAGTATTATCAGATAATATTAGTGACTGACCGTTACTTAGGAGTGTTGTTGATTGTAACTGGCTACCATTCAGGGTATATTCTTGAATGATTGAAGCAGGAACTTCAAAAGTATAAGTTGTTAAGTTTCCTAGGGTAATATAATTTTTTGTATAAAATACCTTGTCGGGATTTTTAGATAATGCCCCGGCGGTAAATATTGTTTCCCCCGAAGGATCTGTATCGCTTAAAAGTAAATCCGCTGAAGTTTGAGAGCAATTATAAGTAAATTTATTTACGTATTCAGCATTTACATTTAATCTTGGATCTTTCTTGTAAAATTTTAAACCTATATCTTTAGGAAAACTAAAGCTAGAAGATTCAATAGTTAATGTTATTACGGCTTTTGTGTTAACAGTGTTTCCACTGTTTTTTGGTATGGAAAGAAAAAATACAGGAGTTGTGAATTGTACCTCCCCGCCATCACTGCCATAAGCCGTTGCTATAGTGCTTGATTCGTTGTATTTGTACAGGCTACCGTACTTAGTATGATAAAAGTTGCAGGACTCATTTAAAAGCCCGCGATTGTAATTAGCATAAAAAATTTCGTCGAATTTGAAATACGGTTGACAATCAGTTATTTGGTCATCAGAATATGCACTGACATACTGTAGCTCCGGGCTTCTTCTAAAAATAGAATAGCTTGATGGGTCTTTGATCATAACTCTATCATCTAACACTGCAAAAGATCTAGTTAAGTCATAATCCCAAGTTTTAGAAGCAAACTGGCTGTTTTCGTAGTTGTAATTACCTAAGTCCCGTAGATATTCATTATTGCAATTAATAGAATTGTAGCTATATTTACTATTTGCCGAATTGAAAGATGCTGACAATTTTGATATGTAGGTCCATTCGTTTTTTACATTATCGTACAGATGTAAATAATCAGACATTAACCTCGGGTCATTTTCAAATGTTTCGTAATCACTATGATTTATGTTTAGTTCGTTTTTCCAATCTAGAGAGTTTGCACATAAGATTTTATCATTAAGTTCAAAACAGTCGCCAAACCTATCGGACGGAAAAACTATACATTCAAGATCTACTGTGTTAGTAGATTCTACGGCGGAACCATTAATGTATGTATATTTATACAAACGCTTATTTGGTGTTAAATTCGTTCCCGATAAAATACATTCTTTTACATTAGGGTGCTCATAGTTTTTAATGTTTTCGGGCCTACCGATATTGAAATCGTAAAATCTCGCATCATTATTCTGATTTACTATTTCCTTTTGTAAAGAAAACGAATTGCCCGAAATACTATAAATAAATATCTTTGACTTGTCGTTATATGAAGATGGGTAAAAATAAGAAGATCCTACAGGTTGTCCTCTAAGTCTTTGGCTTCTTTTATCATAAAACTCAGAAGAACGAGAAGACCCAAAATAAAGTTTATTGCCGTTGAATTTAATATTTTTCGCATATCTTTCGCATTTGTCTATAATTGTGTCAATTCCGCCGCTAATACTATTTTGCGAAACATGACTTATTTTTCCTAACTTGTTTAATGTGCCGGATTCTAAAGTATATAAATGAACATAACCGCAGTCTAGATTTGAATATGTAGAATCACTAATCGATGTTGATAAATCCGGTCGTTTTCTGTTGTCAGATCCGCCTACATTATATACTGGCTCCAAGAGGGTTTTTGTCCTTGATGAAGTAGCTATGTATATTTTTTGTCCTTCTATACTGATCGCAACGGACTTCCCGAAGCTATCGGAGTAGGGGTAAAACTGATTCGGAAATCCAAGAACTTTAATGTCTGACCAAGGATTTTCAGGATCATTTTCAAATTTGAATATAGGAATTCCGAAGTTTGAAAAATATGTAGAAGCGAATGGTCTTCCGCCGTTAGCATCTTTGTCATATATAAACGCCCCCAGAGATAGATCGTCGAAAGATAATTTATGTTCGTAATTTTTTAAGCTGTAAAGTAATGATCCGTACCAATAATTGTTGTATAAAAAAGAATCAGAGTTAGTATTCTTGAACGCAGAAAACTGACTGTAATTAATTATATTGTTATTAGTTTCATAAAAACTTTGATATATTACATTACCCAGCTTGCTAATAGGCTCGGGTTTAGATATAGACGTATCGCTATCGAACGAGTTAATAGTTCTAACGTATGTATCCGATATGGTATTACTAACTATGTCAAGTTTTAATATATGTACTTTACCGTAAGGCCCGTGATGCGGATATAAAAACGGCGAGTATTTAGGTTTTAATCCGAAAGTTATTAATTCTGTGGTATTTTGGGGAGCATCAGAACCACGCTCACCCACAGCTAAATAGTAAGACCCGTCAGAAGCCATTTTAAGGTCGATATCACTACCAAAGCGGCATCCTTTTACGAAGGTTGACTCAGATGCCCAAAGAGTGTCTAGGGATGATATATAAGGGCTTCTTGTAAAAACAAAGCTACTGCCCGCAGGATTAGTGTTAGATAGCACACTTCTAAAATTATCAGGAATGTCTTCATTAAGATTTATACCATAAATATCATATAGAAGTAAAAAATAGTAATCATTAATTATGCCCGTAGGTATTTTTTTAATCGGTACTTGGGTTTTCTGCTTATTTTGATCAGCTACAAAATACACAGTTCCTTCGTCAAGACTAAATCTAGGATCGAGATATCCGTTTCGACCAGTAGGAGAAGTAAGTGTTTTTACATACTGCCATCCATCGGGCAGAGTTTCGTTATAAACATTACCAACAGCAATCCAATCTGCGTCGGGATTATTGCCGTTTACGGTAAAAGTTTTCCTAGTCATTTCGGAGTCGTCATAAAGATCCAGTGTATTATCATCTACAATTTGGACATACTTGACACCGTTTAAATCCAAGTTTTTGCCGTTAGCGTTTCGGGCACCATTAATTCTTATAATGTTTCCGTCTTTAAGTCCATGAAGATTAGATGTCACGCGACCGTTACTGCTTACCGATGTAATTCTTCCGGATAATTTTTTGTATAAATCAATTCGCCCACATTCTACTACGGGTGTATATTTAACAAATGTTGCAAATTTACATCCCAAAAAAGAATATTTTATCGCTGACGGAGCATGGCCATATTGATTTGATATTTGCGTAGTTATCGCCGGAAGCTTCCTGATTTCTTCGGCTGTGTCGGGCTTTATAAGTCTTAAATCCGTGTTGGAATTTCCTATGCTTGTATTTACTGTTTCTCCGTATGCGGAATATCTACTGTATAAAACGGGATAATCAATACCGTCCAAAAATGCATAACTACCTTTAATTCCAGAAACAGAGGAATCGTATTCAAATATCTCTACTTCGCCATCTAAACTAGGCTCATAAGAAGTTAAGCCCGTCGAGGGATTAGTTATGTACCCATCATATTGAATTATTATAAAAAGTGATTTTAAGTTTACTGACTCATGATTTAAAATTTCGCCGTTTGATCCCGAGTCAACGAAAATATCACAATTTTTTTTATTCAATCTGGGCAATATAAACGGAGTTATACGTTTTGCTCCATATGAGTCGTAAGAAGAAAAAGACGAATCCAGTGCAGAGTACAAGCCCGATGACTGATTTTGTATAACAAATTTATTCATATCAGTATATTCGGGATATGCAACTACTGCTATATCTTTAGATACTAATATTTTTTTAGCACTCCACTCATGCGATAAAACTTTATTACCAAAGTCAGATTCAAATCTTTCGGTATTTGAACATTGCATCGAATTGGAGGTATAATCCCAATCTGATACAGTTTTTATGCCTTCGGCGATAGATTTTAAATATAACGGCAGGTTTCTTTCGTTCCTGCCATTTTGCATGAATAGTCCTACAGATTCTTTTTTCATTTCTATGCTGTCCTAAAACTTGAGTTACGTTTGCTAAATTCTTCCGTAACTATTTGTCCGATGTATTCCCCGAGCGAATCTCTTAGCTGTGTAGCTATGCTATCAGTATTTACACCAGCGATATTGATTTGCCCATCTATGTTTAAAGTATGAGTCATTGTCATATTAGAGAAGGAATCGGATATTTTTTGTAATGTATCTGTGAAACTTCTCATGCTAGTTATGACAGGTTCAAACGATGGTGCGGCCTGTGCCACCGCATTACCCGGAACTGCCACTGCGTTTTGAGGCTGAAATATTGGAACAGCGTTAGGTGCCATAACCGGGGCGTTAGGAACTGCCTGAGGCTGTTGTTGTCCGCCAGCAGCCGGATTCACAAAACCTTGCTTAATAACGTTAACCATTTCTAAGTAGGACTTCGTGACTTCTCTTTGGGCATCTATTAATGCCTGTTGAGCAATTAATTCTTGTTTATTTATATCGGCAAGTTCTTGCTTGAGTTTCTTTTCAGCAGCAACATCTTTACCTTCTACAATATCTATAGCGGCCTGAGCTTGTTTATCGCCTATCAAACCCATAGCCTGTTGTTGCTTGATGGCATCAACTTGAATTTTTCTGAACATTTGACCGACAGCACCTTCCGGATTTGCTTCGGCTAATTGTTTCATAAAATCTGACACTTGCCCCTTAAGATCGTCAGGCAGGACGTTAAAATTGCCAGTACGCATAACTTGTTGTAGGCCAGCAGCTTGTTCTGCCATAGCAAATTTTTGCTCGGTAGTTCCAAATGCAAAAGACTCCACTCTGTTTTTAACAAGTTCTTTTTGTACCTGAATTCTAGATATTTGCTCCATTTTGTCAGAAGCTCTATCGCTCTGATCGGTCAAACGGCCCAGAACAGTAGTTAATGCATTTGCTTGTGATTCAAGACCTTGATTTGCGAGATTTAAATTTGCTCTCTTTTTAACATCAAGATTTGGGTCAGATAGTTGTTGTTTATTTGCCTGTATTTGAGCATTAATTCCAGTTAGGCTTTGCCCTAATTGGCCAGCACTTCCGCTTCTGAGACCGACATCGCCAAGCATTTGAGCATCTTTTGCCTGTCTAAATGCTTCTCTATTAGCTTCAAGCTGAGCTTTTTGTGAAGGCATTAATGTGCTAACAGAAGCCATTCGTTCCATTCCGCGAGAACGTATGTCTATAGATCCAGATCTTAACTGAATTAGCTTATTTTGTTCTTCTATAAGGGCTGCATTAACACCCCTGAGTTGTTCTACGAAATTATTTGCATTTTCGCCCGCAGCAATTAATACATCAGCAAATTTCTGTCCGGAATCAGAAATAACCTTACCGATATCGGCAATTTGACTTAATTCTAGATTGCCTTCGGATAGATTTTCGTATAACTTATTTATTACTTGGTCTTGTATGACTGTATCAAGAGAAGAAAACTCAGGTATATTTTTAGATATCTCGTTGGAAATATCCGTTCTAGTCTTAGATGCATCCACTCCGGGCTTAATAACTTTTCGTAATTCATTTAAGCCTGTGAATAAACCACTTGTAGTTGTTAGATTTTTAAATTGGTCTGATGCAGATCCGGCAGTTGTAGCCTTTTGAGCTAATGCAGCACCGCCCGGAACAAGTGACGCTAGAGAGTTAGCGGTATTTTTAAATGCACCGATATCGCCTACTTGAGATATGTCTCTTAGTCTGTCAGTATTAAATCCACCTCCCGACTCTCCACGCAGTACAGACACTTTAGACTGGGCATCTTGCATACTAAGTGTTTGCGATGTAACGGACTTCATCGCATTATTAAATTGTTGCATTAATGTAATTTCAGCAGTACGAACTGCTATAGCAGTTTCTATTTTATCTATTTCAAACTGTCTTGCATCTACACTTCTTTGTGCAGCAGCTTGTCTAGCGGCCCTATCTTCGGATGCTGCTATTTGAGCTTTAGCACGATCAGGTTCATCAGAAGCGGCTGCTGTTGCAACCTCAAGTGCGTCAAGCATATTTATAAATGTTCTGTCTTGACCTTCGCCGCTTATTGACTTTATTAAATTATCAATTTCCGAACTTGTAGATGCCTTGCTTAATCTTTCGGCAAGGTTGGCATTAAATTGATCTGCCTGTGTAGATCTTGCTTGTTTTGCAACTTCTCTACTTTGAGCTAAAGCCTCTTCCGATTTTGATACCCTTTCTCTAAAAGCATCAATGTCTTTAGTGCTAGTCCATAACCAGCCAGCAAAAGTAGATGTTTGATCTTCGGCATCCTTTAGGGCCACGCTTGCAGTCATAGCCGCTGCTCTAGTTTGGTCTAATGACTTCGCGGCATCTATGGCTCCCTGAGAAGCTAATTTATTAGCATCTTCGGTCTTAAGAGTTCCACTTCTTAATTTGTCTATAGTTTTACCGAAATTATAAGAAGATTTTGCAGCAACATATTGAGCCTTAACGCTTGCGTCGATAGATTTCTCATCAAGTGTTGGTTGTTTATACATATAATCCGATGCAGCAGACCCTACGCCTGCACCGACAGCACCACCTAGAATTGCACCCGCAGCACCACCGATGGCACCACCAACAGCAGTGCCTAACACCGGAACAACAGATCCTAGTGCAGCACCGGCAGTAGCACCGGCATAAGCACCGCCAATACCAGTCGGCAGACCAGAAAAGAAGCCCATAGATCTTCCTCTATTGGCTTTATCTTGAAGTCCGTAAGCTTCTCTTGATCTTTTTTGTAATTCTTCAAGGCTTATATTTCCCCCTACAGAAACTTTTTCTAAATCTTTAGATATAAGCCCCTGCTTCTTTTGTGCTTCTTGAGTTTTTTGACTTGCTAAAAAATTACTTGTACCGGCAGCAGCAGCCCCTGCTAATGCTAAATTGCCAAAAGTTAACCCCTTACTTGCTGCAAATCTTGCGCCGCGAGCAATCTTGCCTTTTATTCCTTTAGATTGAACTTTTGTTGCTTTTCCGTCAGGGCCTTCAATTTCTACAGCCTTACCATCGTCTCCAAGTATATTACCTTGGGCATCTATTTTTGGTACGGACGACTTCATTATAGAGTTAAGCTGTTGGAAGGTAAAATAAAACGCAGTCATAGCAGCTATAGAATCTTGTATGGATTTTACTTGCTGATCACTTGCTCCCGTGATTGATTTTAAGGCTCCTGTGAATAGCTCGCTATTCGTTACTAGCATACCTATAACTAAAGGTAGCGGCCCCATAGCACTACCAAATCCAGAAGCTTTATCAGCAGCTTCATCTAAGCCGTTAGCTAAGTTTTTAGCTGAATTATTTGGATCGTTAGGCCCGCCAGAAGCTCCGCTTACTCCACCACCAGCACCATTACCACTGCCGCCCCTACCAAAACCGAGTCCGGTGTATTTTAAATATTTTGTAGCAGGAAACTTAGACGCGACTTTGCCAAAAAAACTTTTATTTTTATATTCTATTTCGGCTTGAGCTTTTTCTTTCATAGCTGCTGCTTGTTTAGGATCTATACTAGATTGAGCGTAAGATCCGGAGTCTCTTACATTTCCAGCCTCAAATTTTGCAGATCTTCTTAACGCTCTTACATCTTCTTTTATTGTTTTTTTACCTTCTTCGCTTGCAAACCATTTGCTTACATCTTCCTGAGACTTTCCTGACGCAAATAATTCTTTAGCTTTTGCATCTCTAGCAACTTTTCTAAGATCGGTTTTCGGAGTTTTATCTTTATCAATATTTCCTTCGCCTTCCATCCATGAAGGATCAAAGTTTTGCTGAGGTTTTACGCCGTACTGGTTTAAAAGATCAGAAATAATTTTTCCCGAAGCTTGTCTATTTTCAGATTCTGTTTTTGATTTTTGAAGCTCTTTAAGCATCTGCGGAGAGGTAACACTTACCGCCTGAGCGGTAGCTTTAGACATTGGCTGAACTTTTCCGGCTGTAGGAACTCTAGTCTCAGTTGGCATAGGAGTAGCAACACCGTTAGCCACTAATAAATCCATTAATGTATTATTTATTTTTGGACTTTTTGGAAGATTTCTTGTAGCCATTAAATCTTGAAAAGTCTCAGGAGAAACCATGCCTTGAACTGCTTGAGTTTTTGGTTTAAGTTTGGGTTGCGTCTTGCCCATACTTGCTGTTTCTGCTTCTATAACGTTTAGTAAATCACTTGAAATGTTCTTTCCGGAAGATTTTAATTTATTTGGATCTACAGTTGGAATAGTAGTTCTTGGTTTCAAGTTTTTATCAAGCTCGGAAGTTTCTTGTAATGCTTTTAAACTTTCTATAGATAAAACGCTTGACGCTTGAGATGTTGCCTTATTAAGTTTTTGGCGACTCTTCTTGAGACCTACAGGAGAAATCATTGGAACATTGCCCTGAGAAGCATCTAAAGCCTCTGTATAACTAGCCATTTCTGATGTAATTACATTGGATGGCTGAATAACTTTTTGAACACCATCAGCCGGAAGTCTTTTTTTCTTACCGTCATCTTCCGGAGGCATTGTTGCGGTAACTGTCGGAACGGGAGGAACGGGAGGAATGCCACCAGTTCCGCTTGTATCCGGAGAAGAAGCACCCGCAGTCTTTTTACGTCCGCCGGTTTTCTTTTTTGACGAAGAAGTTGCACCAGCAGATGCAGTTTCTGTTTTTGCGGACGCTCTAGTGTCGGGAACTTCTACGGTACTAGCAGCTTCTTCTCTAGCTTTTGCTTCTGCTTGAGCTTTTGCTTCTTGTTCTCTTCTGGCTAAAACATTATTTTTAGCCCTATCCATTACATTTTCAAAACGAGGATCTTTACTGCTAGTCGCACCCTCAGTAAGTTTAACAGCCTCTGCCATAATTTCTTTCCTAAGTTTTTCTTCTTCGGGAGGATATGGTTTTTTGTTAGACTTCTCAGGAGATATTTGTCCGGCAGCTTCTTGTTCAGCTTTATATCTTTCTACTTCTTTTTTATCTAAATCGTTTATAGCTTGAGTCTCTTTAGCAAGTAAGCCACTATCTTTCAGATTTATTTTTCTCATTGGGGCTTGACTGGCCGCACCATCTTGAAGCTCTGGCGTATTTTGAATAGCTTTAGCTATTTCTTCTTCAGAAAAACCAGCCTCTTTTGCTTGTCTAGTTATAACATTTTTTGCAATAACTTTATTTGTTTCTGGCGTTATTTTTTTAGAAGAAATAATATCTTGCAGCCCTTTAGGTATTCCGGAAAATACTTGAGTCTCTTTAGATGCTTTAGCGTTGGCAGGAGCAGTTTTTGCTGTTTCAGCAGTATTTTTAGCTACCTCATTTATTGCTTCAACTGTTGCCTTTCCGTTATCTATTACCGCCTGAGTTGTTTGAGTTGATGCAGTAGTTTGAGCTACATCTCCTACATTAATGCCTGCCAATTTTTTGTCTGCTTCACTTATACTTTTTCTATCTGTTATTGCAGCGAGAACAGCATTGCTAAATCCTTGCTCCGCTTCTATTTTAGGATCTATAAAACTTTTGACACCACCGCTCATTAATGGGTTTTCAAACTGTTTTGCAGAAGATGCTTGTCCAAATTGCGATAAAGCCTTGGCACTAGGCATTTTACCGACCGCTTCTTTAAATAAAAGCCCTACCTTTGTCCAGTCACCTACAGCATCTGCTATTTTTAATAATAATTCTTTTTCTGCTTTTATTACTTCGGAATTTCCTCCGCCACCCTGAATTGTTCCTACAAATTCTGAGACTGGTTTAGGATTTCGTTTTCTCCAAAATTCGTTTTTATATTGCGTCCCATCTGCCAACATAGAGATAGAGCCTCTATTCATAGCATTAAATACGTCATATCCAACATTTTGAGCAGCCCGTTTATTAACAACAACTTCTCCCGGTTCAAGTAATGCGGGTATCTTATCTCCGCTACCGCTTCCGGGAACTATACCTCCGGTATTAAACCTTAGTGCAGTATCATAAAATGTTGTTTCGGGAATTCCGATAACATCTTTTTGTTTGTTTTTATAACCACTCTTAGGATTAGCAAATCTAGCAAGTGCAATAAGAGCCTTACCGATCATTGTGTAAGGACTCATTCTTGTGCTAGTAGCTTTGATTTCCGCAAACTTTCCATCGGTACTAATCATATCCATACCGAAAGCATTCGGAAGTTTTTGATAACTAGGATTAGCTTTTTGGAATATCTTTTCAGCTATAGCACCCTGAACAGACGTAAATAATTTAAATATGTCTCCGGAGCTAGAGAATGTTTTATTGCTAACGTTATCGACGTACCCGCCAAGATCTATAGAAGATAAAAAGTTGTTAGCGGCCTTTGGTCCACTCTTGCTAAATTCTGCTGCGGCTTGTTTAGTGATTCCGCCTGCTTGCATTTTTAAGTCGTCGTAACGTACTCTAGATCCATCGGCATATCTTAGCGGAGTTCTATTTATTGCCGGTGCTATAAAAGCGTCAGCGGGATTATCTATATCGTACAGGGACTCTAAGCTTTTAAGTTTAGTTTTTTGGAGTATTTGTGCTACTGTTCCGGTATAGCCTTTTTGGGGCGATGTTCTATTACTAAAAGATGCCTTGCGTTGTGTAGCTATATCAACAGTCTTTAAAAGACCCTGATTCATCATGTTTAAAGTGTTAACACCGATAGTTTCTACGGCCTTCTTGCGTAAAACATATTCTCCGGGCTGTAATATAGCTTTTAGTGAATCTCTATCGGACTTTTGATCGCCTTTTCTAGATGTTACGTGTCCACCAGATTGAAATGCTCTAGTACCAGAAAATCCTTCGGATGGAACTGGATTGCTTATAGGAACTTTTGTTGATAATGGCTTGGACATACCAGCCCAAGACTGAAATGCATATTGAGCCGCACGGCCACCAAGTAATGCAAAAAATGTTTTAAATAAAGGCAGGTTATCTTTTAGCGTATTTCCGACATTTAATAAAGCATCGGCGATTTCCATAAAAATCCCGGTAAACTCTTTAAATGTGGAAGTTTTTGTTATTTCAAGAACTAGATTATTAAATCTTTGTGCTAATTTATCTATTTGGAATCCCAAACTTTGTTGTTGTTTAGCAACGTCTCTATTGATGTCACCACCGGCAGTTAAGGCATCATTTAAAGCTTCTTGAGAGAGTTTAGCTTCCTGAATTAATGTTATGAATCTACCGATTTGATAAACACCACCAAGCTCTTTTACTATATTTGCGAATCTAATACTTTTGGGATCTAAACCTTTTAATCCTTCGGATAGTCTTTGTACGGCACTAAAAACGCCGACGAAGTTTCCTTTTGTGTCTTCGAGTTGAATTCCCAGTTTTTGCAGTGCCTTAACATTATCAGTGTCTTGCAGTCTTACAGCAATAGTTTTTAAACCGTTAGCAATAACATCTGCGGATTCACGAGTTGTAGCACGAACAGAAGTTAGAATTGCGATGAATTCCTCAAGCGAACCACCCGCAGTAGCAAAAACACCCCCGGCTTTTTTAACCGCATCAATTATGTCGCCCGACTCAACTGCATATTTCTTGGAAACACGGCTAATTGAGTCATAAGCTTTTTCAAGAAATTCTATTTCTTTTCCACTTTTAGCAGCTTCTTTACCGAACTGCTGCATAATAGCAATCATACCTTCAACGTTTTCACTAATTCCGCCGAATGTGCCCGTAAGATCGGCTTTAGCTAAAAGTTTAATAGCACCTTGGGTTTGTTTTGCCGAAAAACCCGCTTGTGCTAAAATCCTACTGTATTTAGCTAATTCAACGCCCGATGCACCATAAGTTTCACCAACATTCATAATGGTTTTTCTTAAGGTTTCGGTTGAATTAACAGCATTATCGGTAGCCTGTGCCACCTTAATCATTTCACGCTCAAAAGTAATAGCTTCGCCGACCGAATTTTTAATTCCACGGGCTAATCCCAAAAATGTTCCCGTAGCAACTGAAATACCACCGAATCGCCGTGCCGCAGTACCAACAACATTACCTAGTTCTTCAATGCCGCTACGAACTCTACGTACATTTTTATACATTTGGAGATATTCAGCATTTGCACCAGCTAAAGCAGTTCTCCCTATATCTACCCTCGGGGCAGAAAAACGATTTACCTCCTTTTGTATTTTATCTAAGTCTTTTGCTTGAAATTTAATTGTTGCATTAAGATCGAATGGCGACGGCATTTTTTATGTCCAATATAATAAGAAAAAGGGCAGTATAAACTGCCCGTGTGATCCCAAAATTATATACCCAATTACTTATTTTTATACTTCTACAGGATTGCCTTCATCGTCTAAAAATGGCTGGAATTCTACTTTTACGTTGTTATTTTCGTCAAGTTCTTTTCCGTCTAAAGTAATTCTAACTTTCTTTCCGTCTACATATTTAACATAGTAGCCTTCTTCGTCAATTAGTCTTCCTTCTTCATCGATTAGGTGTCCATCCTTATTAATGAGATTAAGATCTTTATCGGCGAATTTATAATTTACCAAGAACTTGTTTTCAGGCAGGTTCTTTTCGTAATCGGGATCTAGGCCATAAAGCATGTTTGCAAGCTTGGAAGCGGCTTCTACGGCCCAAGGTTCGAAAGAATTCTTGTCGTAGTCATCTAAATTTTTCCAAGTCTGTGTTTTGTCAGGATTAAATGTACAAGAAACGACAAGCTGGTTAAACCTAACATTATCCGCAAGAGCCTCGGCACAATTAGAATCGTAAGAATTTCTTTCTGAAATAAGAGATTGAAATTGATCGCGAACTTCTTTTAGTTTTAGTGCTACATCTTTGGCTTCCGCAAGTTTAATACCGCCCTTGAGTAAAGCAGCTTCGTAAGAACGAATATCCTCTACATGCTTTTTGTATTGAGATTCCTTCTTGTCGTCCCAAACTCCTTGCTGTCTAACGTAATCGGCTAATTTAGCACGAAGCATTGCTCCAGACTCTAAAGCGTCTCGTAATCCTTTATTGTACGCAACTTGTGCGTCTCGATATTCTTTAACTCCGGGCTTTTTAACAAAACGAACAACGTCTTGACCATTCGTATCTTTTGACTTAACTTCTAATTCCATTATTGTCCTTTCCTTTTAACTGGTAAATATATAGTATTTAAATTACTGTTGTTTTGATTTATATTATAATCATGAAGGTCGTTTTCAAGATTCCTTATTTGATTATTTCCTCTATCTAGAATTGATGACCGTAATTCCTGAAAAAGTTCGGGGTTATCTCTTACTGCGTCCGGAAATAAAGATTCTATATCAGATATAGCCCCAATCATAGTGGTCCTGATTTTTGTGGAACATAAAGAAAATAGCTTTTCTCTAGACTTCCTCAATCTAATATCTTCTCTGTTTTTGCTGAAGTTATCCATTATTTCTTCCTAAGATGATCGGACAGCATTTGTTGCGATCTTATACTGTTCTCAAGTTTTATATCTGCAAAATCCGTGTCCTGAACTCGCCCTTTTTCGTTAATTACGTCTTCTCTCTGTTTTATTATACTCCTAGCCATCATATCATTCATGTTTTGTATAGCTTCTGCGTCTTTATTGTTATCCGCCATTATGAAGACTTCTTTCGCACTCTTAATCTTCGGGTTCTTGATTAAATCATCTGTTTGTCTTTGCTTCTTGTTTTTCTCGGATTTACGTTTTTGAGTTATGAACCATCCATCCAAACAATCGTCGTCATTTACAACTTTTTCGTCGGGCGATTCGGGATGCTCAAAAACGTTATCGTACATTCCACTGTATGAACAAAGCGATAATTGATCGCGACTGTAATCCTGCGGGTCTCTATCGAATAATTTGCCGCCATGATTTTTATTTAGTGACCATACTATTCGCCAATTATCATATCTGGCTAATTCTCTTATTTCGGGAACATCTATTGAAGAAGCTACATATAAATTATACAGCTTTGTAATATCAAAATCCTGATCATTTATTTTTTTTCCATTAAGTCTTGTGGAATGTAAAAGTAACCACTGCATTCTTGAGTTTTCGGCTACATACTTACACGACAAATGATCAAGTGAAGTTTTTTTAGAATATAGCCCGGCAAGCTTTTTATATATTACAGATATTTGTAGTTTGCAACTACGCAATTCTTTAGTTTTAAAGCATGACTCGTAAGCCTGAACTTTTACATCTTCCAGTTCTTTTTTTAGCTTATCAATTTCTTGATCGTTTAGCGGATTCCATATATCATGATCTACTAAAATATTTTTTATTTCTTCATCGTTGTACAAACCGTGCATATATGCTTGCTCATAAGTTTCTTCATATATTTCATACGATTTTGCTATGAGTTTATGCTTTGGTTCATAAACGTATAAAAAAAGGCCGCACATTTTTAATTTTGTACGGCCTGATATTATTTTATATAATTTAGTGTCCTTCGTCATCCTTAAGTCCAGTAAGCACCACCACCGTTAACAGTGAATGCATTGTAACCAGAGTATGAAAATGTAATTGTAGCATTTCCACCGCCGGTATCACCACCACTATAGTTAACAGATGTTAGTCTGTTTCTAGTTCCGCAATCGATTACAGTACCAGCAGTGTCTTTAAGAGTAATCGCACGGGTGGTAGTTGCAGTACCGACACCAGAAACGTTGATTAAGTCACCATTAGTAGCAATAACTTCGAATTCTGTAGTAACTTCTATAGGGTAGGTAGCAGTCTTGTTATAAGGCCCGAAACGTCCTAATTCGAATTGATCTTCTCGTCCGAAGTCAACACTAACCGAAACAGACTGAATACCGCTAGAACCCGGAACGTTATTAGCTTGAGATAAAACTTCCGCAGGCAAAGTGGAACCATAAAGATCGAACCTATGTCTACGAACAACGCTTGAGGCAGGAACGTCTGTTCCGTCTAGTGAATTAACGCCAGTCGCGGGAGTACCGAACAAAGATGTTGGGCTTGCGCTCAAAATGCCTGCCGTAGTATTATCCCAAAACTTATTGTTACCGACAAGACTAACTGATTCAGTAGCATTTCCGTCTACAGAATAGTTATAACTTACAGAGGATATAAACATACCAGAACACATAACAACGTGATCTCTGGTTTGGCCCGCAACGAATCTAACGCTATCGGGGAATATACCTAAATAAACGTCACACTGTTTATTAGAAGCATCAACAATGTTGGTTTTACCAGCCTCTCCAACAGATTGAAGATATAGTAACTTTTCGCCATCGATAACTTTTTCTAAAGTAACTTCGACTTCGGCGACATTTTCTTCGTTAGCATAAATTTCAAGCTGTCCTAGCTCGAAAATTTGTTCTAGAGTAATATTGGTAGAAATACCAACGCTTTGAACACCCCTCATCATCGCGAATTCAGGGTTTTGAGTTGAATTATGCCCGGTTTTAGCAATACCAACTGCTTGACAGGCATAAAATATTCTATTTGACATTTATTTTTTCTCCGTTAATAATGGGTTAATTACCCCTAACTTCTGTTGTGCATTTTATTGTACCTAAAACTAAATCTGAATTTAATTCTGTTAGTTCTGGGTTCCCGGTATTAAATATATAGCAATCTCTATATTTAAAATTCGAAACTAATTGTGGATACATGCCGCTTGGCAAAGCCTGTGGACGTAAGTAATTAGAAGCATCAAATGGATATACACCAGAAGATAATGCTGTGTTTGGATTGAATAGATTAATACTCAAGTCGTCCTGCTCAGCAATAATATCTAAAATATTTCTAACCTCCCAAGCATTTTTAGCCATTACATAAAACATAATATTGTTATGCATCCATTTTCCGCCGCCTAGTTGATATGGTTTAGTGTCATGCACAGGTAATACATCAATAGCTACTGCGGGTAACTGAACTCTTTTTTCTGCGAAAATTGCCCAATCGCCAGAACCTCGCATGGTGAACTGGACATTATCGGATCTATCTGAAAGCCTTTGTATATTTTTAAAGAAGCCTAAATCATTAGCGGGAAATACCTGTATGTATTTATGCGAGTAAGCAATTCTTACGTTAGAGCTAACAGCTACAGGATTATCAAAAACAACTCTTCCGTTTTTATAATCTATATTGTATCCAGAGGATGCAGGAACATTGTTGACGTATACACCCGTGGGCGATATGGGTGTTCCTTTTGATACTCCTGTTTCCCAAACCCAGTTAGATCTATTCGATTGCCAAACTTTTCCGTCTGTAAAATTAGGATCTTTAACAGGAGCCAGTTTAGATTTATCACTTTGGTATATTCCGGATGTAGGAATATTTATGTTGTAATAACCGCCCTTGTTTATAAAGCCCCAATCATACCGCATGACAAAATTTTCAAGCAAGATATTGGTTAGTCCCAAATCTTGAGTATTTTGAAAACCTTCTAAATTAGTAGTGTCTGCCATGCTGCCTGCTGAATTTTTTGAGCGTTTTTGTTTAAAGCTCTAGATATAAAATTATCACCGCTAACTCCTGCGAAAGCGGGGTCTATCATAAATGGAGTTACGTTTTTAACGGTAATGGCTCCGTCAGTACGCCCGGCTCCTTCTTTATATAATACCCCAAAGTCAGCCATGATTACCTTCGTGCCGTTAGTTAATAGCCATTCCAACCAAGGAACTTTTTTGCCGTTTTCCGATATAAAAACAGATTGTGGTAAATCCAGTAGGTTTTCGTATCTCCCCGGCTGTATGGAAATAGAAAAATTAAATATGTATTGATTAGAGTATGCGTACTGTAATTTCATTGTGTCTGCCACAGACCAAGAAATTAAAAGTGTGGGATCGGCTTTTACTCCTAAGTCATAACGTAACTTGCCCGAGCGAAGAGATTCCATTTCCGGGCAGTCATAAATTGCATCAACGATAACGGGCTTTACGGCCCTTCTTATCTTAGAGTAATTCCTTTGAACTAAAGATTTGGCACGCTCTCTCAATTCATTGATTACGTTTTTTTTAAAACGTTCAAAACTCATCTGTTTTTAGTCCAAAGGCATGATATATACTTAACGGGGTTTATAACAAAACTAACTGACTCGGGCTGTCCATCTAATTGATATAATTCGTTTGTGTAATTGTATATCTCAGTTACTGGTATCATATATTTTGCCTGCATTATTTTTGAAAAAAATTGAAGCCTGCAAATAAAAAGAATAGCCCCTTCTGGAATATTTACATTCTTTATTTTTAGATATGGTTTTTCGGAAGTATATATTCTTCCGGGGATATTTTCTGTTTTTTCAATCATTTTATGTCCTTCGCCGTTACAGTACGGACATGGCATACCTTGATCAAAAGGAATCGGGCCTCCTTGCTTATATTTGCCAGAACTTTTAGATATTCCGACAAAAGTATCCAGTGTGCAATTAAGACATTCCTGCTTGATTTCTGGATAAATTAATTTTATATCTTCCTCTAGATGGTCAGTGACCATATTATTGAAATCGGTAAAATATGAATCGTATTTTTTTACCATGAGTTAGATCTATTTCTAGGTTCGTTTCTAGTCCAGTTCATTAAGAAACTACCGGGAGAATAAGGCCCGAGAATAGCTTCTCCAGTACCGGAATAGCCCGAGGGATTATTGCTTCCGCATAATTGGTATGTAGTCAACAACTGCTCGTAATTTTGACACATTTCTTTCATTAACTGTAGGGTGTTTTTACCGCCCTCGGTATTATCTAATGATGACGGGCCATCTTTAATTACTACCGCACCGCCGCCTTTTACACGAGATTCGCCTGTAAGTATTATACAGCAGGCCCGAAGAACTGTTAGAAGTGAAAAATCATAATCATTGGTTTCTACCGGGTCGGGACTAATTGATATATCAGAAGTGTTTATGGTATAACCATTGGTAAATTTAGCCCTTTGGTTTACCGAATATGCCGCATAAGTTAAAATTTGGCGAAGTCTAGAATCGCTATACGAATCTTCTTCAAAATCGCCTATTTCGGCCCGAAGCATATTTACCAAATCTACATCCCACGACATATTTCACCTATGATTTTGGAGCGTATGAGACTTCTGCAAAGCCATGACTTAATACTGTATCACCGCCCGTAAGATCTCGTAGTGCCCATAAATATGTACCCACATTTGCAGTAACTTCTGTAGAAATTCTTACTGATACGCCCGTGGAGCTTTTTGCAATATTTCCGTTGGATATTACAATCAGATTGGTCTTATTTTTTGTTTCTATAACAAACTCAAGAGTTTTTCCGGTTACGTCAATCGGGCCGTTTTCGTCTTCTAGCGTTATAAATATATCGGTTGATTCATTATAAAATAACGATATTGTTTCAGACTCAATACGCTTACGCATATAAGACTGTATAGGTAATATGTTAGCATTTACAGTGACATTTCCGCTGCCGCCGCCACCACCAGCGGGAGCTAGACTTAAAGCACTAGCTGTCCATTTTACCAAACCAGTTCCGGTTCCTTGGATCATTGCGGCTAAATCTCCGAATGTAGCAAAAACGCCAGCGGTAATTCTGCTCAGTAAAGTATTGGTGTTGCTTAGAATGGTTTGAGAAGTGCTTTGCAAAGCAAGTCCAGATTGAATTCCGGAAATTGAATGAACATGCAATAATGGTGCTATAACAAATTGATCACCAACCTGCGGAGCCTGAGTAAAAGCTTCTTCTGCGACTATTGTTCCGTTAGTATTATTATACGTTAAAATAGGAGAGTTTTGTTCTGCCAACGGGCCGGTTATCCATAATAATACTGTATGTTCTAATGCCCCACTGGGATAATTTACAGTAGAAGAAAAAGTAGTGGTGTTAGGTGTTACAGCCGCAGTTACTGTGCCTTCTATAAGAGTATTGGCTTTTCTCATAATATCCATGAGTTTTCCGAATGTACCCGCAGTAGTGTGCTGTGAGTATTGTTCGTCCCAAACGGCATCTGCTATTTCTGCTGATGCAGTACCGGCTAATGCTCCGGAGTTTATGACATCGACCTGCATTTCGCCTACGGTAGAATTTATTCTTCCATTTACCAGCGAAGCTGGTATTCTTGATTGTATATCAGTTGTATTGTTTGTTACTGTGGTTAGTTGAGTGTCTAAATTATTAGTAGCAAGTCCGACCGCACTTCTTACATCCGGGGCGGAAAAAGGTACGTTATTAGTTACGCTTGTAACAATAGGTATTGTAACGCCAGTCTGTGACGGCTGTAGTAATACTTTTCCGCCTGCGTCTATACTCATAGAGGCAAAATTACTTGGAAATGACTGACTTAATACAGAATTTACTCTTCCGGAGGTAAAAGTTATCTGATCAGTTATAGTTTTAATTGCACCTATAGAAGTGTTATCGGGCGAAACATAAGAAGTAGATGCTAAACGACTAGAAACAGCAGCGTCAAGATTGCTTAAGCTGTTAAGTCTTGCGTCATTAGTTAACAGTGGATTTAACGGTATTGAGTTTACGCTAGATTGTGAAGCCGCTGTTTTAGCAGCATCGTATGCAGTAACCAATGAATATCCAGTCTTATCGTTATTTGTTCCGACCGTAACATTAAAACCAAACGCTGTTAATGTTCTGGTTGTAGCATTCCAGACTAGGGTTGCTGGATCTTGTCCTACAGCGTATCCGCCAATGGTAACATTGCCTGACGGCATTCTAGATGATATTGTTGTGTCTAAATTGTTCAATCGACTATCAGTAGTCAACAATGGATTTGTCGGAATTGCATTAACACTGGTTTGTGTTGCTCGATTAGCAACTGTGGTTTCGTTTGCTAGCGAAGCCGGGAACGTGACAGGAGCGGCAGCACTGGCCGTCTGTCCTGCAATCCGAATAACATTGGCATCTGTGTTTCTGTTTTCAACCGAAAATGTCCGAAGAATTGTTCGAGTCAGGTCTTTCCCGTCCACGATGCCTGAGGTAAACACAACGTCATAGTCTTTACCGACCTCATATACCGCATCGGAAGTATCGATTACCAACTCGTGGAATCCGGCTTTCCCGTCATAATCTACGCTCGGTTGCGTGATCCCTGTTACAGTAATTTCGGTTGCTGAGTCTTTGTAGACGGCAACCGTTGGATTTACTGAGGGAGTAGTAGGTACAATAGCCTGACTGAACGTGTTGAATTTAATACGAATGATTTGACCTTTTTCAAAATCTCCAATGTATTTGTCCGACATAATTACCCTATCAAAATGCTATCGATTGGAGAATAAGAACCACCACCACCGCCTGCCCCGTCGTCGATTTGGTCAATAATGAGACCCATAGTAGGGGCTTGAGTCGCAGTATCTACCCACGCTGCTCCCGAAGATTCGGTGTAATACTGACTAGGCACAATCGCATTGCGGCGATCTGATGAACCAAAGGTCGCGAGATTGAATCTAGTGCCAGTCCCGGCAGTAAAAGCAGCTACTAGCCTATAAGTTGTATTAGGTTCTAAAACTCGCGTGTCTGGAAAGTAAAAATCATGTGGTGAAATTCCGGCTGTAATAAAAGCAGAGGAAGGAATTAGTTGAGACAATAACGGAGTCCCTCCGGGAATGGTTGCATCATTGTACAGTTTTAATGTCACGTTCGATCGAATATCGGCATTGAACCACATTCCAGTCAGACGAGACTTGTTTGGTAATTGGAATAAAATACCTTTCTCGCCTGTTGAAAAAAATGCAGTTAGTGCAACAGTTCCGTAGGCGACGGAATCTATGCTTGGTGCTACATAAGTTCCATCTTGAAACCGCAAAAGGCATCTAGACCACCGACCAGCCACAACAGACCAAGACCCGGCTGTATTTATTTGAGGCGAACACAAGAACGAAGCTAAAGTCTTAGCCGTTGAATTTAACCCAATCCCAATGCTTGTGCCAGAATTGTAATTCCATGAAATGCCAACTAAGTCTCCTTTGCTTACACTAGCCCCGGCTGTCAGCGTGGATTCGTATTCTGTGTTGGTTGCGAGTATGCCTGTTATTACGTTTGTATTGGCCGACCAGAGCGTACCGCTCGGGCTAGAACCGGCAACAGTCTCTATTCTTACGTCTACTGTAGGTGAGCCTGTTGCCGTACCGCTGTACCAGACGATCCTATCTATAATTCCGGATTTTGGAGACTGAAAAACAAATCCAACTTTTCCGCCGGAAGTTAATGCTGTCGAGGACTGAACAGCGGCAGTACCAGACGTATTAAACTTATAAAGAGATAGAGGCAGTATATCGACTAATGCCATGATTACAGCTCCGGTTCTGGTCCAATGCCATTGTATTCAGTCAAAGCAATTCTATAGGATTGGAACCTGTCCCATGCCTGTTCTTCCAAACTGTTTTTTAAGTAATCTAATCTTAATTCTTTTAAAGATAAGTCAATTTCTTCTAAGGAAGGATTAGTTAATTCATTCTGTTCTAACAAATTAATATTTCGTTTAACAGTTAATGCCAGTAAAGACATTCCGGGAACACCTACTGAATGCAAATAATAGAGTGCATTCTGAACGTCGTCTTTACTTAAATTAATTCCTTTTCCTCCGAGTTGATGAATGGCCCAACCCATTCCTCCGTCATTTAACGCAATCCTTAATGCTTCCGCACCTTGGTTTCCCACTAATTCTGCTATTCCGGCCCATGTCCAAAAACTATCGTCTATATATTGTATGTTTTTTTCATTAAGTTTATCGTAAACTTGTTGAGCTGACAAATTTTTATAATCTAAATCTTGAATTAAATTTTTTAATATTTTTTTCATGACTATCTATATATTAAATTTAAAACAACTTCATTTGCAGAAGGAGCAGCATTATCACTATCTGTAACGCCAGTAGTAGCTCTAACCGAAATGCCTATGGAGAAAAAAAGTAATGGCTGGTTTTCGGGCCAAGTAATAGTTTGACCTGCCGGAACAGCTATTGTTATAACGGGCGTATCAGAAGCAGTAGCTGCAACAGAGGTGTTATATATTTTTAAATATCTTATTGCATTAGCAGTATTTGTTACACTTAAGCCGTAAATGCTTCCGGGCCTACTTTTAACAACTTGTCCGACGTTGAGCAAACTTATGTTTCTATAATTAGTTGGATATGGTAGTAGCTGTTCTGTAATGCCCATATTAACATCTGTGTTTTCGCCCAATACTTTTTGTGAAATACCTGTGGGCATTGCACTCATTACGACATTTCCTGCACGATATGGATTTGCCGGTATAATCTTTTGATATGTCATTGCTTTCTCCTAATAGGATATACTCATTAGCAAAAAAAAGACCAAAAAAAAACGGGCCGAAGCCCGTTTTTTTATAGTCCCACCATGTTCACTAGAATGACCCGGCAATGACTCGTCGCCCGTCAAGAACGCCGAATCCGAGTTCCGCCCAAGCATAATAGCCTTGTCGCTGTGATCGGTGAAGAGTTTCGTCTTCGAAGACCTGAACAGGTAACTTAACAGGCATTATAAAGGAGTCATTAGCGGCCTGATCGACACCGATAACAAGTTCAGTATCTCCAGAAGCTAAGCTGCCACCAAGATCGGAAACGAAGTAGTCTTGGTATTCTTGACCGTCACCAAGCTCAAAAAGATCGTGAAGAGTAACACCATAAATTCTGGTGAGCGGTGCTCCACTATCTGCTGCTTGATAAACTTCTCTACGGGAAGTATCATCGAGTTGATCAATACCCCAGTTGCGAATATCTTCAACACCTTCAATTGAAGTGTAAAGATCGGTTAGCCTTCCACGGCTTGAGACGCTGTTACCGCCAGCATTTCTACGCATAACAGTCTTTAACAGAGAAACTAATCTCTTGGTTAATTGTCCGTTAGCAGCATCTGCATCATAAACTAAAATGTTTCGGTCAGCAGCAGCGGCAAGTACGGTGTGCCAAGCATCATCATTCATTTTCTTTACGAAAGAATCTTCAAGAACACTCATGGCTCGACCAAGAATATCCCAGTTAGCTTTTCTAGCGTAAGACAAAAGGAAGTCGATTGAAGAAGAAACGCTGTAGGTAGCAATTCTTACATAATCACTTTCAACTGATCTTTGAGGAATATATCCATGACCGGGATTGGTGTACGCAACGTGCTGAGTTTCGGTTCCCGGTGCTAAAAGATCGAGAGGAAATTCATCAGTTCCGTCAGTTGAAGGCGTAAACAAATTAATGTCGCCAGCCATAATTCCTTGACGAAGAGGTAGCTCTAAAGCCTTGGCTATTTCTCGCTGAGCGGCAATAGCAAGTGTCTTGTCAGGATCGCCGGAACGTGCATAAAGTTCCAACATTTCAGGTGAAGGGGCTTGTCTAGCTTTTCCCATGTTTATTATCTCCAGTTATTTATTAATTAATTAATTATTATCTTCGGGTTACAGGTAAATTAACTTCGACTTTAGCATAACCGTCTTGATCGACAGTTCCAAGCCAAGTTCCACAAACAGATTGAGTGCCAGCACCAACAAGATCGCTAGCAGCTAAGTTTCCGCTGTGAGCAACGAAAACGTTTCCGCCTGCTGTTGGGGCAGTGCCTTGAATTCTGTTAGTAACAACCCATCCCTTACGAAGAATGGTAACTTTGCTACCACGCTGAACTTCGTTTTTGTATGGATTAAGTTTTTGTCTTGTTAAATCGATGTTAACAACATCATTTAAAAGAATGCCCATTGGAACTTTGCCAGAGCCGGTAGCTGCATACTCAACTAAAGCCTGCCCCTGATCCATAGCCGCACCAGAACCTCCAGTGACAAGTGAAACCATGCCGCCACGCTCTGCAACTTGATTCATGAAGTATGAAATATCAGTTTGAAGTTCGTATCTATCTGCTTTTAAAGCCATTTTATTTCTCCGTTATTAAGATTTTAAAGTTTTGAGAACGTTTTGATTGAACCAGTCGCCAACGCTTTGACGTAAATTAGTTTCGTTTCCAGAATCAGTTACTGAATTAACAGACGCTTTGGTTTTTTCTGGTTCAACTACTACCTGAATAGTTTCTTGGTTTTCTTCGGAAGCCTTGCTCTTATCTTCTTCAGGCATTTTCTTAGCAGCTTTCTTTTTCATCATTGCTGCGATTGTTTCAAAAGCTTCGTCTTCTAGAGATTCTGTAGATGCTAAGGTGCTCTCTAGATCTTCGGATTCTAAACCAGCATCAACTAAAGCAGCCTTTCGCTTGGCCATTTTTTGTTCTTTCTTCATTTTGTTCATTTCTGATTCCATATCTTGCTTTTGCTTCATGGCCTCAGTTAATTCTAAACCTGCTTTAGCAAGTTCGTCTTTTAATGTTTGTAGATCATTTTTTAATTGAGCTACTGAACCTTCTAATGTTTCAGCCTGACTTTTGAAACCATCTAAACTCTTTATGGTTTCTCTAGCTTGAGCTAGTTCCGCTTTAACATTCTCAAGTTCTTGAGTTAAATCTAAAGACATTGTATTTTCTCCTGAAATTGATTTTTCTTCTGTGGCTATAACTTCTTGGGTAGTAGCCTGTTCGTCATTTGTGATAATTTTTGTTATAACGCTTTTTGGGTTAGCTGGTTTATTAACAAGACCCATTCCCGAAAACGTAATATTTCTTAAAACTCTACCAACGCTATAACCTTGGTATACTCCATCGCCACCATATGCTCTTAAATACTTAGATAAATAAGCAGTTGCTTCACTTCTTGATATAAGTTTTTTCTCTCCAGCCTGAGATTTTAACTCGTAGTCAAAATTAGGAAATAAACATTCCATTGAAACAAACCACTTGCCTTCTTTTATACCTTCTATAAGATCTTTAGCTCTTTGTGCTAACTTTTGATCTGACCAGCTTGTATAAATTACTGACCCAACATGTATATTAAAATCTTTAGGAACTTGATCCGGAAACATAGAATCGTAAGGGACTTCATTTCCCTCGCTATCAAGAATGTAATTTCCGGTTATATGACCAAATATATCTTTTTCATCATGCATGAAATTAAATTGCTTATCTTCTGCTGTAGATTTAGCAGGCCACAATTCTTCTGGATAAAAAATATCGTCATTGTTATTCCATCCCGTGCTAACTAAGATGCTTTCCATATAGAAAAGATCTATTTGGCTTAAATTAGCAGATGCTGAACTAACTTCAAATGGTCTTTTTATTTTTGTTCTATTAGACTCTCTAGCTAAAGATAAATAAGCTATGGAATTATTGTTGGCAATAATTTCACCTAAACCGTCAGATATTTCTTGTGCATATACTTTTATCATAATAATTCCAATTTTTAATACGCAATTAACTTCTTTGTGCGAAAATTATAGCATATATACTTCTTAATTCGTCTATAGTCGGTTTACGATTAGCTTTTGCTGCGAATGAATATATTTGTTTTGATACATCATTTAAAAAGTCTTGGCTGGGCATGGTTTCTTTAGAAATAAGTTGCTTTATAGATGCTTCTGTTATTTCTTGAAAAGGTTCGTGACCAACAAAAACAGATAATTTTAACTGTTCGAGTTTCGCAAATTGCTCCTTAGGAAGACTTCTCACATTCTTAGTCTCAGATATGGAAAGAAAAATTGGTGTTAGTATTTCTGAAATCTGATTCTGAGCATTCATGCCCCATAAAAACAAGTTAGCATCATAGCCTTTTGCTTTAGGTAAAACTCTTTTAGTTTTTCTTTTGCTAATATCTTTACGTGCTAAAGGGCGGCCAGCGTTGGGGTTTTTAGGTTTCTTTGCGGGCGAAACACCTGAATTACCCGGAGCACTCAGCATTGGTGGCTTTTGATATGGTAATCCTATTTCTTCAAAATACTCTTTGCCTAATACTTGTGATTGTAATGCTATTTTAGCAATATCTTCTTTATGGTTAGCCTGATGAAAAGGACTAGCTTTTCTTGGAACATCCATATCTTTAGATCTTCTTCTGCTTTCGCGTTTAAGTCTTGATTGTTCAATATCGGGCATCTCCTTGAATCTTTCAAGTAGTGTTTCTTCTGACATAATTGATCTGTCTACAAGACTAATTAATTGAGTCTTAATAGCTGCTTCATCGGCTAATATGATTGCATCGAAATGTATGCGGGCCGGTTCTTTAAATTTCATGGCCTTTTGGACTATTCTAAATTCGTTGTCCCAAAATTTCTTAACAGCTTTACGGCCATATTCAAGACGTTCTATTAAAACTTTGATAGATACATAGTTATTGGTATAACTTGCATTTCCGCTAGAACCTGTTACTGCGGCAGAAATACCTAGTCCTTGATAGATACTGTTGAGTACAGGCTTGTATTTTTCTTCACCTAAAAATTTATATACTTGACTATTGCTTTCTTGAAACTTTAGATCTGGACCCCAAACTAAATCGAAAGTACCACCGCCCGTATTGCTTGCTATAATATTTCTAAGTTTATTAATAACGCCTTCTCTTGGCACTATTTTATGATCTAAACTACCAATTGTCCAGAGTCTAATATTAGATATAGCCCCGTCTAATGCTGCTAAATCAGCCATTCTCATTTTATTTAGCATGGATATATCATCTAGGATCGGGTGAACCATAGGATTTGCCCATACCAACCAATCATCTTTTTTGTAATGAAATATGCTAATCTTAGAAGAATCTAGCTCGGCTTCCTTTTTCCCGTCTTTAATTTGTGCAAGCAAATAATCCGGTAAATAATCCAAGTTGTCTGCGGCCTTTTTATCTCCCAAAAATTTTTCGTTAACTTTAATGAAGTATTTTTTATCTCCATTAATAGTTTTTATATCTATTTTTATAGGATTTATAAATTCGTAAGACCAAGGTATTTCGCGTCTGTATATAGGCATTTCAGATATAATGCTGTCAGCAGCCGCTGTTGATTGTTTAAACTCTGTTTCTTTTACCTTTGTAATTTTTGCAGTGTTTCTATGAACTACAACATTACCAATTCTATAAAAATAATTTAAAAAACGTTCAGTTCTTTCATCGCCGTCAACTTGTTTATAAAAAGCCCGATAGAAATTTTGTATCTTAGGGTCAGGATGAACAATTGTAACACCCTGAGAAGAAAAGTCCGCCATCAAGTCTACGATATTTTTAATAATACCCAAATTTTCGTAGGCGTTATTGCATTCACCCATAACCCGCTTTTGTTTTGTAGCGGTGGCTTCTCCGGGCCGAAAAGCTTCGTAGTCACGCCTGTCAAAAGAGGGCCTGACAGATATGCCCGGTTCTACATTTAGATACTCGCGGTTATTATATGCAGTTGACTTACTGAGTCCGCAGTAAGCATTAAGATCGTTTTCGTCAAAATCTTGATAATATTCACAGTTATTGTATATTTTTTTCATTCTAAACCTAATCGTATTGATAATTGATTGCCGTACAATTAGGTATACTCAATTACATGTAGTACCCGGAATTGTTTTCACCATTACTTTTAAACCATTCTGGTGCATCGTAATCATCACCAGTACCCAATTTTTCTCTTTCTATAGGCTGGGCAAATCCGCCGTACTGTTTATATGCGTCTAAGAAATTTTCTTTAGGTTTAGTGCGTGCAGACATATTTGCCATAACAAGTGCGGAATAACGGTCTTTTCTTAGTCTGCCCTTTTTACCTGTCCCGATGATGTATTCGGGAGTATCCCATCTTTCTCGTCCGGATGGTGTTTGCATTACATTGATCATGGACAGTTCGTTTTTTAGATTTTCTATATTAAATATGCAGTCTTCGAGGGTATCGTATATTCTCCCGTTGATATTGTCATATTCTATAGCCATTTCTATGCTAACGGGATCATAATATGGAAACAATAAAACTTTATCTTCAAAATCTTTTCTAAGCCCGTGATTTGCTTCTGCTGTCCAATCCGCTTTGGCAAAATTACAAAGCTTGAGAATATGCAGGCCCGCATAATCATCAGTGTCCTCGGGCTTTTCCGGGTCTATAACGGGCCATATGGCGAGTTCTCCTTCGGCTAGACGGCCTTTATCATGTAATGCTTCTGCAATCGTTCTACCGCCACCCTGAGAGTCCATAGCGATTTCTTTACAAGGGAATATCCTGAGAAGATCTCTAATTTTTCTAGCACAATAAGAATAAAAATCTGTTTCGGTAGTAAGTTTTGAGTTTAACTTTTCTTTATGCTGTTGTCTGTTGGTTGTCCAAGAATAAACTATCCTTCTGTGGTCGGGACGAATTTCTAAAATTACTATACTGAAATTATCGACTTCCGATGCAGGGTCGATGCCGTAAACATAATAACAGTCTTTATTGGCGTATAATGCCGGTTCGAACAGTACAGGCCCGCTAGGAAGGTTTACTTCGTTAGAATGAGATACAACACAAGATTCTATAAGAGTTCGCTTAAAAAATCCTTGAGAATCAGAAGAAAAAATAGCACCATATTCCATGTCGAATATACCCGCATGAACTGTAGCTTTTGCTCTAGCTATCATACCTTCATCCATGAGACCGTCAGGTAATGAGCTTACAGGAATTCTTATGATTGAATAATGACTAGCCTTAAGAGCAGAGTGATTTTTATCTCCTAGCAATTCAGTCATTTTTTCGGGATCGCCCTTTGTGCTTATACGGGCATGATAATCTTTCCAGTATTTAGCAAAATGATTAAACTCGTAATATGCAGTACCGGCTAATACAATCTGGTTCCCAACACTTGAAGGATCAAATTCTTCCTCGGGTGGAGTCATTCCTAATTTTTGTCTTCTTTTATGCTTTACTTTTTCATTAGGAGAAGACGAAACGTTGGCAAAACCTGCTACAACTGTTTCGAAAATTTCGATAGGTATTGAATTATGCTGCCGAAAGCCTTCTGCGTAAAAACTGTTGGTAATCGGTAAATAATAATCATATAAATTTTGCTGGCTATTTAATTTCTGTACAGATACAATTTTTTGAAAATTATCTAAAGACTTTAAATATTCTACATAATTAAAAGCATCTTCATATTTTATAAACCTTTTTTGGATTTTTTCCCCAGTTAATAAATAGCAAATTTTCCATTTATTTCTATTTTTATCCCAAGTTATATATGACGGTTCTTCTGTTGTCACGCAATTATCTATTGCATTTTTAAATCTATCTACATTTAATAGTAAAGCAAAATTTTTAGCAATATTATTATTCCACCTAACAAACCATTGACTGTTATCGCTAATATTTGAATTTCTTTTATTTATATAACCGTCAAATCCAAGCTTGTTTGATAAAAATTGAACATCCCTACATAATCTTTCCGAAACAGAATAATATGCTAAACCAATTTTATTTTCAATATCTCTATCCTGCCATAAAAAACAAGAACCGTCTCCGTCAAATAATCCAGAAAAAAAAGATATGATAGTTTTTTTTGTTGATTTTAAAATAGATTTTGGTACTATCTTAGTATGGGCAGTAACATAATCTAGGCCAAGTTTAAATAATTTATTTCTTAAGTCTTTATCATATAAATATAATCTATAAGATTTTTTACAACTCCATCCTCTTTTGTCAACATAAGCATCTTTAACGAAAAATTTAAAATTGAATTTGCTTACAAGTTTAGAGCATAAGTTTACATCGGTGGTTGTAACCTGAATTAGTTTTTTATTAACTACAGATCCTTCGCTAACTAATATTCCTAACAACCAAGCAAGATCTTCTGTTAAATCCTCTGGGTCAGTATTTGAAAAAATTGAATTTTTAGATTTTTCTACGAATAAAGTTTCGTCAAGTTCTTTTGGTTTTTTCCAGCCTTTATTCGTCATTACCTGATGATTTTCTGAACACCTGATGACATTTCCGTTTTCAAGTTTAATTTCATATACATCCGTTAATGGTGTTTTAATAAACTTGGCTGGCAATTCTGTCGGGCATTTTTCATCCCCCGTAATAATTTCATGAGAATCAAAATCTTCAATTCTTATAAAACCGTCCGTTGTTTCAACTATGCTTCCGGCCTCTAAACATGCAAATTCGTCGGTAACAATATCATGTGCTCTAGCCCCTCTAATTTTATCACCAGTTCCTAGCGGTAAACAGGTAATAGTGCTATTATTTATTTTAAATATTAATCTGTCAGGATCTTTGTACGGGCCGCTTTCTTTAGTGCATAAACTTCTTAATATGGGTGCATTATTCCATATTTCTTCCATGTAAGAAAAAAGAACTTTACTTTGCCTGAATGCAGAGCCTACGATAATAATTTTGCGTTTAGGAAGAAATAATGCTCTGAGTAATGCATAAACAGACATAGTCCAAGATTTAGAAGCTCCGCGAGAAGCTATAATCATTGGATATTTTTTAGTCCATAATTCTTTAAGTATTACCATTTGAAATGGTAAGATGTCTATGTTTAAAATAAATCTAGTTGCGAACCTAAAATAGTCCGGATTAGACATAATATAAAAAAGCCTCTTCATTGTTATTTCAGGATCTGGATCTTGAAAAACATAATCGAGAGGATTATATATGTACTTATCTGGCCTTTCTAGTCCAAGCCATTCATTATCAAAATCATACCCTAGAATTTTTTTCATAAACTCTTTTTAATATTGAAGCGGCTGTTATGAATGCGTTGTTAGGATTGTCGCAAAACAGAAGCTGAAAACCATATTCTTGCTGTAATTCTAAAAGTACACGTATTAAATATTTTCCATTTACTTTTATGTTCTTTTTTACTGATGGTGGTATATCCGCATTACTTGGGTAACTAACAACATCGCTCATACTGAATTCACATATGATGTATTTATGTGGGAACGGTCGCATTCTTTCCAGTTCACGCTCGAATCTTTCCCGTTCTTTTACGATGTTACCGGCTATTTCTATGACAGATGCCTTTCTTTCAATGCAAACAACATCGGGCATTTCTTTAATTGCGTAATCACCAGTTTTTAAGGTGCCGACTTCCATGCCTATGCATTGTTGATACGGATGAAAGCTCCATCCTTGTTGTTCTCTTGTGTCTCTAATTACTGTGTATGTCATAATGTAGCCTTATATTTATTAAATGCTTGCGGCGTGTATATATCGTCTGCAAGCCCGTGAGATACAGCTTCTTGTGCCGATAACCACCAGTCGATTTTCGAAGAAACTTTCTGTTTGATGTATTTTTTTATCAACGAGTCTTTTTGATCCTTAAATTGTTCTGACTTTCTGAAAGATTGGACAAATATATTGTAAAAATTATTTATTACTGATTGGTGAAAATCCATATATGATTTAACAACTTTTTGGTTGTCCTCAATAGAAGCATATCCTTCATGTAATAACCAAGAACAGTTCGGCATAGTAAGTATATAGCCTTTATTTAATACGGCTTGAGGTATAATGGTTCCCATAGATGCTGAAAGTCCGTATGTAATAAAAATAAAATTACATGGAGAGCTTTTGATTGCATCATACATAGCCATGCCTGAATTTATATCTCCGCCATTGCTTAACTGATGTATTATTATTGGATCTTTTTTCTTTTCTAGAATTCGCAATCCTTTAAGAAAATTCTTAGCGACTTCATGATCAACAAAGTCATTAAATAAATAGATATCTCTTTTTTCTATATTTATATCTATATCGATATCATCAATTATCTGGTTTTTTGCGGCCATTTTTAATTATCTCTAAAAAATGATAAGCGTAAGAACTTTCTTTGTTTTTGATTGATTTGTGACATTTTTTACAAAGGCAAATTAAATTATTCTCATCGAATCTTAAACCCGGAGAGTCGGACCATCTAAAAATATGATGTATTTCTATTCCGCTTGCCCTTTTCTTTTTTTTGCAAAGCTGGCAAGTGTGATTATCTCTTTCTCTAACTCGCCTATTTAAGTCCAGATCTCTGTCTCTAGTAATTTTTCGGGGATTTGTCATGTTCTACCATCTCCCTAACTATATCATCTATTGTTCGAGAAGGTTTCCATCCCAGCTCTCTCTGTACTAGAGACGAATCGCCATGAAGATAATCTACTTCCGATGGTCTTTTTAATGATTCATCTAATTTAATATAGCTTGCGTAATCCTCGATACCGGCATATTTAAATGCTTTTACTAAAAAGTCTAATACGGATATAGAAGTCCCGGTAGAAATTACATAATCTTTATTTTTTCCTTCTGTAAACATTTTATATATGCACTGCATGTAATCTTCTGCGTGCCCCCAATCTCTAAATGCACAAAGATTTCCGAGTCTCAGTTTGGGAAACTTCGTCTCGGAATCTATAGAAGAAAAAATATCAGTATCATTAAATTCAACAGACTTACACTGTCCAACCGGAGACCGTAAGAATTCCCCGATCCACTTTGTAATTTTACGTGTTACGAATTTTTCTCCACGCCTCGGGCTTTCCATGTTAAAAAATATAGCTGAACAAACATTCATGCCGTAAGATTCTCTATAGTTACGGACTAAATGATGACCGGCCAATTTAGCAATTGCATACGGGCTTTGTGGAACCATAGGGGTGTTTTCGTCTTGATATTTTACTTCGTATTCAAACTCGGGTTCTTTACCGCTAAAGTCTCTAGCGGGAATCATTCTTGTGCTGTAGTTCTTGCCAAACATTTCGCTGGATGAAAATTGCACAAGTTTAATATTCTTATCTGTTGTTCGTATGGCTTCTAGAATATTAAGTACCCCGAGTGCAGTAGCATTCCATGTAAATGCAGGCTGATCAAAAGATGTTGCTACGTGAGATTGTGCTGCGGCATTTGCAATGTATGCGGGCCTTACTTTATTAACTATGTCAGTTACGGAAAAAGAATCTGTAATATCTCCTTCCACGAGGCTAAAATTAGTATTAGCCAGACAGGTTGTAAGTCTACTTACATTTGAATTGCTGGTACGTCTTGCAATTCCGTAGACCTTATAGCCTTCTTTTAGAAATATCTCCGAAAGATAAGATCCTGCTTGGCCCGTAACGCCCGATATCAATACATTTTTATTCATTTAAATAGTCTCCGAATTTAATAACGGTTTATCAACAATTCCGTTATTATAAACAATTTCCTGTGATAATCTATTATATTCTTCTTCCATTGCAAGCCTGTATTTTTCTATTTCTATACCGGCTTCTTTTCTGAAATCCTTGTCTTCAATAAGGGCCGACACAAATTCGGTCCAAGTTTTTTTTGTATCTTCTATATTTTTAACACGCTGGTCCCGAGTACCTTTAATATCCTTTAATGCCGAAGCCTTACGGCTCATTAAATCCCGATACTCGTCCGACATGCTCTTGAGGGATATTTGAAGTGCCGAAATTTGTCTTTCGTTTAAGCTTATAAAATTAACATCCCATCCGGACTTGTCGCCCTGTTTTGCCATAGATATATCATATTCTAACTCCTCTATTTTTCTGCGGGAATCACCCTGAGATTTTAGAATTCTTTCGCATAAAACTTCGAGCTTGCATATATCTAATATCTGCATTTCTTCTGTGTGAAAAACATCGTCCTTAAACTGGGCATACATTTTTCTGTAATGATAATCCAGTAGTTTTAGTTCTTCGTCCGTAAACTGTTTCTGTAGGTGCCCGTAGAATGGCCTGCCCCTCAACTGATACTTTGCCTCAAGATCTACCTTCTGTACGGAAGTTACTCCAATGTTGTTGTGGACGTAATCCGCTATAACCGCAGTACGTCTATTAAGTGCCGAGGCAATTTCTTCTATTGTCATTTTGTCCTTTTGGGACACTATGAAATTAATTTCTTCCGATGTAAGCTTACCTGTTTTTTTCGACATATTCTTTGAGTATATTCATTATTTTTGTTTTGGCCGAGGCACTAATCTTTACGCCAGAACGTAGTTTTAAATAGGCTTTTCTATATTCTGCCGGTATTATATCATCTAATTCATTCCAGTTAAACATGTTATTATATTCAACTTTTTTTATATCGAACGTGAGAGGTTCCGGTTGCACCAGATTTTTCTTGCACTCCTGAGCCTTTGTTATATCTTTATTGCCGTTAGGTCTAAAGTATTTGTCCCGTTTGAAAGTTTTTAAGCGGTTAGATATGTGTGTGGATACAAAATTCTCGAAGGGTCTTTTGCCATCCCATCTCTTATGTGCATCCATGCCCATAAGTATCGCCTCTTGTATTAAGTCCTCGGCGGTGTAATGGGCGAATTTGTACTTAGGAGCTATTGCTTTCGCAACTTTTATTATTAGGTCTATTTGTTCTTGTGACATAGTATATTATTATAGCTTCTGTAGAAGTAGATTGCGGGAGTCCTTGTAACTCCGGTGTGCCTGTAGGCATTTAAAAATGGAGAATGCTCACTCCTTGTAAGTCGGGTGATTCATGTTTGGGATAAGGGGAAGATTGTGCGTAGACCACCCTCGATTTTATGAGGATATAAAGTAGTTTTCATTATGGCAGAAAATCCCCCCTAGTGGGGGGTATGTAAAAATTTTTCAAAAAAGAGTGAATATAGGCTTGCAATCTGTCGATGTATATGGTAAGTTCTTTGTGTCGGCTTGGGGGTTCCAAGCGGCAAAGGCTCCTTTTCTAAGGAACTTGATGATGGCAAGTTTGGTCGTTGTTACAAAAGTTTGGATTGAAGCAGAGGATCTCGTGCTGGCTACTTTAGCATTAAATGGATGCGGTACGAAAATGCTGAAAGACACTCATCCTTACGACATGTACTGCTTCGAGAAGAAAATCGGTTTTAATATCACCGAATTAAATCGGTTATATAAGAATTTTCCGCGAACCATCGTGGCATATCCAGACGGAGATGATTTTATTAGGAATCCGTTGGTATAGCATTCAGTCAGCAAAAAGAAAAAAGTCGGTTCATCTGTAGGGGCGGGCCGACTTTGTCGGTCTCGGCGTGTAAGTCTAAAGTATCTATTGCATTGTGCCGATATATATAGTACGATGTTAGTAGTCCGGTAGTTCCGGAAGTTAGTTTCTCGTCAGAAAGGATTCTGATCATGCGATTGGTTATGTTGCTAGTGTTAGTATCGATTACAGGATGCCATGCAGTAGAAAAGGTAGCTCTCAAGGCTATACCTAAGGATCATGGACGATACGAATTCGCGTTAGAGTTTACGCCTAAGCGATAATAGTTAACAATCGATAAAAGGTCGGTCTATCCGGGAGGGTGGGCCGACTTTGTCGGTCTCGTGACGAAATGTTGTAGTTACTATTGCATTATGTCGATAATATGATAGACTGGTTTGTGTTGGGTTTGGGAGTTCCAAGCCAACAAAAGTTTTTCGAAAGGGTTTGAACTATGTCGGCTACTTACAGTGAATTCGTAGGAATGGCATCGCTCGCGAACACGCTCGCAAAGATGGTTGCTACACTTGAGGCTGAACAGATTGTCGAAGCATTCTTGATTTCACAGAATGTTGCAAACTGCATCGCCTACGATTTTGCAGACAACGGCGTTGAGCTTCATAACAAAATGAAGTGGGTCTTTTCTGAGCTATCGAATGCAACGGTTTTCGACCCGGCAATCTGGAATACAATCGTTGATAACGAGATGATTGATGCATGTTCCAAGGTGGTAGAAAAGCATCGGCAGAAGCATGAGATGAACAGGCTTATGGAAATTCTGTAGTAACGAAAACGAATTCCGGCCCCGCTTTTGCGGGGTCGGTTTTTTTACGCCTTGATATTGATAGCGTGAGAATAGGCCGACATTGTCGGTCTCGTCCTTGAGTCAAAGTGTAAAGAATTGACAAACTATTTAAGGTGTGGTATAATAGACGGATCATAGGTAATGTAGGTATAATCGTTAGAATAGGTATAATCGTTAAGATGAGTAAGATTATTAAGTTGGTTATGGTTGGCGGGTCGGTGAGAAGGGCCGACTTTGTCGGTCTCGTCATGAATGTTGCTCTTTTTTGTTGACATATAGCTAAATAGTGCTATTATGTTTATATCGGTTCGAGTGTTTTACAGTGTTTTTTTTAAGGGTGTATTATGATGAATGCAATTGATAGACTTCGCGATGAGAACCGCAGGATTAGGTTTCTTAAGCCTAACAATGTTATAAGCATAAAAGGCAGAGAAGGACTGTTTTTTGTCGAGTGCGTTTTTGGAATGCCGGGTCTTAATGATTCTGTTAAGGTCAGAGAGGTTTACCCGGAAGATTATTCCGATCTGCCATCAACTGAGAGTTTTGAGGTGTCGATATTTGATATCGAAAAAATCGTGGACAGAAATTAACTCAAGAGCATTTGAGATTGCCCCGCTTCGGCGGGGTTTTTTTATAAGCTTTAAAATGTAATAGATTGGAAAGGGCCGACTTTGTCGGTCTCGTCCCAAAATGCTTGACATTTGATTTAAATATGCTCTAATGGTTTTATCGCTGATCAACGTGATCGGCAAACAAGGGTTTTAGTTTAAGGGTTACAGTTATGAAAATGTCGCAAGTGTTGGCAATTCCTCATCAAATCATCGATTCGGTTACACCTGAATCTTTTGCAAAAGAAACCGGAGCTTGCCTAGTAATAGGCAAAAGACTGATCAGGGATTCCACCGTGGGATCGGGATTCGCAGAAACCGAAAAAATCATGCCGGTTCTGTCACTGATTCCAAAGCAGAAAAAACGGAAGCAAACCGAATCTTCGGTCAAATTTGATACGACAGCAGAACGGCGGATCATTGACGGCGATTCCGAAAGAGCAAAACGAATCGAACGATACCGAACGATGGCCGAACAGGGACCAATCGAAGATAAGTTCGAAGAAAATGAGCGTGAATTGATGAAGAAACAAATTACTTTCTGCGATCTGGCTCTCAAGGCCGGATGGATGCAGGAAGATGAATTCGAAGACGACGAATAATCAGTAGGTTCGAATCGCCCCCCGAAAGGGGGGTTTTTTTATGGAAAGAAAAAATATCCCTCGGGAGAATGGGCCGACATTGTCGGTCTCGTCGCGATCTGAATACTTTTCTGTTGACTTTAAAAATTGATATGGTAAGATGTATTTGTGGTCGGAAAGTTTCCGATACGAAAAACCTTTTTTGGAGTTAGTTATGAGAGCTAGTGAATTGTTGGCCCGCGAACATGCTATTCTAGGTAGTGTCACCGTTGAATCATTCGCAATTGATTGCAAAATCGGCATTGTCACAGGAACGGTCAATATCGATGGTCAAGAATTTGAGAAAACCACAACGGCAATCTCAATCATTCGTCCAAAGCGTAAAAAAGCGAAGCCGGTTGATACTTCCAAAGCAATCAAGGCCCGTAACATTGGAATTTATCAGTCGCAAGCTGATAATGCTGAGGAACTACCGTTTGTCGGCGGGCAAATCGATGAAATGGCTCAGCTTGGAGCGTACATGACGTTCCTGAATGCGATGCTTGCGGGCGTTCATGGGAACTAGACCTTGGTTGATTGAGACCCCCCGAAAGGGGGGTTATTTTTTTGGAGTATATTTTTGCTTACGTGCGAATGGGCCGACTTTGTCGGTCTCGTTGGGAATGTTTGATCAATTGCTTGACATTGGATTTTTATATGGTAGAATGATTACGTTGTCGGCGAGTGACTGACAGCAAGAAACCTTTTTGGAGTTAGTGCTATGAAGTATTACCGAGTACAGGTAAACGGCGGATCTTGGGTTAATTGTACAACGCTTTCAAGCGTAAAGCAGGTAATCAAAGGGGCGAATCAAATCGCCATAGTTGAAAGAATCATCATCGACAAAGGAGATGAAAAAACTGGAATCGTCATCACAAAAACACTGACTCAGTTGAAAAAAGATTCTTGGTTTTCGGAGACTCGTAAAGACGATGTCAAGTTCATGCAAAGGGTCATGAAAGCCCGCATCAAATAATCCAAAAAGGTGCTCGAAAGAGCGTCCCCCCGAAAGGGGGGATTTTTTTGTGTCCATTCTGCGTAGAAATGCTGGAATAGGCCGACTTTGTCGGCCTCGCGTGTGTCAAGTAAAATCTTTATATTTTTTTTCTTTCTATAATCGCTTGACATGCGAAAATCTCAGTGTATAATGTATGCATCGCCCCAAGGAACTCTCAAGGAGAAAAGTCATGGCAAATGATTTAAGCGATTTCGATACTCAATTGCAAGTTGAGGATACTGAGGAATATCAAGATTTCTTGGATTCTCAGGAATCGGCACAGCAACACCAAATCGACGGCGACAATGCACTGACGACCATCATTGAGGATATTCAGTATCTTCAACGTAGGATCAACAAGTTCCAAGAAGAATTCGGAACGTCGTCGGCTATGCAAGGTGCTGTAGCGGCTCTCACAACGATCAAAAGCAAAATCGCTGAGCGATAGAAAGGTTTAAAGGTTTAAATAGTGCTAAAAGCTAGACCACCGCCCTAACGGGTGTATTTTTAAAGTCTTTTAGAATAAGATTGCAGACGAATCGGCTTACCCCCAAGGACATGTTGCGGGTGGGCCGACTTCGTCGGCCTCGATCATGTCAAGTGAAATGTTTATATTTTTATTTTTAGTGCAAATGCTTGACATAGCGATTTAATCATGTATAATATATGCATGACAAGTTGATAACTTTCGGGAGTGAATCGTGGACAAGTTTACTGAGTCTTATATCGGAACTGCTTTGTGGTCATCTACCGATTCTTCGGATCATCCATTGGATTGCAATTATGACACCGACGACATTTCGCCGGAATGCATGAAGCAAATGATTGAAGATTGCAAGGCATTTCAGGAGACTGCTGGCGATATGATCGTCGGGAATGAAGAACGTGCAGGACACGACTTCTGGCTCACACGTAACGGTCACGGTGCCGGATTTTGGGATGGTGATTGGATTCAGCACGGAGACAAGCTCACGGGGATTTCCAAAGCATACGGATCAGTAGATTTGTATGTTGGCGACGACGGTAAGATTTATTGCTAGCTATGGCAGACGAGGTCGGCTGGGCCGACTTCGTCGGCCTCGTCAATGTCAACTGAAATAATAAAATATATTTTGTTGGCATGAATGCTTGACATAGCCGAAAGCCAGTGTATAATTGATGCATAACGCCAAACAACTCTTTTGAAAGGTAGAATTATGAGCAATCCAAAGTATCATTCAATGAATTTTTGCAATGTTCCTATTTTCGTACAAAATAGGCAAACGTACAAAAATACATTTGTTCGTGCGACCATCGGCGACGATAAACAGGAAGTTTTCGAAGAAAATGAATGCTCGGAAATGCATCTGTACAAAGTGCTGCTGCCCGACGATACGACGAAGTTCGTTCTTGCGTGCGATGGATCAAGTGCAATCGGCCAAGCAACTTGCGGATACAAATTCGAAGTCCTTATCCTTGAAAAGGCAGAGTTTGAAAAACGATGCTTTGCCTTGCGGGTGCCTTTGAGAATTCAGGGCTGGGGCAGCGAGGAAGTGTAGCGATCAGATGTCAAGCCCACCCCTAACTAATGGGGTGGGCCGACTTCGTCGGCCTCGATTGAGTCAAGTGAAATAATAATCTTTTTTTTATATGTATCAATCGCTTGACATGGCCGAACCTTGTGGTAAAATTAACGCATAAGCAACGACGGGTTGCAAGTAAGTTGGTTCTTTTTTGAGAGGGTTGATTAATGAATACTTCTTCTGTTGGATTGCGAAAAGCCGAAACGATGGTTAAGGAATACTCGCCTGAGGAAATCAAGGAAGCGTACAAGATTCACGAACAGGCACAGCGAGAAGCAAGGGTGGTTGAAATTCGGCGTAAGCTGGAGCACCACCAATCCAGAATTGACGATCAGGTGCAGACCATTCGGGGTATTCGAGCACGAGAACGTGTGGCTTTGGCGACACTCGCACAACTGAATGAAAAGTTGGAAGCGTTCAAGAAGGGCGATACGGAAGCGATCTAGCCCGAAGCACAATACTATATGCTAGACCCAGTCCCGTGAAAGCCGGGACGGGTCGCTGCAAAGCGGCTCCGGTGCTCATAATATAGTAATATTATAATAAAGGTTGAATTTCGGTAAAGCTTGACGTTTTACTTGCCAACTGCCTTGTGCGGAAAAAATTCACCGATTATGTTGGTCCACCCTTGACAAAGGGGTGGGCCGACTTCGTCGGCCTCGAAACTGTCAAGTGTAATAAAAATATTTTTTTTGTTTGTGCATTTACTTGACATGGCAAAACCCTATGGTAAAATATTAGCATGTAAGTTAGTCAATTACTTCATGGAGTTTGAAATGGTTACTTTTGCATCGCTTCAAAAAAAATCCACGCTTTGCAGGTCCGGTTGTTATACGGTTTTTATGAAAATCGGTAAAGTTGGAGTAAAGCTGTTCCAACGGGAAGACGACCGTGATGTAGCATTCAGTGAACAATGCAAGGCTCACAACTGCGGTTTGGGACCGAGAGCCATCAAGAAATTTCATTTTTTCGATGCAGACACCAATGAATTTTGGTATGCTTACACAACAGAAGTCGTGAAAACTTTCAAAAGAGGCCGCATTCGTGGAAGGGCGGAACGTAGGATAAACACCATGATTGATGAGCTTCAAGAGAAGCTGCTAAAAGAAAACCTAGATATTGAAGATCTGCATTATTACAATGTGGGCGTTTCTAAGGGAAAACTGGTACGAATAGATTTCGGACCAACAAGCAGCGGGCAGCTTCCCATGTGTATGCAACGTTGGGATTAAACAGTCGGTGAAGTTGGCCAGCGATTGGGTGGGCCGACTTCGTCGGCTTCGCCGGAATGTCAAGAACAAAATCCGAATAATCCCGAAAAAAGTAAAATCTAAAAATATCCCTTGATTGCTTGACATAGGGAAACGATATGGTAAAATAATTGCATAAGAGCGAATGACAGTCAAACGCTCAAAGTTGAAACGGTTTTTGATTCAAAGGTGCAAATTATGCCAATTACTAATCTTTCGAAGTTGGATGCTGCGGGTATGGGCAACAAAGGTGAATTCGTGAAAACACTGGAGGGGCAGGTCGGCGTAGGATTCGCGGCAGGATTCCATGTTCACAAGGACTGGATGTCCAAGACAATTGACTACGATACGGCGTTGGAAGAAATCAGCAAAGCCGAGCAGGAACGGCACGATTATATCCTCGATGCGGACCAAGTCAAGTTCGTTGTCACCGAAACCGACAAATTCGCGGTCGAAATTGACGGGAAGCAATATTCCCCCACGGAACACAGTTTCCCGCAAATGTCACAGAAAATCCTTGTTATGTCGTCGTCGATCCTTCGCGAGATGGCTGCATCTGAACCGGATAGGCAAGATGCCGAAACAATGGTTTCGCTTGCTCGAAATTCGCTGCGGCATGTCAAGACGGGAACCAAGTTTTTCGTCCGGACATACACGGATGGAACTTTGCGGGCTTGGTTCTCGGATAAGTATGCCCCGGTCGATAACCGATGGTATTTGGAAACCCTCAGGGAATTACTACCAAGTGCCCGATTGTCTCACTGGAAATCCACCGAAGATACACTTTGGGGCAACTTGCTACTTCCGGACAGCATGAAAAACGTGCCAGACGATCAAGATTCCGATTTTGGCTGTATGCTCAGCGTGGCCAATTGCGAAATCGGCAAACGTCGGCTCAACTTGCTCCCCTCGATTTTTCGGTCGATTTGTCTCAATGGTAATATTTGGGATCAAAAACACGGCGTAGCAATCCGTCGCAAGCATATGGGCAACATTGACCTTGCAACGCTCAAGACCGAAATTGGCGAGTCGATCAAGGCACAATTGCCTATCGCGACGGAAGCAATCGATAAATTCCTTGCAACCCGAAAGCTTGAAATTTCAACGAATGCCCGCGACGTTCTGGCGGTTATTGCGATGGACGAAAAACTCACAGTGGCGGAAGCATATCGGGCCTATAAAGCTCACGACTTGTTCGAGTCCGAAAGCAACAATTTGTTCGGAATTGTCAATGCAATCACTCGCATGGGGCAATCGTTCAACGCTGAAACCAACTATTCGATGGATGTACTCGGCGGAAAACTTTCTCAAATGACATCCGGCGGTTGGGATAGGATTGTTTCCAAGTCCCGCAGTATCAACGCTGATGATATCATGAGCGTTTATGGGGTGGCCGTCTAGTGATTATTGTAATAATCGCAGTTATACTACTCGTCATTGAATATTGCAGTGGCGAGTAGTTCGGAAAAAGTAAAAATTTTTATCGGCCTGCCCTTGACATAGGGTGGGCCGACTTCGTCGGCCTCGCCGGAGTCAAGTGGAATCTTTCTTTTTTTTATTTCCACGCATTCGCTTGACATTGGCCGTTCATATGTTAAAATAATTGCATGAGCGAAGACGAGAGTAATTAACTAAGAATCGCTTTGGGTGGCCCACAGTGAGAACGTGAACTGTCTAAAAGTGACGTAATCTAAATTGGCAAGCAAATTGGATTGGCATTTAATAGTGTGTCGGATATTGCACGGCTGGTGTTTGCCAGTTAGGGTTGGTTCAAATCCAACGTAAATGCTTCGGGACTGTAGCTCAATTGGTTAGAGCAGGAAACTCATAATTTCTCGGTTCTCGGTTCAAGTCCGGGCAGTCCCACTTTTATTAATAAGGATAAAACTATGGCTAGCTGGAAAAACATTCGCGGCAAACTGCATTGCGAGCTAACAATTGAGTTTTTGTCATCGGGTTATTATATGCCCGCAAAAACCTATGGTCCGCCTGAAAATTGCTATCCCGAAGAAGGTGACGAAGAACGTATTTTTGATTGTGCCACCATTAATGGTAAAGCAATTCCTCAAGAAATCGGGCAAAAACTTTTCGATCTGTTGACAAATGAAATCGATGATGTAGAATTAGAGCATGAAGACTCAAGAGAATTCGAAGGAGAACAATATGTCGATTAAACTTAGTCTTAAGCAGTTGCTATCAATTGTTTTCGATGACGAAGGAAACAATCTGTATCCTGAATGCTATCTAATGAATGGTAGTCAAGTTCTTGAAACCGTAAAGTTATTCTCTGTTAACTTTGATGTATGTTATGGTTTCAAAATACCGGAAGAAGAAACTAGACAGCATTGGATGGTCTTTGACATTCATGCCGAAAACAATAAACTATTCGCAACTTCTTACCAAAGGATGTAGGTAACTATCATGGATCGAAAAACTATGCTTCAAATGCACGGCATTATTGGACTGCTTGGTTCTGGAGTTGATTTTACTTCAGGTAGTTGTGGAGAGCCACCAATTAGTGTTAGACCATGTATTAACTGCGGAAAAGAAAAACAGCACAACAATGCATTTTGCTCTAGCGAATGTAGTAAGGAACATAAAAAAAAGAAAGTTTAAATCATGTCGTTAAAATTACCACAAATAGGTGAAGAAGCTGGAGTTACATATATTCTTTGCGAAAAAAGCTTCTATTCTCCGGACTATACAATTTGGAGATACAGAAGATGCAATGTTGAAACAGGTACAATTGAAATTGCGTACGTTGCAATACTTGGCGGAAATTCCAATGCTAATTTCATTAAACTTCTGACTTGTTGGAACCGCACGACAAGATGGGTTTACGGTCCTGTATAATGAAAATTTCAAAAATTAAAATCGACTATGACAACTGGTATATGTACCAATCGCTATACCAAATTACAGAATACAAAAACGGTGCAGTCTACAAAACAAAAATGTTAGGATATGTCAAAAAAGGATATGCTACACTCGAAAATCAACAACTAAGTCCTCTTTCGACATCTCTGTTGGGTAAAGAAATTTCAATTCTTTCAGAATAATCCACTTGACAAATGCGGGCGGGCCGACAAAGTCGGCCTCGCAACGTACATCCTATTCTCGCTTTCTAGTTCTAATCGGTGGCTGTCAATTCAGCTTTCCGTTAGGAATGTTTATCCATTGGGATAATCACCGATTAAACTATTCTTTAGCGTTACCTGCCTACAACTAGATTATCTAGCGTATGTAGTTCGCCAAACTCATTACTGCCTCTATATGGGCTATAGCTATAGCATATGATATTGAGGTCGCCCATATCTAACCAAACCTTCATTCGACGACCCGTACTAACGATAGTAACCGGGGTATCCTTAGCGATAGGTTGTCGTTGGGTTCGTTCTTGAGTAGCGTTTTCCGACATGATAAATCCTTTGGGCTTCGCCCTGTAGAAGAAAAAAAATAACAGTTGTTCGTTACGCCTTTATTATACTACTGTTTGCGGGCTTGTCAATCAAATTCCTCGCATGTTCAAAAAATTCTCGAAAGCCATAACTTCCAGTAGTCTTAAAGCTTGATTATGCTTTATGGTTTTTCTTTGGTTGCTTAGTTGCTCCCGTTTAGTTTTAGATTTAGCGTGATATTCCTTTACGGATTCTCGCCATTCCTTATTTACTGTTTCTGTCATTGCTAGATATGCTAGCGGGCAGGAATAGTAGTAGGGGTGCATTGATTCATCGAGGGGCTTGTTATACCAGTAGCCTTGTCGGTATTCTAGTATATCGCAAGTTATAAACTTGTCGCAGTGAAACTTATCTTCGAATTCCCATACTTGCCATAGTACGCCTTTAAAAGCGTTTCCTCTATAGCAGTAGCGAATACATTTAGTTCTAGCGTTTCCCGTCGTAAGCCTGCGGATTTTTTCTTTGCGACTAACTTCATCGCCGTACCATCCCATAGCATTCTCCTTTTGTTAGGTTTCTTTTATTATAACAGGCCCGAATGAATTGTCAAGTGTTATTTAAAAATAATTTTTTTTCTTCCATATGCTTGACATGGCGTGAGACTGTGGTAAAATGATTGCGTCGAGACAAACGATATCTTACTCTAACGGAGACGATTATGCAATTGTTGACTCAAGGTGATTCATCGCCTAAGATTGCGAAAAGTAATGCTGCGGGCTTGGGATACCATAGCGGTATTCTATATATGGCACCATACAAGCTATCGGGCTACAATACTTGTGCTAGTGCTAGTGAGGCTTGCATCGAAGCTTGCCTTAATCTTAGTGGTAGGGGCCGAACGAATAGTGTTCAGCAAGCCCGTATTGCCCGCACAAAGTTTTTCTTCGAAAATAGAACTAAATTTATCGACCAACTATATGACGAAGTCGATGCTTTTGTTCGCAGGTGCAATAAGCTACAACTAAAACCAGCATTGCGTCTTAACGGCACAAGCGACCTATTTTGGGAAAAGCTTATTCCAAGCTTGCATTCTGATTTTTCCAATGTACAATGGTATGACTATACCAAAGTGTACAACCGTATGCTACGATTTATCGACGGTGATTTTCCTAAGAATTATCACTTGACATTTTCACTATCCGAGGTAAACTTTGAGCAATCGCTAGACGTTATTCAACGTGGTGGCAATGTAGCAGTAGTTTTCCGCAACAAGGATATTCCTACGGGGTGGCTAGGATACAAAGTACACAACGCCGATAAAACCGATCTTCGTTTTCTTGATCCTCATGGCTGGCAAGGATTGTATGCCAAGGGTAAAGCTAAACGTGAGACCAAAGGTTTTGTTGTGGAGAACTAAATGATTATAATTATAATCGCGGTAGTTTTAATTATTATCGAGGAAAGATAATACTTTGGGAAGTTAGCTCATTGGTTAGAGTACGGCTCTTATAAGGCTGCGGTAATTGGTTCGATTCCAATACTTCCTACTTGTCAAATATTTTCAGTTACTATTTTTAGGAGTTTAACATGCAAATTCACGACGTATTGGCTAGCATTGATTCGGCAAAAATTGTTTCTTTGAGGACTAAAACTCAATGTAAGCTACTTGCAAAATCAAAAGTGCAATTTCCGAAGGGTGTAAGCAAAATTTCCACACGCAATGGAATCATTGGTGCAAGCTACGAAAATGCCGTTAATAACGCACTCAAGCGAGAAGGTGAAGTACCGGACTTCAAAGCCGAATCGCTCTGGAAAGGCCAAGGACGTAGAGTTAGTAAATTCATCGTCCAACATATGGGTACTCAAAAGCAGTATCTAGCGTTTCTGCCTAAAACTAATGTTGACGGGCACAATGTTACAAAGTCGGTTTATATCGACAATGCTACGGGACTTGAAGTATCCTATGAGAATATCAAGGATTATATGCCAAGCTACGGCACCAATTCATCCGGAGTAAATTGGCAAGTTATCGAGCTTACTAATGTTATCGGGCTGAAATCTGGCGATATCGAATTCAGTGTTTAGAACAAATGATGCATTAGTATAGTGGTATTACACTATGATTTGCACCCATGCGTCTTTTTTTTGTTGACAAGCACAAACATTCTGTTATAATATGGAAGGAAAAAATAATGAAAACTAAAAAAATTTATGTTAAAGTTGAACTTGAAGTGCCTGCCAGAATGAAATCTGTAAGAGCAGCAGAACTGATTGAAAAATGCATCGAAATTGGGATATATGATGCCGAAGAGACCATAGACGACGGAGATCTGGAAAATGAAGATGCAAATGATGCGATTTCGCTCAACGTCTTAAGTGTTAAATAAAAAATAATACACTTTTAGTATTAGGATGACTAGGCTATGGATGATTACAAAAAAATTCTTCATTCTTGCGGTATAGGCGGTATTAAATGCAAATGCTGTCAACCACGAAAGAAAAAAAATAAAAAGAATCGCAAACATAACCGATCAACGCGAAGAAAACTAAAACAGGTTTCCGAAAAACAAAATCCTTTATAGAAAGGAAAAAATAACATGAGTAATGATTGTTACTACTTTCAATGCTATAAAACTGAATGGGTAACTAATCCTGTTTCCGGGCATAGCTACATTTCTTCTAGTTTTCCTTTGGAAAAATGGGAAGTACACGGCAAATTTTTACCAGTGTCATATCACGGATCTGAAAAAAGTGCTGAGAAAGAATATGAGCGACGTATGAAATTGCCTGATTATACACCGCCAAAAGGAAAGAGGACCGGAAAATGAAAACATGGGTATTGACACGAGAAATCAATGAGTACGATCAGGACGGAGAATACTTCGTGGCTGTTTTTAGATCTAAGCCAAGCATTCTAGATATAGCAAAAACATTAGAATGGAAAGGTGTAAAAACCATTGGAGATATTAATCCTGTAGAAAAAAAATACATAGAACATATTCTTGCTGGCGGCGGTCGGCGTGCCTGCATTAATGAGGATGTATGGTATCACTTAAGACAGGTAGAATATTCTAATTAGTTTCTAGCCCGCTGCATTTAGTTGCTTCGGGCTTTTTTTATTTCTGCGTCTGAAATGTCCGAATAATTCGGACTCGCACAAAGTATTTTAACCACGGAACATCCGATGTACCCCGTGCAGTATTTACGCACCGCGAGTTTATCTGGTTGGATACCTGATCCTGCCAGATTGGGTAGACTTGGGGAACAAGGAATGTTTACCTTATTACTCTCTATGGCTATACCTTTTATTCGGTATCCAACACAGCCGAGTCGTTCTCCAACGTTGCTCGGATTTTTTTTTGTTATAGCCTAGAAAGATTTAGCGTTTGCGAGACGCTCTGGTTGTCACTGCCCGACGCAGCACTTTATTGGCACTACTAATGCCTCACCCCTCACTTACATTACTTTGTTATTTAACTTGGTTCCTTTTTGTTCTTGGACAGAACGGGCGAAAGCTCCAGCGAAACGCAACCCAGATCGTAATGTAGAATGAAAAAAAAGTAACAGTATGCCGGAAACCCATTCACATGCATACCTTTGTCCAGTTGTATTATAGCATGAATTTGGGCGAATTCAACTGCTTTCGGGACTTTTTTAGAGAATTTCCCGCATTAATTTAACAAATTTTATAGAATTTAGGCATAAATCGCCCGCAGAAGCTTCAATTATAGACGTTTTACAGTCAAAACATATGTTGACTACCGGGCTTTTAGGTTTTTCCAGCCCGATTTGCCCCCAATTATATAAATTAGGGCGATATTTCTGTAGTTGTTTTTTCTCTCCACACAGTTCGCACTTCATGCTTATATTATAGCAACTACTGCCTAAAAATTAGGCAACCCTATAAAAATTTATGCTGCCCGCACATAGAAAACACCCGAGCACAGTATGCTTAGCAGGCCCGCATTTTTACATGCATTTTTAAAACATAGCTTATGGCGGAATAATTCACATTAGCAGGCCCGCAAACAGTAAAATCGCCCGAGAGCAATATATGCAAAAACATTGGGTTTTTTGATTTTAGGTGTTTTTTTTGGAAGGGGGATATAAACCTTGACGGTATATTGCTAAAAATGCATAATGGCGTAGATTCTTCCCATGACTACTATTTTTTTGTTTCTACACTAAAATCGTAAGTCGTTATGCCGCAAGGAGTTACGAAAAATGCGTAAAAAGTTTTTACTAAGCTCTTGCATTTCGAATTAGCTCCGGTATAATGATGGCATGAAAACAACGCTCACAAAAACAACCAAGCCAACACTCAAAACACTACTGGAACACTTTTTCATTCCATATTTAGACTTCCAAAAGAGCAGAATATCAACGAAAAGACAGGGATTTTGTTTGGGGGGTGTGTTTGTAAGACTTACACAACACAACCACCCCCAACCCCCCCTTTTCATCCTTATTCTACTGTTAGTATTGTTTACTTACTATTTATTTTGTTGGTTTTTTTGATTTCTCGATAAAAAATCTTTTCACAAAAGACTTGACAAGACGGTTTTAAGATATAAAATGTTACTACAACACGAGAACATTACTTTACCAATGTTTTCACTGATGAAACTTGTTGTTTCGTCAAACGATAGGTACGATTTTTTTACTTTTATTTAGTCTTAGGAGACTTAAATTATGGCCAAGACCAAGAACTCTGTTGGAATCGAAACGTTTGTTCAAAAGTGGATGGAGCATGTTCACAAGGGATCGAACATTGAATCGCTCGCCGTAGAGCTTCAACAAAAGCCCGCAAGCGTCTACCAGCGATCTCGCGATGTATCGGAAAAGCTTGTAGACAAAGGACTTACGAAGCTTCCGCACCTGCCTATGAGTGTCCGTAAGGAACGTACTTTTGACGTAGACAAGCTGGCACAACTGCTTGGATGCTCACGAACTGAGCAGACTGCTTAAGTTATAGGCAATCGTTTGCATAATAACCCGGCAGCTAACTATGCTGTCGGGTGGAATGGCCGACTTACTATTCTTATTAAAAATCTAATTTCTCCCTGTAAATGAGACAGATAAAGATATCATATGACGCAATTAGAAGAAAAAGCTTTAGTAGAAAAATACAACCGAATTGGAATCGTCATAACTGAAATTGAAGATTTTTATCGAGGAAAAGGCTGGAATAAATATTTGCTCAACGAATGGATTATTTACAAAAGAATCTCTTGTGATGGCTGGGTTAAAGTAAGATTGTTTGATGGATGCCATGTAGACCACACAGATCATGCTACCCTAGAAGAAGCTTTTTTATCGGCTCATAAAAGTCTTTTGGAAAAGCAATTGGCTTATTTTGAAGGTAAGAACATAGACGAGAAACATCTTCGGAGCATAGGATTTAAAATAAAATGCAACTAAAAAAATTTGATGCAAAAATAGGCCGTTTTCAATGTAAGATTATGGCTTATGATTTTGATGAAGCTAAATCTAAACTTAGAGATGCACTTAATTGCGCACTTGCTATTTCAGAAGCACCAGAACTTTTAAATGGTTCTGTTACGGACGAAAATGGCGAAACATTTAGGCTTAATTTTTCAGATCTAATGAGTTAAAGGTATAAAAAATGAGTTTTAAAATTGAATTTAATAAAGCAACTGTAGATCTGGTTCAAGGATTCATTAATTCCGCACAGGATGCATTTATTCAAGAAGCTAAAAACATTTCAGAACAGCTTGGGGTTTCTGAATCTTGTGGAATAGATATATTATATCTTAGAGGCAGAAGTCGTTGGACACAGGAACTTGAGGATAGATTAATCGAACTTTATAAACAGGGTAGCCCTCCCAATATTTGTGAGTTTGAATAATTAAATTACCAAAGGACTATCTATATAGGATTAATACTATGTATGTTTTAAAAAGAGAAAATGTAGATACAATTTTTACTGAGGATGTATTTAAAAAACGTCCAACAAAGGAAGAGTTGTACGAATACATCATTCGGTATTTTGATAATCAAAAATCTTTAGATGCAGCACAAGAATTAGAAGATAGCGGACATGCTTCTATGAACGATATGTATTGTACTCAATTTGAACTTTATATGGTGTGAAATGGGTAACATAATCGGAGTCAGAGTATCACTTAACGAAGTCTACGAATACTTTGATGATTACTCTCTCAAAGAATTAAAAAATTCAGACTTTGAACGTGAATTTATCAAACCATATATAGCTTTAGATGGAATTCAGGTTGAGATCTATCGTTTTTACAAAAAAGACGAATATACAAAGGCTAAATCTAAATCTATCCTGTTTTGTATTTCATATTTTGATTTGCTTAACTCTGATTGTTACGTAAGTTTTCTTGACGAAAAAATAAACCTGCACTTGACAAAGCTGAGAGAAGAGGTAAAATAACACACGATATGAGAATTGCCATATCGCAAATTGTTCGGTGCTGGCGAATTTTAAAACTGAAATGTTCCGGGCTATAAATAAAATAGGTGCTTAAAATGAAAATTAGAGAAGATTTGATTCGTGATGCTAAAAGTTTATTTGCTGAATTATCAGCACTTTCCGATCATGTATTTGTAGATATTTGTGCTTTTTCGGAAGAAAATCCATATCCTGTTGGGAAACGAGCATTACAGATTAAACGTATGGATGAACTTGTAAAAGCCATTAAAAATAAACACGAAGAAATAATTAATTATATAATAATGGCACCATTTCAAAATAATACTAAGGATTAGACAAAAAATGGCTATTAATACCGTTGGGGAACTGAAAAAGTTCATCGAAAATATTGACCATGACACAAGAGTTAGAATATACACAGAAGATGGTGAGACTCATAACTTCTTAATTTCAATTATTTCAAAAGAAACACTTACTGAGGAAGAATACGTTCATTACGATAAAGATGAACTTCCTATGCTAATGCTGCACATTTAAAACTATGAATACAACAGATAACATTTCTACTCGCGGTTTAAAACTTGCTAGCGTTCTAGAAAAGCCTCATGGTCATCTAAAACTAATTCTAGGCTATATCGATCTTGAAAACGAAGTTGAAGAACTTCGCAAGAAACAGGTTTCAAATGAAGATCTGTGGCCTACAATTGAATTTAACAATGTCTGCCAGATTGAATTAGATTCAGACGATGAATGTTTTTTACGCAAGCAGTTTGATGAAAAAACTTTTATCGAATCTTTGTCTGCTTTAACAGGTTTTGATATCAGGATTATATGTAGTCCTATTCCTAAAGAATTAGGTTTATATATGGTAAAAATTGTATATAAACAAGGAGACAATGCTTTACAAGGAACTATAAGACTATGGGTTGTTCCTATTATTAAAACTTAAATAAGTAAATGAAAAGAAAAAACAATAGTGATCTTTGGTTTCTGCTTGATATAGCGTTTCTTTTAACGTTATTTTTCGGCCCGACTGTCTATGTTCTAATAATGGTTTATCTAACTAACTGGGGGATATAATGGGTGTATCTATGAATACTGAAAATTGTCCTCACTGTGGAAAAAGTAACGGCAGGGACGACTTTGATGGTCCTGTTGATGATTGGGGTCTTTCTCGGAAAAATTCAGTTGACAGTTGAGTTTCGTGTGGTATAAATGGGATGTTCAGCCGCTGTATTTTCAGACAACAGTATTTGTAACTTGGATCAATTAATTCCTATGGAGAATAAAATAACATGATTGAAATTCCAGAAGATCCGCAAGTAGTATTTGATAAAGTAGCCGAACATCTTCTAACTCAAAAAGAAAGAAGTGAATATCCAGTAAATTGCGCGTGCTTATATCGTGGTCCGAAAGGTCTAAAATGTGCGGCTGGATGTTTAATTCCTGATAGTGATTATAACGAAGAAATGGAAGGTAAATCTTGGAGTACATTGGTTTCAAGCGGAATTATTCCGGATACTAATAACTACCTTATAGGTAGATTACAGCGTGTTCATGATGTTTTCGATCCTATTGAATGGCTTACTAAATTGCATGAACTTGCTACGGAAATGAATTTAGATACATCAAAATGCTTGACAAAAACGATTGATGTTGTAAAATAACCGTATCGGTTCTGATAACTTTTTAAGATAATCATTATTTTTGAGGTTTTGAAAATGATTGTTTATAGAATAGAAAAAAATGGTCTCGGGCCTTATCGCGGCTCCTCTGGAAATACTGCTAAACTTTATAGTAAACTTTGGAAACATCATGAATGCCATAGACATCCTACACCTATTAATGATGGCATAAAAGATTTTCGGCCTAACGATCATATTTTTGGATTTTCTTCCTTAGAACAACTAAAGAAATGGTTTCTTGGATCAAGGGCGGAACTTCGAAGAAACGGATACCTTATGGTATCATATGATGTATCGCCCCAAGAAATTTTACATGGAAATCTACAGGTTGTATTTCCAAAAAATAGTTATAAACTTAAAACTACAAGGATTCCTTAAAATGACAACTTTTACAAAAGAAGAAGAACTACAATTTACTACAGCCAATGTAATCGCTTATGATTTATTGCGATTCAATGATCCTGAAACTACTCATCCTTGCTGGCTTTGCATGAGTGATGCAGCTAAATATGAAGCAAGACTTAATACTGTAGAATGGCTAAATATAAATGCTAATCCCCTATTTCCTGTAAATTATAAAACACTGGATGCTTTTTGCGAGCTAAAATTCAAGGATGCAACAAAGGATTTGGTTGAAAAATGGAAGGATGTAGAGCTTGCTGCTAAAAAAGAAAGGGAATTAAATAATCCTCTGGCTTTTTTTATGTTCAATAAGCCGCATAAGGATTAATATGACAAATAAAATTTATATAAAATCTTCAAAAAGCTATGAAACAATGCAAGAACAGGCAAGGCTTTTATTAGAAGGTAAAATTGAAGACGATGGAGATGATGAAGTTTTGGATATTGCTATTCTTATGGCTTACCAAAATGACTTAGATGTATTGTTTATCCGTTATGATAAAGAAATTACTCCTGAAACGGCTTACAATATACGATATGGTAACGGATATAGAATTAGACCCTCTCTCTAGAATTTATAAAGGAACTTGTAATAATGAAAAATTTTAAAATTGGAGATTCTATCGCCTTACAATTTTCAAGTCATTACAAAATACTTAGAATACAAAAGATTACCAATTTTACAATTTTATTGGAATCTAGTTTAATTTTAAGTCACGATTTAAAGCCTCTAGCAAATGTACCACATGGATTTGTTTGTGCTACAGAAGTTACAGAAGAAATTAAAAAGTCTGTCAAGAAATATAAAAGGCAAATGTTTTTAAATAATTATTTAAAACCTGAAAAGTTACATCTTATTGAAAATTTGAATGATGAAGATTTAAATACAATGTGTGCAATTATAAGAAGAATGAAAAATTTTACAGCAAAGCCAAAATTGTCTTGACAAATATTCGAACCGTGCTAAAATGATTACATTACCGGGGGGTGGCTTAGCCGATATCGTCGGACTCATTAATATGGTACAAGCATCTTTAATTCAAAAGCTTCGAAGGCCCGAGGGATTAGCTGCTTCTATTCATAGAAGTGATCTAGAGAATTATGCAGTAATTTTAACTATTCTTAGTCAATATATCATTGGTGAAAAATTAGAATCACGCCATAGAACTGGCGGCGATTGGACTAAATGTTCTGATCTTCCCGCTGATTTTGTCGGATATTCTTACAGAGTTGTTTATGAAGATACAGGAGATTCACATGAATGAAAAAATCAAAGTAACAATTGATCGTAGTAAATGGAGAACTGGTGGTAACTACCCTAGTGCTACCGGAACTGGCCTCCTTACCAGACTTTTGAATGATGAAGGGTCTATGTGTTGTCTTGGGTTTTGTTGTAAAGCCGCTGGTTGTTCTGACAAAGATATAAGGTATATGACAACACCAGCAGATATTTATCGTCGTAATCCTGATTATTCATCGCTCGGATCAACTGTTTCTTTTTTACTTTTCGATACTTTTTGTTCTGAAAAAGATGGATACAGTTGGGTTAAAGATTCATCACTTGTATATTCTGCCGTACAAATAAACGATGGAACTCTACCTAGAGAATCTAAAGAACAAAGACTTCTAGAATTATTCAAAGATTCTAGTTTTGAAATAGAATTTACGGGCGAATATACGGACTTTCATTACTAAAATAAGGACTGAATCAATGAATTATGCAGTTAAATTTGCTTATGATGTTATTGACATGCAAAAAGAAATTACTTTCTTAAGAAATGAAGTCGAGGAACTTAAAAAATATAAAGAAATGTACGAAAAAGAACTCAATGCATCTCTTGAGCACGCAAGATATATGGCTGGCTCTCAATTGAAAATGCTTCTAACTCCGGGAGTTTTAGATAATTTGCAGGAAGCCATTGTAAATGAAAGAAGTTAATAAAATGACACGTAAAGATCGCATTACTGGTTACATTGCTAGATGGATCGTAGTAAATATTGCTTCTCGTATTAACTCAATTGCAGTGATTTCATTATGTTTAGAAGTGGCTCGTTTATACAACAAAGAGAGTGAAAAATAATGAAAATCATGACTGTATCTGACCTAATTAAGTTTCTCAATACTATTCCTCATGATACTAAAATTAGTGTTTTGAAGGAAATGGTCTTGCCTTGGAGGGTTGAAACTGTTTTTTCTCATGTTGAAAATGAAAGCAGCTTTAGCCTTGTTGACGGAATTGATTACTTTTCAGATAATAAAACAATATATTTTGGAAAAAGGGGTTAAAAAATGTTTTATACTTTTAAGCAAAAACAATCCGGTGGAAATTTTTACGGCCCTTTGTATGTAATCATTGAGGCTGATAATGCCAATGAAGCAAATTATATCGCAGAAAACAATCCAGATACAACTATTTACTTTCATGGTTGTAGCACTGGGGTTGACTGTAGATGCTGCGGTGATCGTTGGAGCGAAACTTACGAAGGATGCGGAACATCTTCTCCGGAAATTTACGGAAATACCGACATTGAATCTTGTACTGCCAGTGTTTTAGTTATTCGTCGAGGATATGTAAAACATAAAAATTCTTCTAATGAACAGCACGAAAAGATTATAAATGTACTGTCGGATTCTAGTATCGTATGGACTAAGTATGGTTCTGAGACAATTGAAGAACTTGCGGAAAAAATCCTGCGGGCCTTGACAAATTAATTTGTTGTGTTATAATAATACGAAAGGAATAAAATGCTAGATATTACAATTGGTCCAACAAGACGCAAAAGATTTGTTTTATGCGGAAAAAACGAATATAATCGTAGTTCTAATTATTTTTGCTTTGATTTTGACGTTACATATAATAGTCACGGCAATATTGAAGTTAAAATTGATAAAACATGTTCATCATTTGTACCTTTTTTCCGCAGTAATACTTATGTATTCGACCGTAGCGGTGTTTGCATATCTCATCCCCCAAGCAAAAAATATCGTCTTCATAAAGTAAATGCAATGCTAGTTGATTCTCACACGTAAATTAAAAGGGCATCGCGACGATGTGGGGCAAGAACTTCCGCATGAATGGCGAGACGTTTGTTTTTACTCGCTGTCGCACCGATGGCGATGAATGGATGGGCGATGGGTCTCGACTCAAGATCGTCTCAGGCAAGGGCGATGATCTAGTATCTATTAAAGAGGCGGCAATTAATAATACCTATGGTACTTTAGAAATTGTTAGGATTTAAATAATGAAATACATATCAATATCGATACTAGATATATTTGAAGGTAATACAATAGATCAAGCTATAGAAGAACTAAAAAAGCTAAAAGAAAAACATCCTGATGATATTTTTTATGTTGAAATTGTAGATAATTCCTATGATTGGGAAAATGGCTACAAACTCTATTTGCCAGAAAAATAAAAAGTCTCTTGACAAGCAAAATCCTTCGGGTATAATAACACCATGCAAGTAATAAATGAAGATGTAACAATTAATGTTCGATGTAAAGCGTTTAGCGGTGAGGGAGTTCAAGAACATTCTATTTTAATAGATACGCTCGGCAAAGTTTTGGTTTGGGACTCGCTTGCCGGGTATTATACTAGCTGTCATTCGCTTTCTCCAAAAATGAAAGCTAGAATACGTCGCAGGGCTGTAGATATTTATTTTTCCAACGTTACTTATTATTAGAAAGAAAAAACATGTTTAAACTTCCAAGAACAAAACAAAGAGTATTCAACAAAGTTGTTAGACATTTGCTTAAACAGAATGAACGATCTATCATTGATCATTCTTGTCAATATCGCGGACCTAACGGAGCGATGTGTGCTGCGGGATGTTTAATTTCTGACGAATATTACCGTAAGTCAATAGAGGGCCAAACATGGACTGTTCTTGTTAAAAATAAAGCTGTTCCTGCAAACCATGTCGATTTTATTCGTCATTTACAAAGAATCCATGATGGTGTAGATGTTGACCACTGGCCGGATAGACTTAAAGAACTCGGTCTAAAATACAATCTAGATGTATCATGCGTTGAAAAACACAGAAGGGATAAATCTTGATTTTACTTAAATATACTTTGTCTAAGATTTCTCTTTATGCTGCTTTAGTTATATTCGTATATTCATCAGTATATTTTTATAGGCAGCAAGCAAGAGAATTTTACCAAGACAGATTTTTTGCGTGTTCCACTGTATGTAGCATTGCACTAATTTGTTTTTCAGCAGAAATAAATCCCGAATAACTCTTTACATTCTGATAAAGTCATCTAGAATAATCACGAAAGAAAAAACATGCAAGAAGAATTTTACAAAAAAAAGCTTGAAACTTTTCCTGTTTATTTAGCACAATATATATCAAAAAAGCTTGATATTGTTCATTCGGATATTATTAACGAAGAATCTGAATTTTCCAAAGAATTTTACCGAGGTTATGTTACGGCTTGCGATAATATTTTATCGGCCTCGACAAATTATTTTACCGAAGCTGGAAATAAATTTGTTGACGAAATAGAAAAATCAGGTATAATAAATCATTAAGAGGATCAAATCAAATCTCATGGCTGCTTATACTTTCATCAAATCTCGCAAAGTCATGAAAGTTGAAATTATAAATCAGCTTTTAAATGATTTGAATAATAAATTTTTCAAAAATTGTTTATCATTTGAATTCGATGACAAAAAAATTTTTTGGCTTATTAGGATTGGCAAATATGACACCCGCACTTTTTGCCTTAATACAAGCAGAACATTAGAATTTCGTCATGGAGGTGGATATGATTTTACTTGGTGGGTTAGCGCAGTTATATTAATATCTTTGACTGATCGTTTCGACGGAAGGATAGAGGACTGTTCGGGTAATTGGGAACTTAAAATTGACGATATCGATACTTATCCAAAATATTTCAAGTATTGTTACGGAAATTCAAGGTATATAAAGAATTTGATTGAAATTAAAATAGAAGAAATGGAGATTAATGAATTACCTAAGGAATTCATCGATATCGCGAAATGAAAAGTGGTATCTACGGAAAACCTGTTGGGAATTGTTTGTTGATGGCTAGGATTGATAATGAAAGATGGATTATTCGCGGGTTTTTCAAGGGGCAAGATGAAAAGCTTTATGTTTGGGCAATCCGAAGTTTTGAATGTATTGAAACCTTGAAGTTGGCAGAACAAGAATGCTTCCATATAAGTTATACTTCGTCTAGTTTTGAGTTTTTATCTAATAAAGAATTATTGGAGAATTTAATATGAAAACTTTGATTATTTACAATGATATTGAAAATCCACTTCGTTATATTATTATTGAAGGTGATTACTCTAGATGGAACGATGTAACTGTAAATGCAGTTCAAGGAACAGGATTTGAAAGAGAATTTTGTGACTGGATGTGGCATGAATCCGGAGTAGAAAAACACGATTCATGGTCTACTGACGTTTCAGTTATTGAATCCAAGCAATGGGACAAAGTAGCTGTTTGCACTTTTTTACCTTAAAGTAAAATTTATGATTCTATACCAAGACGAATTCCTTTTTCTAAAACAGGAAGATACTTTTAGATTTAGCGTCATCTGCAAAAAACCGTATGGAAAGATAAAAATTTACGAAATGTCTAGTGAAAATGCTTTACAAACGTTTCACGAAGAGTATAATGATCTTTTAGAATATATGTTAAACGATTTGTGCAATCAAGAAAAAAATATTTTTAGCATAGGAGAAAAATATGCAGATTTCAATGGATAAAAATTATCAAACTCGGGATGGACAAAAGGTAAAAATTTATTCTTTAGAAGGAAATTTTGATAATAAAATTCATGGTGCATTTCTTAGTCATGGTAAATGGCGTGCATTGCAATGGCATAAAGATGGTAAATTTTACATAGATCTTACTGACGGTCTTGATCTAGCCGAAACTAAAGAAAGAAAAAAGATCGAAGGGTGGGTGAATGTAGACCAAGACGGATCTGCGAGTGGTATTTATCGAAGCCATACTGTTGCTTCCTTGCATTCTCACTTAAATAGATTCGCCTGTGTTAAAGTAACAATTGATTGTGAAAAAGGAGAAGGATTATAGAAAGGAAAAATTTAATCTATGGTAGCACAGCATTTAAACACTGGTTGCCAGAACTAAAAAGAACTCCGAAAGATTTAGATTTCATCGGGCCGGGCGAAAACTCTAAAGGCATAGAATATTTTATGCATACGGGCCTACAATATGTTCTAGATAATAACATTGATGATACATACGTAGACCTAAATTTTTTATATACTATCAAATGTAGTCACCTGCATTATGATATTAATTGGGATAAACATTGTATAGACGTAATGTTTATGCAATCCCACGGAGCTACAATAGATAATACGTTGTACAGCCTGCTGATGAAGGATTGGGAAGTTATTCACGGCCCGAAGAAACTAAATCTCAATCAAGACCCCAAGGACTTCTTCACTCCGCACGTTGACCGAAAGATCGATCATGATGAATTGCACAGTCTAATCGCGTTCTACGACGAGCCGATGTTCAAAAAAATCTTGATGGACGGAAAAAAAGTCTTGACAGATAAGCATAAGTGGGATAGAATATCGGACGAAGACAAAATGATTTGCATTCTTGAGGAAGTATACGTTACTGCTTTCGAGAGATGGCCGAGTTATCCGGAGATGCTTGTGGAGAAAATAATCATGCAAACAGTACAAAATCATCCAAGAACCTCAAATTTTGTTCAAAGAGGTAAAGTGATGACGTTTAGAGAATTGCCTCAAACCGCACAAGATGCGTTGATTCACTATATGTCAGTTGACGGTGCTGCGTGGGCAGTCAGTGATGGATGGGAAGATTGGAAATGGGGAGAAGGTCAACCTTTTACGCTTGAAGTTCGTGCAGAAGTATTATCAGACATTGAAAAATTCAGGGATAGATTCATTGAAGAATACGGAAACACCAAATTCGGCTATGTTATTGTTCCTTATGAGGAACTAATCGAAGCTGTGAATGGCGATGATGTGTTCAATGGAGAAAGTAGAAAATATGAGCCTTGGACTTGTATGCAGGAGGGTGCTTGCACAAAAATCAAGGGAGAATACGATGTTCCAACTTGGCCTGTAATTCTGTCGGGGTTTCATGATGAAACTTTGCAAGACGGTTGGAATCGACTTGCAAATTATTGTAAACAGAAATTGCCTGTCCCTGTTGTTTGGTACGAATGAACAACAGTACCCCTTTGGTGCATATGCTAAAATCCAAGGGAATTAAATTATATTGTGTTTCACTTAGTAAGAATGAATATTTTAAATATGCTATTACGCATATGAAAGAATTATTTAATCATTCTAGTAATAGTTATTTCGTTAATAAAATAAGGAGAATAAAAAATGATTACAATGCAAGAAATTGAAGGTCTTATTGAAGGTGATATCAATGAATTTCTTGGCGAAGTTGATTATGATGATAATTCATTTGAAAACTTTAATTTCGAAGTCGTTGAACAGTTTGGCGGCGAAGGAAAGGGCGATCATTGTTACTACGTAATTAAGTTTACTAGAAAATCAGATTCGGAAGATTTTGTTTATGTACAATTTAACGGGTATTATGATTCCTATAATGGATCAGATTATTCCTACGGTAATAGTTATATTGTAGAACCATACGAAAAAACTATCAGAGCTTGGAGGCAGGTATGATTCAAATCCCACAAGACCCGCAGGTTGTATTTGATATCGTTGTAGAACATGCTTTAAGGCAAAATTGCCGTTCTGCCGATCCTGATAATCCTAACGACTGTATGTATCGTGGGCCTAATGGCACAAAATGTTTTGCTGGAGCATTAATTCCTGATGATAAATATTTACCTAGTTTTGAAGGAAGAAGCTGGATAACATTGATTGCGAGGGGTTCTGTTGAAAGTCATAACAGAGAACTTATTAATGCGCTTCAGGAAATTCATGACTCCTACATTACTGAAAGATGGCCAGAAAAACTTCGAGAACTTGGCAAAGAAAAAGGTTTAAATGTTGACAAACTGACTCCCACAGAGTAAAATAATGCCATGAAAGCAAAATATTATATCTACTGGAATATCCATTTGAAGTGTTTTTCGGTAAGATATCGAGGAAAAGTCATCGGGCATCATACTGCAATACTTGCAAAGAATGCTACTTTTAGCGTTTCGAAAAAAGGCCGCGAACGTGTGCTGCGTGAACAATCTAAAAACGTACATGCTTTTGTTGTTGCAGAAGAAATCTTTACGGGATTTGATGCTTTTTCTTCCTATGAAGAACAAGTAGATCCTGTAGAGGCAAAATATAATCCATATAAGTATTCTACGTTTGTTGATTCTAATGGTAATGAAATCACTAAGGCTGGAGCCGTATATATGGCGGAAGACTTGGGAAAACCACAACTTTTAGTTTTTGGAGCACAAGAAAGATAAAAAATGGATGAAAGAACAAAACTATGCGTTCAATTAGCGAGCGAATGCGCAGAAATTTTAGATGATAAACTAAAAGAAATTGGACAGATATTAGAACCTCACATGGAAACAAGTCACTTTTTCTCTGTTTTGGATAATATTATGAAATTTCTGGTTTTAAGCTCTCAAATGAAAAAGTCTATAAATGAAAAAATCCAAATGATGAAAGGTGAAAATGAATAAACTACATCAAAAAGATGATTTTGAATTTATGTTTTCTTTATTTTTTATTACATTAATGCTTACTAACGTTGTATCTGTATACTCTGCAAAATATATGGGCGAAAAAGATATAAAAAAACAAGCAATAGAAAACAATGCAGCAGAATACGTAGTTGATAAAGACGGTAAAGTAACTTTTAAATGGAAGGGACAAAATGAATAAACTTGAAACTGAACTATCTTGTGAAGTCGATGATATGATTCGCTGTATCGCGAGAGATACAGGTAAAGACTATGCCGTAGTTGAACTTGCTATGTTCAAAGAATATCTATACCCAGAAAGCAACAAAACTTTTGTAACAACTAAATTCGGAAGAGATAAAGCAAAAAATAGCTGGCTTTATGCCAGTATCTATCGTATATTAGATGAAAACGGGATCGAGTCAATTAATATCACTAATGCTATTTAAGGTAAAAAAATGAAGATCACTCCAACAGAAAATTTTTCAGAAGAATTTTGGGCTTATAATCTTCCGCTTCAAATTTATGAAGCTGAATCTGACGACGAACTAGAAGATGAAGAATCAAAATTATATGGCATACTAAACTATATGCCACGCAATGATACAGTTTGCTATATTGAAGAAGTAATGACAAAAGAAGAAATGCAAAATCTTTGTAAAAATTCTGCCGAAATACTTAGAAATCTAGCTGGCTTATTTGATGCTTTTGCGGAAGGTAAAATAGGACACATATATTATCCTGATAGGCCCGTCTCTGAGGCAATCGAAGAATTTAGCAAAACGGCAGACTGCAAATAACCAGTAACGGTATAATATTAAGACAGGCGAGTGGTCTTGGATGGAGAAATTTTCTCAAAAGTAACTTCCGAAATTGAAAAATTTTCTATTGACACTGAGGAATATCCTGTTAAAATGTACATGTTGAAACTATTTAGGTAATAAAAAGGATATTAGAAAATGTCAAAAAAACACTTTATAACATTGAGTAATGCCGTAATTCTTTTTTTTGAAGAAGAACCTGAGTCTCAAAGTTTAAGTTTCGGTGTTTGGGATAATCATAATGATCGACCTGATTGTTATATAGGCGAGCTTAAAAATTGGAGCGTTGAAATATGCGGAAGCGTAGATCTTTTACTTGATGAGTTAATAAAGGAAAACTAACATGACGTATGTATATAAAATTGGTAAGGAATTTTTACTTCGTAATGGTATTACAGCTACGGTTATTGATACTGACTTTGGCCGTCATATACTTCTTAAGTATAATACCGAAGGCAATTGGTCTACTGTTGAAGTTATGCAAGACGGAAGATCATGTTCTGGTGACACAGACTATGATATAGTCTCAGAAAAACCTAAATTACTTAAAAAGACTACATATGCCTTTCTTTATCTAATGGAAAATGACAAATTAGAAATTTGGGGTTTGTATGATATTGACGATACCGATGAAGCCGATATTGATGCAATAATGAATGTCATTATAAATAATGGATATAAGTTTTACGGTATTTCTAAAGTTTGTTTTGAATCAGACGGGACTAAGAAAAAGTTAAATTTTTAACTTGACATTTTTACGTGATACGATATAATAACATGTAATGATGCTATAACTCAATTGGTAAGAGTATTCGCCTTTTAAGCGAAAGGTTGTGAGTTCAAGTCTCACTGGCATCACTGGACAGCAGAATCACAGCTTGTTACACAGGCGTAAGGAAGAACACTGTCTTAGGCTAGAACATAATCAACTCTAGTAACATATTGCGTTCCGGGCAGGACGGAACTGGGGGAAATTGATGCCTTCGGAGGCGTGTGTAAGCCAAGCAATATCCACGGCCTATTCGACTTCTGGTGAGGTCACTAGCCTTTCACGCTAGGCAGGCGGGATCGAAACCCGCATAGGTCACTAATAGTTCGTCGCGGCGGCTACTCCGGAAACGCGCAGCCGGAATATTTGGTTCGACTCCATTGAACTATATTTTTAAGGCGTAAACCATGAAAAAATTTTTAACAGTTTATGAAATATCAAGTATGTCAGAAGATGAATTAAAAAATGTCTATTCTCACACTAAAAAAAATGGACGTTTTAGATGCAGCACTTTAGGCATATACAATGTTAATTTTATAAATTTTGATAACGGAGATAGTGTTATGGAATGGTCGGAAGAACATGGCGAACCTAGAATTCTTTTAAAACCGAATGAAAAAATTAAAGACATAAACGGTGAATATGATTGCGACTACGAATATTCTTTATATATAAAAACATTTTAGCTTACTATCCAAATATACTTGCATACAGCCTTGGAGAAAACCAAAATGAATATTTTATTGTTTGGCGATATAGATCACACATTTAGAATTATATCTTATTTTATATTCGGTTTATTGCTCTTTAATTTGATAATAGGATTTATACCTTACATACTTTCACTTTATAATAATATACCATCTTTTGTTGTTCATATACTAGCTTTTACTGCCATATGCTCTGGAGTTAATCTTTTACTCCTCAATTTTAGCTTTTTTTCGCTTCTAGGATTACTACCTATCTATCTTGGATGGATTTCAATCAGGAGCCGGATTTCTTCTGGCTGATTCGAAAAAAAATCCCTAAACTGTTGACATCGGGCGAATAGACGTTATAATTAAGCCAAAGGATAAAAAATGAACGAACCTGTTAAAATTAATAAAATCAAAGATTCTAAAGCATACCTGTTTTATAATTCAACTGAAATTGGCCTTATTTCAAACCAGTTAGAATTAGATGACGTAAGGCTGCAAATAGCAAAGCAGAAGCTTAGTGGCTATTATATTATTTTTGCTAACCATGAAGGTTTGCAAGAGATAGCTATACGTCCAGACGGTTCTTTAAGTCATTGGCCGAGCGGATTTTTCGACACTCACGGGAAAATACTTGCAGAAATTGTTCGAATAAAAAAGGTTTGTAACAATTAGCTAACGTTATAAACTGGGGGCTTGGATAGACTGGATCTATCGAATTCTACAAAATTAAGATTATTTTGCAAAATAAACTTGACACTGTTCAGTGGAAGCAGTATAATTCATCCATAAGAATTAGAAGCCGGTTCGATTCCGGCAGTCTCACTTTAAAACTAGGTTTAAAAGGATAACATAATGAACGAAATAGAACAAGCCGTGTTTGATAAGTTAGGTCAAGAAGCTCTCGACTATTTTAGGGATAACTTTGATTCCGAAGAAATGTATGAATTTGACGGAATGAATTGCGATGATTGTGATGGTTGGGACGGAGTTTCTAGACGTTGCTCTTGCGGTAATCGTCGTGTTTATTGGATTTGGGATAAATCTGTTTTATATGCTGAGGCTTGGTGAAGTTTTACTTTCGGAATTTTTAAATTTGTAGATTAATTTGCCAAACGTTGTTGACATTATTAGTCTACAGGGTATGATAGTTGAAACCAAAGGAGAAAAATATGAGTATAGCCCGTGCAAATAAAGAAACTTTAAGAAAAATGCTTTTTAAATGCATAACTGATGATAGTTTTAAAGGTTGCTCAACGGCTGTTGTAGAAACTTTCTATGAAACAGTATCGAACGAACCTTGGGAAAGTGAATATATCATAGATTTTCTTGAGTATGCCCGAGGAATTACAAAAGATGGTGATAAAGCAATAGAAGTATTTATTAAGCGAGAAAAAAATGAAAACTAAAGCTTTAGAAGCTATCGAATTAGCCTTGGAAATTAAAGAAAGTGTTTCGCTATCAGAACTAGCAAGTATTATAGACGGTAAAAAACTAGATGTTCTAAAAGAAATTGCAAAAAATAAATCCTTGCTAAAGCTTGATAAAAAAGGAAATATTACTGGCTTTGCAAACGTAAGAGATAAACAACTTAAGGATAAATTCCGGAACGGTGAAGTGTATAGTGTACACGGCATTAATTATGGAGCAGATCGAGAGTTGGTGTGGAATGATTCCAGAGCCGAAGAACTAAAAGTAGGCTATTGGGAGGGCGGTTTTGGCGACTGTAGAGAAATTAAAGTTATACTAGACACAGAAGCTAATAGGAAATTACTGGAAAATTTAGGTGTTATCGAAATAACATCTGCTAAGACGGAACCTATAGAATTTTTTTGGGAGAATTAATATGAAGTTAGAACTTGGTAAGGAATATATAGATAATGTTGGCGATACGTGCGTGGTTTTAGATCTTGACTTTAACGGTACAGTCGTAACTAAATACTCAATTGGTGGTAGTTGGGTTTTACATCGTCATACTATTTCCGGTGCTTCCTTATATGATCGAAGCTGTGACATCATTAAGGAAAAACCCCAAGAACTAACGCTTGTTCAATATGTTGTATTGTACACCTCAAAAGATAAACCTAACCATTTACTTTGTTGGGGTATCTATAGCGATCCGCGATTTCTAGCAGTTGCAAAATCAAACATAATTTCTAGTGGGTATAATTTTTACGGAACCCAAAAAGTAACATTGCGATCAGACGGAACCAAAGAAAACATAAATTTTTAGAATGACAATAGCAGAACTATTAAAACAGTATGCCGATACTATTGATGCAATATTTAAATCTTTCAGTATCGATAATTGTTACGGCGAAATAGATGATCGTACATCTGATTTTTTCAGGATAGACGATAACACAGTTGAATATTCCGATAAAAAATTTGAGGATGAAGGAGTGTATTTAAGCAGTATTATAAAAAAATATGATAACGATACACACTATTTGCTATACATAAACAATGGATGCGGACAAAGATTCTACCAAATATTTGACAAATCGAAAGAAATAAAATGATTGAGATACCAGACGACGAACAATTAGTTTTTGATACTGTGGCCAAACATTTGCTTACCCAAGGAAAAAAAAGTTTGGGAATTAGTGGCAATTGCCTATATCGCAATGAACAAGGGTTGAAGTGCGCCGCAGGATGTTTAATTCCCGACGAACAATACAATGTATATATGGAAGGAAAAAATTGGTCTGAATTAGTGCTTAAAGAACATGTTTCAAATCATTGTTATAAACTTATAGATATGTTGCAGTTTCTCCATGACTTTGAAAGTCCCGATACTTGGCTTTCATTGTTGCACAAATTAGCCAAGGATAAAAATCTTGATACATCTAAGCTACCACTACTAACATAAGAGGTTTAATATGTTATTTATGTATGGCATCAAACTTCCACGAAAACGAAAAAAGGCTTTTTTGGCTTATTTCGCGAAAAAAAATCAAAACTCCGAGTTGACAAACGAGGAGTATGCATTACAATGTTATTGTTCCCAAGGATTGGTTTGTGAAATTCTGTGGGGAGAAAAAAACTCCGCAAAAACAGGAGTTTTTATGACCACAATACTAAAAATTATAGGGCTTATGTTCGCAAGAAGTTTTAATAATAAGTAAATAAGCATATAGAAAAAAAAATACAACATGAAAACTTTTGCCAAAGTATTAGTCGATAGAAATAGAGATTTTGTTTTAATTGAAATTATTTTATGTGATTCTTCTGTATACTGGAGATATAGTTGCGAAACAACCGTTTACCCGTTCAGTGAAAAAGTAAAACATAATGATCCGCTGCTTTATATTTATGATCTTGCTAATCGTCTTAATTGGAGAATCATAGGATACGAAATACTTTAAGCGGCGGCTTTACCGACTTTTTAGGGCTTTGTTATTATGTTGCTTGACAAAATCCCCGAAGCGGTTATAATAACATGCGTTGAGATTACACTAATACGTAAGGAGATAAAATGAAATTCCCGGCAGCAGAAACTATGAAAGAAAGTTCATTGGTTTCATATTTACTTAAAATTAAGCAAATGATTTTAGATAAAGTTAGTGAAGGTGAATGTAGTATTATTATACCTAAAAACGAAACACACAATTTTGATTTAGTAGAACAACTTGAACTATCCGGCTACCAAGTTTCAACAAGTTACATGAATAATGAGGAATTTGTTTATATCTCTTGGAAACAACAAAATACTGTTGTTAATTTGGAATTGCACTGTCCTAGTTACGTTAAAACTCCATATATCTAAAAGATTTGAAAGTAAGTAAAATCTTAAAAATTTAATAGTCAGAAAGTAGTAATGAAATGAAAATAAAATTTAACTGGTTTAATGAAGCCGACATTTCACGCTTATCTAATCTTGCATCTCGTTATTTTTTAGAAACTATGCATATACCAACAGAAGATTCTTTTATATACAAACATCATGAAGATATGTTGAAAGACGGTTATTATCAATTATTCGAAACTGATTTTCAATCATTTTCTAAATATGCCAAATACTTCGGCCTTGAACCTATAAGGGAGGATTAATATGAAAACTTTTATTGGTGTATCTTGCGTTATTTTATCTTCACTGTTTTTTATCGCGGCATTTCTTTCTTGTATTGTAATGCTCGGATATTCAGCAACGGGCTTTATAAGAGAAATTAAATCTGAAACTACAAGTTTCTACAATATTCTTTTTTATGTTGCTGGACTTTTGTTTTTTCAGATTCCCGGAGTTATTCTTTTTATTTTTGGTCTCGTTTTCGGATTTATTGCTTCTCGCAAGCTATCATAGTTACGCCCGCATAGCTCAGTTGTACAGAGCGTTCGCCTTCTAAGCGAAATGTCGCAGGTTAGAGTCCTGCTGTGGGTACTTGATATATAAATAGTTCTAAAAATAATTAATAATGAGCATATTGACGAAACTTCCTAAACACATACAAGATAGTATACTATCTAAAGACCCCAAGCTACGATTAGATTTATTGATGATTTCATCCTTAGAGTGTAAGGGATGGGAAGTTAGTTTTCCGGATGATATTATAGATTGGAGACACTCGGCTACATTCTCTAAAGGCCCTTACACAGTTTATAGATATAAAGGCGATTGGGTTTGCAGTGAAATGACTGATAAAGGCATCCAGAAAAAAACTTTTGATTTTTTAGAAGATGCTGTTGATTTTGCTGAAAAAGTTTGTTGACAAAGGCTATAATCATGTTAAAATATCCCCGTAGCTCAGTTGGCTAGAGCAACTGCCTTCTAAGCAGTAGATCGTAGGTTCGAGTCCTACTGGGGATGCTAATAATAACACTAATTTTATTTGGAGAAATTATGGAAACTGTTCAGTCGTTGCGTGAAAATGGTTATAAAGTTTTTGTAAAGCATTTGCGTAGATATAAAAGTGTTGGCTATAATAAGGGCACACCATTTATTTTCGACGCATTTGAAACAAAGCATGAAATTCCCCTTGGATCTAAGATGCTTGCTACTGGCGGTGTAACCACAGTAGAAGTTATTACACCTAACGGTGATTCTTATAATGCTGTTGCTCAATGTCACAACAATGATGTTTTCGAGAAGAAGGCAGGATGCAGGCTTGCATTAGAGCGAGCATTGCGTCAAATTTTTTAGTTTTTATTTTTAAGGATTTTTATCGATCTGCAATCGGTTGTAGATGATTTTGTTAACGGTGTTATTTAATATTTTAGAAAGGTTTACAATGAAGAACATGTTTTTTGCTTTAGTTTTAGTTTTTAGTCTTGCATCTTTTGGACTTGCTTCGGGCGGTGATTGTGCCTCCGGTCGATGTCTCAAGACTGTTGGTGCGGTCGCAGTAGCACCCGTCCGAGTTGCAGCCGTTGTTGTTGATGGTGCCGTTGAAACCACCACTGCCGTTGCACAGCGAACCGTAACAGCGACTCGCAATGTTGCCGCGACCAGCACACGGGTTGCAGTAAGGCCCGTCCGACGCTTGCTTAGCGTATTCCGCTAAGACATAAGTACCAACAAACATTTGGGGTGGCCGGTCCACCCTTTTTTTATAGAAAGAAAAAAAATGAATATTGATAACTTAAAAGATTTAATACTACAGCACGTTAAAGCTAGATCAAATAAAGTTAGCGTGCTTAAATTTCTTGCGGGCGAATATGAAAGACTTAATTATAGTAATTCCGTCACAGTAGAACAGATAGTTCGCAAGGCAATAGATAATAACAACACATGTCTTGCGGCCCGCGAAGATGAAAATCTAAAAATTGAAAATGATTTTCTCAAAACGCTGTTGCCTAATTATCTAAGCGTTGCAGAATTAAAGTCTGCGGTCGGGCATCTTAATTTAGATAGTACGGGTGCTAGCGTTGGCAAGGCTATTAAATATCTAAAGTCTAACGGGCTTGCGTTCTTACCCGAGGACGTAAAGAAAGCACTAGAATGAATTATCTAAATGTAAACATACCTACTTTTGCGGCTTATGTTGACGAAGGCTTTTTTTACAATAGGCCCGCAAGCAATGAAGCCCCAAGAGTATTAGTAGAGGTGTTTTCTTTTACTTCTATACCGCAGAGATGCGGAATGTTTTCCGTTATGACAGAATGGGGTACACAACATGCCCGAGTGCCAATACATTATTTGCATACATGCGAGTCCGGCGGCAGTTTTTATCCGTTAGATTTTATACAATTGTGGGATAGTTATAGTTATTACGTTTCATGTAGTATTGTAGAGTATACCAAAAACCGCAAAGTTGAAATTTTATTGAAAGATAAAAAGGTTACTACGGCCAAGTATTTGTTTACTATAGATTGGTGTTTGGGGCCTCAATATAATTATGGTTACGCAGAAATGGCTGGCGGGCATAAATGCGGCCACGTATTTGAGGGCGATGGACAATATTTTATACAACCAAATAATAGAGTAATGTGGATGGATGGCGGGGCATTCATTAGCAAGAAACTTACGAAGCCAGATTGGAAAGTATTCTCACAAGAATTTAGTTGTGAAAACACTGGTTCTAAATGGGTTAGCGAATCCAATGAAGAACTTTTTTTCTATCAATTCAAAGAAAAATAAGTTGACACACCGCAATGCGGTGGTATAATGAGGGAGTAAAGATCGTGAGTGGAAGTCACGAGGCGACAGCGGGAAAGACTGCAAAATAGGGGCTTGGCAACTTGGAGTTGCGGACTGGGCGGCATGGAAAACCGCTAGAAGAAATTCGATCCAAACCAGTTCAATCCGTTCGAATCGGGAGTCCCTGCTAGGATCGGCGGCGTGGCGTAACCACGACGCAAAACGGCGAGGCGTTATCTCACAATCGGTGAAACTCTGCCATGACACGAAACAGGGAGAGCTGGTGCCGTCGTGAAGTGAGAAGCAGCAGGTATCCAATCCTGTCCGGTCCTTTTTACTTTTTATTTTTACTCATGAGAATAAAACGATGGAAAAACAATGGGCGAATAAGACGCTCGACGGAATCACCGGCAACAGCGTGCGAAACATTCGGAATAGTGAGAACTACGGAGGGCATTTACTACAAGGACAGATCTTTTTCAAATTGCAATGGGTTACAGGGATTTGGTATCCAGACGGCAAATACGCAGGGACGCTAGTTAATACAAATGATCCGTCACTAGATTTATTCGAGATACTTTGATGAAGCTACTACTCAACACCATTGGCGTTACTGCTTATTCTGCATTGCTGGCGATTATTGCTTATACAATAGCACCAACGGAATCAGCATTTGCCGATGCAGCGACCACGTTTGTTATTGCTATGATCTTGTGCGGTGTATTTATATATTTTCATCCCGACCCAATTGTTACGAATGTTCCTTAAAAACCTATCTTAAATAAACGGAGTCTCATAAATAATGCATCTAACCAGTTTTTTACTTGGTGTATACCTTACTGGTTTTTTTATAACACTACCAGTCGTTGCCTTTTTTTGTATTCTCGGCGGTAAAGATTCTGATATATGGAAAATATTTGTTTATCCGATTTTTTGGCCGATTATTTTTTTATTTTGTGTTTTTAAGGCTAAAAACAATGTTTTCTCAATGCTTGCTATACGTGTAGCTAAACGAGTAAATCCAAAGATTTGGCAATAGTTAATTTTATAAATAAAAATCTGCGGCATTGGCGAAATGGTGAAACGCCTTGGACTTAAAATCCAAGACCCATCGGGTGAACACTACTGGTTCGAGTCCAGTATGCCGTACTTTGTTAAAGCTAAAGAAGAGACAATGGTTGTTTTGGTGTTTAGTTTACCAAAATAGGAAAAGTAAAACAACTTTAATTTTTTATAAGGCAAACAGATGAAGCAAGATGAATTTACTGAATCAAAACTAGGTGAGGTTATTGAAGTATTCAGAGATGCATTAAGAAGCTCAGATCAAGTAAGTAATGACGAGACCGAGAAATATTTTCGCGATATTGCAAGTGGTAAGTCCAGACCTGCCCTAATTCACGAGAATGCAGTTCTGGCGGCTCGGTGTTTTATTGCAATTTTTGATCATGCTAAACATATGGAAAAAGAGGGGCTGTAATGAATAGCTACCTCGAAGAATTTTATAATTTAGCTTGCCACATTGATGTATTGCAATTTTTTAATAATTACAAGAGAACATCAAAAATACACAAAGAGCTTACCGAAAGTATCGGCTGCTACAAAGCAGCCGTAGAGATGATGAATTTAGATGTAAGCCAAGAAAGACTTGTATTTATAATCGGTGACGGTAAATTTGCTAGAACTGCATCTGTATTTGCACACATGACAAAATGGACATGCGTATCTATAGATCCTCAACTTGACATTGAATGGTTTAATAAGTATAGCTTATACAAGAATTCCGTAGGACAAAATATCCGCAGATTAGAATGTATAAACTCAAAAATAGAAGATGCAAATATTGATTATGAAAAATTTAAAAATTTTGATAATATTTTGCTTGTGTTTCCGCATTCCCATGCTACAATAAAGTCATCAGTAGCGAAATTGTCAACCGTCTTCACGGAAGACAGAACGTTCGATATGATTAACATACCTTGCTGTGTTGAAGTGCCTAGTAATTTTAGAGCACAAAGATTTGTGAAATACAGTGAATATATGTCGTACTGCGACACAAATGTTATTTCGCCAAAAAACACCGTTCATTGTTGGAAAAATTTAACAGCTAATATTTTAATGAGGAAATAATGAAAATTGATTGGACATTGATTAAAAACGCAGATGTTTACACTTTTGCTCACGGCCTTACATCCGGGCGATCTTTGTATCGCTTGTATGTAAACACAGAGGCTGGCGGGCAAGTAAGAAATCTTGTGCGTCAGGGTGTTGAAAGAGCTAGAGTGTTAGCTAAAAAGACTCTACGCAGAAGGATGTTAAAAGGATCATTTACTTTAACCGATGTATAGTTTAAGTGGTGCAGAACATGGTGGGAATCCATCAAAGTAGCGGTTCGAGTCCGCCAAATCGACCAAAAGTAAGTAAAAGAGATAGAGAAAGATTATCTAGATTAGATAGAAAGATACATAAACTTAAAGAATGTATGAAATTTGCTAAGAATTGTAACCTTCCTTTTTCAAGATATGAAACCTCTATATTTAAATTTGATATACAAAGAAAACTACTAAGAAATAAAATGAAGGGCTATGCTAACAAAACATAAAACTAAAAAGAAAAAGCTTCGGGAAAAATCTGTATATCAAAAAGTCCTAAAAAGACGGCAGAAGATTCGGGAAGATAACAGGTTAAAATATGTTTTAGGAAAACTTGCAAAGGAAACTGAAAAGTTGTCTGCTCCTAAAACTACACTAAGAAAATATAAAGTGGAATTGCTTGAAGAACGTAAAACAATTCCTGAAAACGAAGAAAAAAATAGTTGACAAATCAAATCTGTAAACTATAATAAAACAAAACAGGGATGAATGAAAAAGATTAACTTAATTTTATCAAGAAAAATTCTTTTTCAACTTTTTGCCCGTTTTTATTGTGAGATAGCTTAATGGTAGAGCACGTAAAACTCTTGTATACTTTTTTACTATGTACGATAATACAAGATTAACCAATGCTAATGGCGTTGTGTAGGTTCGATTCCTACTCTCACAGCTATTGATTTTAGTAGGTGAAAAAGTATAGAATTATTTAATTAGTTTATGCAAGTGACAAAATTAAATAGTACCAAATAGCATACTTTAGATGTTTTATTCAGGTTTTACATTAGTCTTGCAGCTAGTATAATCGGGATAAATACTATCACTAATGAAGGCTTTCAGAAATTTGGTCACGACTACTAAAAACAATCCGCCTATGTTGTAATGGTAGCACAATAACTCAAGCATTGTTTTTTACTATGTACGTTTGATGTTTGATTAACTTTTTGGTGTAAAGCGGTCTAGGTTCGATTCCTAGTAGGCGGGCTACTTTTATTTACTGGAGAAATATTATGACTTTTAAGTATCTGAATCAAAAAACTTCTGTTCAAAATCCTATCGTCGGTCGCAAGGAAATGGTTCAAACCAACGGCGGCGGTTACGCTTTCAAGATTGACGATCTTCAAATTCTTGACAGATTTTTGAGTCTTGGAGCTACTTCCGGTACTTATTATATGTCGAAAGAAAAAGTACAGTATACCAATACTGAAAATATTGTTTCGTGCGTTCAGTCTGCTCCTAATGAAACATTAAATAGAATCGTTGAAGTTTCCAGTAAGGGTCTTGCACATAAGAACGATCATGCTATTTATGCACTTGCGTTAGTTTTTGTTCATGGAGATAACTCTGTAAAAACTAGGGCCGTTGTAGAATTTAACAAGATTGTACGAACTGCTACTCACTTGTTTATGTTTTGTGCATTTATTAAAGAGATGCGTGGTTTTGGTAAGCTTGTACGTCAAGCGATTAACAATTGGTATGTATCAAAAGATACTAAGTCTTTTGCATATCAGGTTTCTAAGTATCAACAACGTGAAGGTTGGTCTCACAAAGACGTATTTTGCCTGACTCACCCAAAGTTTGGTAAGACCACTAATATGAATAAGATTGCTAAGTGGGCTATGGGTAATTTGGATACTTCCAACCTAAAGCCTTCCGATGAAGGACTTGTTCTGTGTAAAGCAGTTGATGATGCAAAACACATCAAAAATGCTAAAGAATTAGTAGATCATATCTCGAATTATAAACTACAGAGAGAACATATTCCTACTGAATTTTTGAATAAGCCCGAGATTCAAGAAGCTTTGCTTCCGCATATGAACGCTACGGCACTTATCAGAAGTCTTTCGGTAATGACTGCTAGCGGGCTTATCTCGCCACTGTCTAAATCAACAAAGTATATTGTCGGCAGGCTAAATGATAAGGATTGGCTTAGAGGTCAAAGAATTCATCCACTTTCTATTCTAGTCGCAAATAGAATCTATGGGCAAGGCAGAGGAATGAAAGGTTCACTTACTTGGAATACAGATAGAAATATTTTGGACGCACTAGAAAATGCTTTCTATAATGCTTTTGACGCTATCCAGCCTACTAATAAGAATTATATGTACGGAATTGATGTTTCGGGTTCGATGAGTTCCCATTTTAACGATACGCCATTGCGGTTCTGCGAGGTTGCAGCCGTTCTAGCGATGGCTCATGTGCGCACAGAGCCTTGGACATTCGTTGGCGGTTTTGCGAGCGGTTTTGTAGATTTAGGAATATCCTCCAAGGATACATTGAAGTCTGCTACTGAAAAATGCCTTAAGAATAATTTCGGATCGACTAATCCTTCCGCAGTTCTTTCTTATGCCAAGCAAAATAAAATGGATGTTGATTGTTTCATAATTATCACAGATAACGAAGTTAATTCTGGTAATCACGTTTCGTCCGAACTTAAATCCAACTTCCCTAAGTCCAAGATGATTGTTTGCGGGCTTGCGGTAAATAACTTTAGCATTGCAGATCCTAAAAATCCTAACATGCTAGATATCGCTGGATTTTCCCCGGAAATCACTTCCGCTATTTCTTCGTTCGCACGCTCTTGACAAATGCTGATCTCGTGTTAAAATAGCCAGAGAACAACTCTCTGGCTTTATTTTTTTATGGAGACTACTGTGGAACTAATTATTTTTTTTATTATTCTTTCTCCTGTTATAGCAGCTCTGTATGTATCGTATCAAGCGAAGGACGGAAAATCTCAAGGATTCACACATAAACATGAGCCGGTAAAATATGTTACGCCAGAGCAGCTTATGCTTAGAAATACCTACATTCGTGCTTTAGATGGGGATTGGCGTGCCAGAGAATGGCTGACAAAGAACTTTTTTGATGCGGATAAACTTAAGGAGGAAAACAAGAAAAAGCCTCAAAAGCCAAAACCTAAAAAGCAAAATACTCCTAAGAAAAACACTACTCCGAGCGATAATAAGCAAAAGCTTATAGTTTCTGAGGCTGTGTCGGCTTTAATCACTCTTGGTCACTCTCCCACACAAGCTAAAATAATTGTCCAAAACAAGCTTTCGGAAAAAGTATATAAATCAACAGAGGAATTAATTACAGATGTATACGGATAGAGAAGTAAATATAATATATGGATTATTTAGTACGTATTTTACAAATGTAAAAATAATCAACGAAGAAACCTCGCTAACAGTTTTTTTTGATGAAGTAGATTACGAAGAAATGAAAAGAAAAATTGAAGATCAAGAACTGTTGGATGCGATAGGAATAACTTTAAAAGTAAACGGAATTAAATTTAGCACCTTTACTCTTACTCTAAATTTTTGCCAAATAATATGAAAACAGCAGATATTTTTATACTTAAATCTAATCACAATAACGAAGCAGCCTTTCACGAAGAAACTTCTTATTACAACGTTAACGATATCTATAAACAGTCGGAGTCTTTAAAGCTTTCATGTTCTATAAATTCAGTTTACATAAATGAAGTCCCAAGATCAACAGAAGCAGCTATTGTAATTTTCTTACAAGACAACTGCATGATTCCCGGAAACTATATCTCTCGGGTACTATCTTTAAAAACACTGCATCCAGAAGCATCCGGCTTTTTCTCAGATGTAAATGCCCGTATTACTAGGTGCAGCCGTGAGGTTTCCGAATTTTATGAATACTTCTACAGAAAGATTAATTTTGATTCGAATACTCTATCTTATAAATGTAAAACAGTAGAAGAATTAAGAAGTCTTCATGGTTTAGTTATTGATGGCAGGACGTATAATGCAGTTGGTGGTTACACGCCGTATAAAATTAAAAGCAAGTCCTGCTATTATAATCATGCATTTTTCAGTTCTTTATTAAGTTATTCAAGTCTTATATATAGCTCAAGTCTTAAAACTGTAGTTAATATAAATAACTCATCGGATTCTGACCTAGCTTATGAAAGTGCCGGTATAGAATTTGCACAAAAGAATTTAAACCAAGAAGTATTCGAATATACTTATCCTAATATATACAACAATGTATATTTTCAGCACGGAATATTTACAGTAAAAACAAAAGGTGCTTTTATTCAATGATATCAATAAAAAGCCCGACAGCATTTTCTGTTCATAGATATGGCTGGCATTACGCCATGAGCTTCTTAAAGGATTTTCATAGCCAGAACGGTATACTGCTAGACGACTTTATAGAAAAAACTCACTCTTGGAATGTTGATTTTTCCACTCCATATAAACGGCCTTGGGTTGGATTTTTGCACAATCCTCACAATATGCCAAGATGGTTTGATTACCAGCATTCACCGCAATCTATTCTAGAGAGTGCCCGTTTTCAAGAATCTCTGAGGTTCTGCCGGGGTTTGATCGTGCTGTCGGATTATCTCGCAGATTGGCTCAGGCAGAAGGTTACAGTGCCTGTTATTTCATTGAAGCATCCGACTGGGCCTGCCAATCTTCTATGGAACTATAGAAAGTATAAAAATAAACCTAAGATAGTACAGCTTGGATATTGGTTACGTAAGCTATCACAAATATATTTACTTAAAACAGATATTGATAAATACTGGTTGCCGTCAAATCAAAATTACTCAAAATATTTGCTAGACATAGAAACCAGAGTAAACAATATAGAAATAAAAAATAAGGATAGTGTCATTATTCCAGAACATTTGTCTAACTTGGATTACGATGAAATGCTTTCGGGCTGTGTAGCAGTTATGAATTTATACGATAGCTCTGCCAACAACGCACTTATAGAGTGTATTATTAGAAATACCCCTGTTATAATTAATAGACATCCTGCTGCAATAGAATATCTTGGAAATAACTATCCTCTTTATTGCGATTTCTCAGAATTTTCAGCAGAAAAACTTCTCTGTCCGGCTAAAATACTTGAAACTAATGAATATCTTGCGGGCCTAAACAAAGATTATCTCAAAGGCTCCTATTTCGCAAAAACATTTTATGAAAATATTAGACCTATTCTATAAAAAAAAGAGCATATATTTAACACTTCTAGACGGTAAAAAAGTAGATATACTTAACTTATCACCTAGCGATATACATATTGTAGACATAACAATGTCTCTTTCTAAAATATGTAGATTTAACGGGCACTGTAATTATTTTTATTCAGTTGCTGAACATTCTATGCTATGTTATTACATGGCTTTGGGCGATGGAATCACCGATAAAGAAGCTCTAAAAGCTATATTTGCACATGATTTTAGCGAAGCTTATTGTGGAGATATAATCACTCCTATAAAAGCTTATTTAGGAAAAAAGTTTAGCAATATAGAACAAAAAATAACTAATGCCATATCTTTAAAATATAATATAAACTTTGATAAATATAAAGATATTGTAAAATATTACGATAAAAAATCTTTAGATGGTGAAATAAATTATTACAAAGATCCTAAAAAAATTACTTACGACGGCTTAGTTTCAGCAAATCTTGAAGCTGAAGAATTTTTTAACATATTTATAAGGCTTTTCGAAGATGAAAAACATACATATAACTTGCCCGGTCAATAAACTTAGCTATGGCTATACATCATACTATCTTATAAAAGAGCTTTTAAAGCTTAAGAATAATATCTTTTTTTATAATATAGGCCCCGTAGATAATGATTTAGCAAAAGACGTAGTCAGTATACATTTTTTAAATAAACATGTTGACATATTTGCAAAACATCAACCTTACGACACCGTATCATTAAAAATATGGCACCAGAATGAAGTTCATGGAATGCCTGTTCGTGGTCATCACTACGGCTTCCCAATATTCGAACTAGATAAATTTAATGAAATAGAAAAAGCAAGCCTTAAGCTTTGCGACGAACTTATAACATGCTCTAAATGGGGAGCTAAAGTAATAAAAGAACAGACAGGAAAAGATTGCCATGTAGTTCCGTTAGGAATAGATGATGAAATTTTTAAACCATGCGGGCCATCTACGCTTAAAAATACTATATTTTTTAATTGCGGCAAATGGGAAATAAGAAAAGGTCACGACATATTAATAGAATGTTTTAATAAAGCATTTAATGAAAGCGATAACGTAGAATTATGGTTAATGTGTGACAATATATTTTTACAAGACGGCGGCAAAAGCTGGATTGATTTATGCAAAAAATCAAAATTATCTTCAAAAATTAGGCTTATACCTAGACAAAACGATCATGCTGATGTATACAGAATTATGTCTAAGACCGATGTTGGTGTATTCCCGTCTCATGCCGAAGGTTGGAATCTAGAATTACTAGAACTTATGGCAATAGGCAAGCACGTTATAGCGACTGATTATTCCGCACATACAGAATATTGCACCAGTGAAAATTCTTCACTACTAAATATAGACTCTTTGGAGTCTGCATACGACGGAATATGGTTTCATAATAACGGAAGGTGGGCAGAAATTAAAGACGAAACAAAAGATCAAATGATTTCATATATGCGAATGCACCACAAGAATAAACAGGACGGACTTTTGGGTATAAATAGTAAGGGTATAGAAACAGGAAAACAGTATACTTGGGCTAATTCCGCCAAAATTCTTTCTGATTTATTGAACAATGACGATATTTAACACGACAAAAGAGCTTATCAAAGCTTACGAAAATGGATACAACGCAACCATCTTTGATAATAAAGAGAATGATGATGTATTGCAACATTTAAAGTATCCAATTTTTGGCGATGCTGCACAAAACATAAAAGGTAGCGGTTTAGGTAAAATAGCTTTACCTTATAAATTAGTTAGAAAATACGATAAAAATTTTGCATCTGATGAAAACCAGCTTACAGGTGATTGTAGTTCGCACGGATGCAGAAACGCAACCACAATTTCTCTAGTTTCCGACATAGAAGAACGTTTAGAGGCTGAGGGATATGCAGGAAGATTAGCCACAGAAGTAATATATGGCTATCGAGGACACGGCGGACAAGGAATGTCCGTTGCTCGGGCGGTAAATTTTCTTTCAGAAATAGGCGGAATAGCATTACGTCGCAAATACGGAAAATATGATCTGTCCAAATACAATCCTCAAATTGGTATAAATTGGGGCAGAACCGGCGTTCCTAAATCAGTTATATCAGAAATAAATACAAACAAAGTTCTGACTGTTTCTTTATCCAGAGCAGTAGATGAGTTACGTGATGCTATTTATAACGGATATGGGGTTGTAGTAGGAAGCAATGTTGGTTTTTCATCTAAACGCGATAAAAACGGTATATCTAATCCTAAAGGTAGTTGGAATCATGCCATGTGCTTCGGCGGCATGGACGACACTAAAACCAGAAGTTCCGAAACGCTATTTTTAATACTAAATTCTTGGGCCGACTGGAATTCAGGCCCGAAAGCATATGATCAGCCCGATGGAAGCTTTTGGATTACAGCAACTGTTGCCGATAAAATGATTAGACAGCGACAAACTTGGGTTATAGGAAATGTTAATGGTTTTCCCGCTAAATCTGTAAACTGGGGATTATTTGATGATATATTATAAATACCTACTGATATTCACACTGATATTTTTACCTTCCATATCTCTTGGAGAAGAGTCTATTTCTGTAAAAAAAAGGCGTGTAGAAATAAAAAATGTTATACAGAAACATATAGATAAAATCATGGTTTCTGAAACTGAAAAAGAAAAAGATGAAGAAACTGTTGCTCCTGATAATTCGGGAGTATGTAAAAAATGCAAGGGATTGAAGTACATAGTTCAGGGAGACGGCCACAAAACACCTTGCCCGCTTTGTACTAATTTAGGCGATCAGATTATAGAAGAAAAAAAAGCAACTATTTATTTTTATTCTTCGGACAATTGTGATTTGTGTGAAAAATGGAAAGCCGAAGAATTGCCGGGCCTTTTAAATTATAATGTAGTCGAAATAAACGAAACTACATCCGTCAGGAAAAAGTTTGGTAAATACCCAGCTTATGAATTAAAGATCGGTAATTATACTGTTCAATATATAGGTTATTTAAACAAAAAGGTAGTTGGAGATATTTATGACAAGTACAAAAAATGATACGCTTCAAGATTTAGCAGTATCTATCGGGGCTTCTTATTCGTCAGGTAAGGATCTTCCTACGTTAGACCCACTGATCATATTAACAGTCGGAAAAATAATTTTCGATGTAATAATCATGATTAAAAAGTGTTATGACACTAGAAATACCGCTACTTTATCAGAAAGATTAAAATATGTCGGCCCGGTACAAAAATCTATTTTATGGCTTGTTGTTAAACGCCATACAGCAAGAACACATTTAGATTCAAGATTATTAATGAATCTAATTTTATCTCAGTCTTTAACAGAAGAACAATTAATTAATCTATTAGGAGATTAAAATGTTAGAAAAAGCAAATTTAATTACATCAAAAAGATTATGGATAGGCATTCTTACTGCCGTAATTCCTATTTTAGCAAAAGAATTTTTCCAATTAGAATTAACACCTACTCAAATTGATAATATAACCAATGTAGGGCTGTTCTTAATAGGTGCATATACAGTCAAAGATCACTTAAAGTAAACTAAAATGAGTACAGCACAAATTATATCATTAATAGCGGCAGTAGTTTTAGGGTTCCAATATGTTAAACCATATTTGGTAAAAGCTACTGCTGCCATAAAAAAGGATGAACCGCTTGTAACCGCAGAAAAAGATTTTGAGCCAACAATGTCGGACGTTGTAGATTCTTGGAGCAAATTAAAGTCTAACTGCGAAACACTCGGGTTAACCGATGCTTCTGATGCATTAGATTCAGTTTTCCCACTTTTTGTTAAAAAGAAATCGAATGGATTATAAGCCAGTATTAATTATTCTTCTATTGCTTTTTTCCGCATTCGGAGACAAAATAGACTTGACAAACTTGCAGTTTCTTGCTATAATGCAGAAGGTGGAAGTAGTTAAGCCGTCAGAAGAATTTATTACATTTTCTAATTCTGTTGTTGGCGATATAAAAGGGCAGGACAGAATAGAATTGGCGTTATATTGTGATTCTTTAAGCGAAAAGCTATTAGAATTAAAAGATAAAAAACCTAAAATGTCTCAAATTGTAGATATATTTAGCGGGTCTTTTAAAGAATTATACGAAAACAAGTACAACGATAAATACAAAGATTTTTCAGACAGCCTTATTTCCATACTAAAAATTTACACGGAAGATAAAGACCGTTTTATTTCTTCGGAAGAAATTCAGCAAATGTCTTTATATTATAAGGGTCTGGCATGGAATATTTTAACACAATAAGTTGGCTTGTAATAGCAAAAGATAGATCTAAAAGTATATACGAACAAAATTTATTGCTTTTAGATGACAAACTTAGCATTCCCTCTATTCCGCTTCTATACGGAGAATCTATAGAATCTAAGTTTTTTGAGTTATCCGAAAAAACAATAAAATATTCTAATGGATGGATACAAAAAAATCTTATAGATATTAACTCTGTAAATCAAGAAGGAGTTATTTGTGATTTTTTGTACTCTTCTGTGTTATTATTTATGCCTAACCTAAACAAAATAGGAACTTTTTACTCTCTAAAAGAAATAGAAGAAAGAAACATTATATTAAATGGACGAATCAGAAATTGTATCACAAGAGAATCCTCAAGACCGTTTTGAAAACATGTCTTGCATGTTAAGCTTTCAGCTAAGTCAAGACAGTGATTTATGCTTTGACGTTTTATGGAACGAAGACGAGGATTTGAAAAAGCTTGCGATTTTAATACATACTATTAAAAATAGTGATTTAATCGAAAAGCAAATAGCAGGTATGGACACAGATAGCCCTGAATCTGTACAATTATTACTGACTTATCTTAAGCAGTTATCTAAAAATAACACAGTCATGAAGCCAGATCAGGTGCTAAATTATGAAGAATCATAAAAAAATAACTTGGGAATATTGGAATGAAAAAGAGAAAGAATTTTTAGATTCTGAGAATAAAGACAAGAACAAGGAAAATAACGATTTTCTCCAATCGGAAAAAAACGATCTAATTCCCACTATTCCTTTTAACGAGAACCCGCTTATGCTGGGGCCTTTTGGGGCCGTAGAGAAAAAATCTATTTTCAAACCTACCGATAGATGGGAATGCTGGATAGCTAACACGAATTTTAAAATTACAGAAGATTTTTATAATTTTCTGAATGAAAAAGTTGATGGAATATCTGCTTTTAAGATACTGGACCCCTACTCTTTTGCTATAGGCGTAGCAAAATTATTTGAGTTTAAAGACGTTGCAATACAAATTAAGGATTTTTTAGAGGAAACTAATGGAACAATTACACCTGATGAGCCTGACGGAACTTTTACAGAATAGCGATGTGGTTAACATAGCATTATCTTCCTTCAATAAACACGGCAAACTTATTTATAGTATAGATAGGTCTCCATATTTGAAGAAGCAGTTAATAGAAGAAGGTATATGGCTAGCACATAAACATTACAAAGACAATCTAAAATCGTCCTTTTTAACTTATGTCTACCTAAGAGTTCGTTTTGTATGCCTCACTTTCATAAGAGATCATGCAAGAAGACATAAAAATACCGTACATTTATCTACAATAACTCGCGATAACGATAAATTAGATATATCCTGCTATAGAAACAATGACATTGAAATTATAGATATTCTAGATTCTTTAAAGCCCGTAGAAAGAGATTTAGTTACAAAGGTTTACATTGAAAATGTTAGTATCCAAGATATCGCCAAGCAAAAAAACGTAAAAGAACTTACAATTTTAACTCAATTGAATAAAATTATAAAGCAGCTTAAGATGAGTATAAATAGTTAGGAAAAAAGGATTCTTGCTTAGGACAATAAGATTGCAGAATATTATATTCTACAAGGTAAAAAAATGGCCGTTACAACAAAATTTGGTGCTGTAAAAGGAACTAGGGGTGCTTCTAACCCTGTTCAAACCATTAGTGGGGTTATTATGAATAACTCTACTACTGGCGGTGGAGGTATTACTACCTCTTTTTCAATATTAGAAGCTATTGCTTTAAATGTTAATTTTACTAGCGGTGTTCGAGAAAGAGATTCTGGAAGTTCTATTACTAGAGCCAGAAAAATTCTTTCCTCGGGTGTTTTTGCATACAATGCTGCCGCTGCTGGAACTTATGTAATTTCCAGAATTGCTACCACTCTTGCCGGTGTCTCAACTAACGTTATGTTATTTATGGCACAAGCAAATAAAGTCAAATCTATTCATGAGTTTAATCATGACTTTGGCGTTAGAATGCTTCAAGCTTGGGTTAATGGTAGATTTTCTTGGACTGGCAAGTTAGCAAACGGTAACTCTAAAGCTTCAAGAATTATGTGGTTAAATGCTGCTGGAACCGCAGTTGCTGCTCCTTCTCCTTTAAATACTTTCTTCATGAGAGATTTAAGAGACGGAAACGCTACTGACAAAGCTGTTGATGATGCAGCTACCCCAACCAGAGCATTGCCCGGAGAACTATTCTTCCAAGTTGACTTTGTTAACAAGTCTCTAAGTGGCGGAAGCTTCTTCGATTACAAACCTATCACTGGTATGTAATAGATTTTTCAAATTTTTTAATTAAGAGGGGGGCTAAAACCCCCCTCATTTGGGGGAGTCATCATGTCTTGGATTAATAATCAGCCTGTAGATTTTTTCACCAGTGCTTTTATCCATTCAGAAGTTCCTATGGTTGTTTGTGCCAATTCTGGAAAAATTCTTTGGGTGAATCGTGCCTTTGAAGATTTTATCGGCTATAATAGCTGGGAGCTTACTGTTGGTCAAACAGGTAGCGGAATCACTTGGGAAAAACTATCGTTAAATGATGAAAACCTAGAAGCAGATCGTGCCATGATTAAACAATGCATTGACGGCGATCTAAAAAGCTATTCTATAAAAAAGCAATATATACCAAAGAACGATAAACCAGTATGGGTTGATATGCATGTCGTTAGATATCCTCTCGATGGCGAATTAAAATATTTCATGATAACTGTGATGCCGTTAAAAAATGGAACCGCCGCAGCTTTCAATACTGCTATTTCTGCTATAAAGGAATTTACAGACAAAATGAATGCTTACACCGCCCAAATACCTCAAATGGAAGAAAAAATTATATCCGGGGTTGAGAGCAAGATTAAAACACAAACTGAAATACAAAACATTTTCTTAAACGTGGCAAAACTCGTTGAAAAGTATCCTAAGGTATCAATCGCTATAATAATGACCATATTAGTTATGATACTTGGAAATCAATTAGTTGAAGCTATTAAAAACATGAAAGCAATTATAGGTGGATAATGAACAAAGATAAAGAGTTAAAATTGTTAGAGGCTGTTACTGCTGCTAGAAACGCTAATAAATCTAAAGGTATTGATTTTGCTTGGGATACTGTTGATATGTCATTGGATTGGGACGATCTTTTGGCTTTTGTTGAAAAGTATGTAGACAAAGAAGATGAAATAGTATTAATTTCTCCTAATCCGCTTGCTGAGGCTGAACTTTAAAAGTAAATGGGTATAGTAGATAATTTACTCTCTCGGGCACTAGATCAGTTAGGACTCACAAAAGAACAGGTGAGTAAAGTTAAGTCTATTATTGACTTAGTTGATGTGAAAGAATATACTGATCATGTTGAAGTTACTATTAATCTTAAAAATATAAAAATTGAAATAAAAAAATAATGACATCTGAAAAAAAGAATTTTGGCAAGAAGTTTCTGTCGGACTTGAAACTTTATAGTGACTATTTTAAATGGAATGAAAAACTTAACCGCTACGAAAATTGGAACGAAGCTTGTAGCGATATTGTTGATGGACATAAGAAGAAATATGCTAATGTTGACCTTTCTCGGGAGCTAGATTTAGTTTTAGAGCTAATGAAATCAAAAACTATCCTTGCTTCACAAAGAAATCTACAGTTTAGACATGACCAGATAATGAGACATAATATGCGTATGTACAATTGTACGACGCTTCATTTTGTTAGTCCTAGAAATTTTGGAGATGTTCTTTATTTAGGTCTGTGTGGCTGCGGTGTTGGCTCATCTCTTTTACTTCCATTTATTAATCAGTTACCGGAATTACAAAAGAGAGAAAAAGGTACTAAGACATATATTATACCCGACAGTATTGAGGGCTGGAAAAATGCAATCGATGTCTTGATGTCTTCTTATTTTACTGAAAGACAGGTTTTCCCCGAATACTCTGGTTATAATATTAGATTTGATTATTCGCAAATACGTGAAGCTGGTTCATTTATTAATGGCGGGTTTAAGGCTCCCGGCCCCAACGGTCTAAAAAATTCTCTCGAATCAATAGAGAAGTTGTTGGACCACTGGATACTCACACAAGGCCCGAGGCTGCGTCCTATAGCCGTCTTTGATATATTGTGCCATTCATCCGATGCTGTTCTTAGCGGCGGCGTTAGACGCTCTGCATTGTCTATGATTGTCGATCCAAACGATAAAGAAATGATGCTTGCTAAAACAGGCAACTGGAGAACAGAAAATCCCCAGCGAGGTAGATCTAATAATTCTGTATTAATTCACAGACAGTATTGCGATGAAAACGAAATATCCCAAAGAAAGTTTTTTGATGAAATCGTAGGAATTAACGATGGAGCAAATGATTTAGGATTCGTATTTTGTAATACTTGGTTCGATGTATTCAATCCATGTTTTACAATAGATACAAAAGTTTTAACAACCAATGGTTGGATGACTTTTGGCGAAATGATGGAAAAACAAGATACGGAAGATATTTATATAGTTCAAGATAAAAGAGTTAAAGGCAAAGCGGAAGGAACCCATGAATCTTGGGATACAGATCTTTCAAATACTGGTGTTGAATATAATAAAATTGGTAAAGTTGCAAAAACAGGTGAGAACGTAGATATTTATGAACTTGTTTTATCCTGTGGTAGAAAAGTTAAAGCAACGGGAAATCATAAATTTTCTACTAAACAAGGTATGAAAGAACTTTTAAGCCTTCAAATTGGCGATGATGTATTAGTTACATGCGATGAAAATATAACAACTAAAAAAGATGAAGATTTTCATGACGGATTTTTATCTGGAATGTGTGTAGGAGACGGATACATTACCGAAGACGATGCCGGAATAAGCGTATGGGAAGATCTAGATGATGAAAATGAAGATTTAGAACTTACCAAATCTAGCATAGAACAAATATTCAAAGAAAGCATGTCCAGAAGAATAGAATCTAAAGAATTATATTCTGACGGCAAAAAACCAATATCGGCAGATATTAAATTTAAATTGCAAACGCAAGTCGGAAACTCTGCTAAATATACACTGGCCTCTACAGGATTTAAGAAATACTTAGATATACTCGGAGTAAGAAAAGATAATTTATCTTGGCTTTATAAGAAAAGTAAAAACTTTAAGTCTGGATTTGTTGCCGGAATGTTTTTTACAGACGGGCATGTAGATTATACAGAATCATCCAAGAGCATATCCTTAAGAATAACTCAATCAAATAAGGAGTTTTTAAACGATCTTTCGTTAATATTGCAAGAAATCGGATTTTTGGCATCTGTCTACGATCTACTCCCGGAAGAAACAAGAAAGCTTCCTAATTCACAAAGAGTCTTACAGGATTATAATTGCAAGGCATCATATAGATTATGTATAAATGGATATAAGCAATCTTGTAAATTTATAGAAGATATTGCATTTTTACATAAAGCAAAAATAAATAAAACCAACGACATACTTAACAATCTCAAGGGATATAAAGATATATTAAGGCATAAAAAAGTTGTAAGCATTAACTATTTAGGTAAAGAAGATGTTTACTGCTTAGAAGAAAATAACAACAGAACATTGATAGCAAACGGTATCACGGCAGCTAGATGTTTTGAAATCGGCTTCACTCCTGTAGACACTCATGATAAACTTCAAGATATATCTTATGAACAAGTAGAAGAATGGGTCAGACAAAATATTCATCTATTCGGAATACAAGGCTGTAATCTAAATGAAATAAATGCCGAAAAATGCGTGCCCGAAAACGGTAAAACACTTGAGGAATCATTTCTTCGTGCTTGTGAAGGCGCAGCCATACTTGGTACTTTACAGGCTGGATATACTGATTTTCCTTTTCTATCTCCTAGAACCGAAAAATTGGTTAGAAGAGAAGCTTTGCTTGGGGTTAGTATTACTGGTTGGATGAATAATCCCGCACTATTTAACGAAGAATTGCTTCGTAAAGGTGCTGCTGTTGTTGTAGAAACAAATAAAAAGGTAGCTGCTAAGATAGATATTAATCAAGCTGCTAGAACTACATGTGTGAAACCGAGCGGAAATGCTTCTGTAGTTTTAATGACCGAGTCCGGAATTCACCCTGCTCATTCTTTAATGTATTTTAGAGTTATGCAGTTAAACAAAAATTCCGATACTGCAAAATTTTTAGAACAAGAAATGCCGTTTTTACTAGAAGAAAGCGTATGGTCTAAAAATAATACAGATCACGTAGTATTCGTTCCTATAATAAATCCACCAGATGGTTTATTTAAAAAGGATATGAAGGGCGTAAAACACTTAGAGTTAATCAAGCTGGTTCAAAACAACTGGATTGTACCCGGAACTAATAGAGATATTGGTATATGCGATCTTACTAATCATAATTGTAGCTGTACGGTAATCATAGATGATAGCAAAGCAGTAACAGATTATATATGGAATAACAGAAAAGATTTCACTGCTGTATCATTCATATCCGACTATGGAGATAAAGATTTTAACCAAGCACCATTTACAAGCGTAATGAACTTTGAAGAAATTGCATCAGTGTATGGCGAAGGATCTATGTTCGCATCGGGCCTTATTGTTGACGGGCTACATTATTTTAATAATAATTTATGGAATGCCTGCGACTGTCTTTTGGATAAAAATATTCCTATCACCGGAACTAGAGAGCAAGTATTGCTCAAAAAAGACTGGCTAAGACGGGCAAAGCAGTTCGCTAAGAATTACTTCAAAAATGATATCAAAAAGATGATATATTGCTTAAAAGATATTCACCTGTTCCACAAGTGGAAATCAATAAACAGACAAATGAAAGAAATATCACTGGAAACCGTGTTAAATAAACCGTCCTACAAAGATGTTTCTGATTACGCTGCTGTGGCTTGTTCTGGCGGATCTTGCGAAGTTACAAGGCTTAATTAATGAATAGAATATTCTATGCGTGTCAGGGGTGTTTATTTACACGCCTTGACGAAAACGAAACATCCTACCTCAATGGAGTACAATCTATTGGGGTAGATAATTCTTGGGATACAACTACAATATTTGACTGCGGTAGATCCCAACCTAAAGATGTTTTGTATAACAGCTTTAATACAAGCTTAAACTTAGAAAGAGTTGTAGGCAATTATTCAGATCCATCTATAAGTCCTAAAGAATGCGTCGGGCCTTTTTTGCATCATATATTTTTTAAAGACAATACTAAACCCATAAATAGTAAAGATGCTTTTTTTATTAAAAATTTTGGCACGGGAATCACCGGAAATACATCTAAGGACATAAAAGAATTTGATCTATCGATCTTGTACCAAACTGACGACGGGCCAATTTTACAAAGCAGCAGACAGTTACATAAATCAGTTTACAAAAGATGCTTATTAAATTCAATAAGTTATTCTATAACTAAAGAAAAAGTTCTAGAAAGTCTTTCGTTTCAATCTAAATCTGTAGAAAATTTTGAAAATCAAGGTAGTTACCAAAAAACTCAAGTTACATTAGGTGAGCAATATTCCGGAAATAAAATACGGACCCTAATACGCCCGCGAGATATAGACAGAACAAATACCGTCCTGCCGGAAATACTAAATTCTATAACGGATACCAACACTTTTTTTGACGGAATAGAAGTTTTAGGAATCACGGAAATATCTACAGAGGCTACAATAGAATATGGAGATATATTAAACGAAGGTGTTTGGAAAGGAAGTCCCGTTAGCAATAATTTATGGACAACGTTGTATGTTCCTATTCCCACCAGAACATCTATAAAATTTACTGCAAGGAAAGGTGCTAATATCAATTTTTTAAATACGCCGGAATTTACTAGCGGAACTGTTAAAAAATATAAAATAAGATTAGCATTTAAAACCAGAAATTATACAAATACAAGCGATGATCTATTTATAATAGATTGTGGAGAAAAAAATGTCATACAGTCATTTAATATATCTGGCGGATCTACCTCTGGAGATTTACTTGAATACGAAATGACATTTGGCGGCTTTAATGATTTTGTAACGTATTTCACACCGGCGAATAGCCCAACACTCTTACTTTTTACAGAAAGATACTGATGTCAAGAAAAAAAACTGTACGACCACAAAGACGTAGAGATAATGTCCAAGAGTCTTTAGTTGAAGCTAAAACTCACAGGCAGACAGAATTAATTAAATGTCTTAATAAAGATCAGTTAATAATATGCGACGGGCCTGCCGGAACTGGAAAAACTTATGTGGCCGCTGGTGTTGCCTGTGAGCATCTATTGAATAAAAAAATATCTAAGATAGTAATCTCAAGATCCACACAACAATGCGGTGATTCGGGGTATCTTCCGGGTTCTATTACAGAAAAGTTAATGCCTTTTATGAATCCAATATTAAGTAAACTTGAGTATTTTCTTGGCACGGAAACGTACAAAAAAATGCTTACTGACGAAACAATAGAAATATCTCCGCTGGAAACTATGCGTGGCGAAACCCTCGAAGATGCATTTATGATTCTTACCGAATTTCAAAATGCGACATACGAACAAATTATGATGTTTGCGACACGTATTGGAAATAATACCAAGTGCGTTCTCGAAGGAGATTTAATGCAGATTGACAATAGAAAGTCGGGCGGAAAAAGATTTCACGACGAACAAAAATACTCTGAGGGTAAAGACGAGGGCGTATCTTTTATTTACTTCACAGAAGATGACATCGTGAGAAGCGGAATCGTTAAAACTATCATCAGGAACGCAAGACAAGCTTATAAATAATGAGGATAAAATGCCCGTAAGAATTTACGAATGCAAAAAATGTAATCATCAGGAAGAAATTTTCGAATCTATTTCTGTAAAACCCGAGGAAAGAAACTGTTGTCACTGTAATAAAAAAACAATGCGTGTAGTTATACTTACCCCCCCTACATGTCAAATAAAAGAAGTAAAAACTATCGGTCAACTGGCCGATAGTAATTGGAAGAAAATGGGAACTTATGAACGCGAAAATAAAATGCGTGAAGATAAAGTCCAAGAATCTATTCAAAAACGAGACAGTAATATTAGGCGTAATAAAGTTTCAAAAATGACTGCCGAACAAAAAGAAAAATATATTGTTACGGGAGAAATGCCGTGAGAGATCAAGACTGCCCGCATTATGCTCAGATTAACTTTACTGTTGATGTTTTTCCTTTTCTACATGATGGATCTTTAGATCCCAATAAGCTCACCGAGAGCGAACTGAGAGATAGGGGAATAACAAAAAATGCTGTATTCGGTGTTAATGGTTTTAATTTAGAAGACTGTATAAAAAAACTTACGGAGGCTTTAACCAAGATTAGTTATGAAGATTGAAGAACAGTGGATTGAAAAAGAAGATGTCGAAATTTTCTACGGAAAAGGCGGAAATGTCGTGGAAAACGGCGACTGTCTTGCTAAAATACTAGAGTCGAGCAAGACGAACTATTATTTCATTTGGCTGACTCGCGGAAATCTTTACGATCCATACGGAATTGATGTTCTAAAAAGAAACAGTTCTGTCTGTAAATTCGTAAGAGTAAGTAGAGATGTATTTGACAGCTACTTTAAATACCTTAAAACTAAAAATAAAGCACATTATAATAACGCAAACAGAATGTATAGAGGATAAAAATGGCTAAAAAGAAAATGGCTGTCGGGCCTTTAACCAACAAGGAAAAAGAGTACATAAACAAAAACAGAGATAAGGGCGTAGAACTCTTAGCGAAGAAGTTGGGGCGTAGAGTTGAGGCCGTAGATAGATTTCTGAACGGGCCTAAAGAACCTGCAAAAGAAACTAAGCCCGTAAACAGAAACGATCCCGAGGCTTTCGTTATGAATAATCTACTTGCTAAGAGGGAAGGCTATAATGTAGTCGTTATGACCGAATCTGCATCTATGTATATGGACGAAAAGCGAAAGCAAAGAAGCAATAAGCCTAAAGACAATAGTTTTATTCATACGTTCAGGAAAAATGATTGATCTAACTTTTAAATTTGATTTTTACATAAAAGACTTAATAAGAAAACTAGAAATGCTGTGGACAGTTACATTAAACGATGGAACTGTTGTATATTCTGACTATGATAGATACGAAGAAGCCCCTTGGCATCGCTTAGTAAAATATTGCAGAGAAACAAAGCTTTATCCAGTAAAGGTTAAAAATCTTATGTTTGGAGCACCCGAAATGGTTTTACTTGAAAACCAAGAGGGGCTAGATGGGCTATTCATTAAGCGTGGCTGCATTAAAGATATAGAAATTGATTCCGGTAATGGAAATAGTATTTCTTATAAAAAGTTGGTTGCGGGAGTTTATAATCCTGTTACTAATAAGATAGACGTTAAAAAATTTTGCTGGCCCGAGAACGAACTTGAGCCGCTACAAGAAACAAGATTACTAACACTTGAAAATTTAGAGGACATGTTTTTTATAGATGGACAAGAAAAGGACAGAAAAAAAGCCATACTGCTCGCCGACGACAGGAGAGCCATGTAGTGCCGCACAATATATAGCGGAAATTGTTTGCCTACGTAATTTTAAAAAGAAGCAGATGGGCGATCCATCATTCAAGTTTTGGAATAAAGAAGAAAAAAGTATCTACCAAGGACAAGTTGTAACAGCAAATAAACTCATTAATGAGTATGGAGTTGAAGCTGTTTTAGATTATATAAATTTTAATAAAGGTATATACTCTCTCGGGCATTTTAATCCCATAAAATTTATAAAAGACGGGATATCTAAAACAAAATGGATTCTAGACAAAAAGAGTTCCGTTTCTAAGAAAAATATAGAAGAAGAAAAACAACAGGAAGTTCCGCAGACAAATTTCGAAATTCCCAAACCTAAACAAAAAACAACATTAATTGATAAACTGAGGAACACATGAGCGATAAAAATCTGGATGCCATTTTAAAGGAAATAAAAAAGAAGCATGGTAATATTATCATTAAGGGTAATGAATTACTTAATCAAAGAAAAGATCATAAAACAATTTCTGTTAGTCCTTCAATAGATCTTGCTTTAAAAGGTGGTGTAAGAGAGGGGACTTGGTTAATGTTGTCGGGCGCACCTAAATCGGGCAAGGCACAGCCTATGGATGCTATTGTATACACTCCTTCTGGACCTACAGTTTTTGAATCTCTTTCAGTTGGGGATGAAATTTGTGGTATTGATGGAAAGAATTGTATAGTCAGAGCTATATACCCCCAAGGAGTAAGAAAGGTCTATAAGGTTCTTTTTAGTGACGGTACTAACGTAGAGTGTGACGGGCATCATTTGTGGCCGGTATCTGTCAACAGAGTAAATTCGTCTGTTTTACTTAGGACTACAGAGGAGCTACTATCTAAAGTAAGCTATCCCGACCGCGATAAATGGAAAATAAAATATAGCCACTGTGATTTTAATACTAAGGAAACTGTAATAGATCCTTTTGTGCTAGGTGTTATATTAGCAGATGGATACGTAGATGCAAATCAGCGTCTTTACATAAAAAATGCAAAACCATACATACTTGAAGAATTTAATACGAAGATATCTCAATATAATTGCATATTAGATTCTACTGGGGATAGTGGTTATCAAGGCATTATATTAAGCACTGAGAAAAATAATTACTTAAACTATTTTATACAAAATTACATGAAATCTTCTCCGGGTCAAAAAGTTATAACACGTAGCTCTTTTAAGGTTCCGGATTTATATAAATACAATTCGTTTTATAATAGAAACGAACTACTTCGGGGATTTTTAGGATCTAACGGTTATCTTCATCCTTCTGGATACTATGAGGTCGAATCAGCAAACACCCAATTACTGCGTGACATAGCCGAAGTATCCAGATCATTAGGCTATCCGACTTATATTAACGATAGAAAAGATAGTAGGCAAAGATTAACAATTAATAACTGCGGGGTTATGTTACATGCATTAAAAGAAAATAATTCACCGTGCCCGGTAGAAAATTATAAAACCATAAATCTTATTACAGAAGTGGGCGATAAATACTGTCAGTGCATAGAAATTGATCAGGACGGTTTATATTTAACTAATGGATTTAATGTTACCCATAATACCACAACTGCTATGCAGCTAGCATTTAATTGCCAGAAAGAGGGCCGTCCGGTCATCTATATTAATGCCGAGGGTAGATTAAGCGAAATGAATTTTGATGTTCGCGGGCTTGATCCTGAAAAGATGCAGATTATTACGGCAGAAGATAAACCACTGTCCGCAGAAATATTTTTAGATACTGCCCTACAACTTATATCAGCAAAAGAAAATGTAGGTGCTTTATGTATTATCGATTCGGTATCTGCTTTAATACCATCTAGAGAACTAGAAGAAGACGTAACGGGTATGGCTAGACCGGGATTGCCTAAGCTATTATCTAATTTCGTTAAGAAGGCCGGGCAAATTGTTCCTAATAACAAGATTACAATGTGTATGATTACGCACCTTATTACTAATACTAGCGGCTATGGCCCAAGTAAAATGGCCGACTCTGGTGTAAAGATACAATACCAAGCAGATACTAGAATGGAGGTAAAATCTATATCTCCGTGGGAACACAAAGAAAAGCAGGTCGGGCAAGCCGTAAACTGGAAAATATATTATAGCTCTAAGGGTGCTACAGGCGTTGAGTGCCAATCATGGATTCGTTACGGCGAAGGTATTGACAGTGCTCAAGAACTGCTTATACTTGGTGAGGAACTGTCGTTAATCTCCAAGGCCGGTGCGTGGTATACACTAGACTTCTTAAAATCAAAGCCCGAGGAATTTAAAAAGATTTTGCCCGATGGAGATATTGATAAAGCATGTAAATTTCAGGGGCAAGAAAAAGTCTATAACTTTATTAATGATAACCCCGCTGTACTCGAACTTTTACAGAATGATATTTTCGAGATGCTTGCATCATGAGAATTTTAGGATTAGACGGAAAAGAACATAAGTTAGCATTTCATGGAAACACATCTGCCGACAAAAATGATAACAACAGGTCAAAGCTACATTTAAAAGCAAGAGAAATACTCACAAAGATATTTCCTTTTGATATCATACATGAAGAAGTAACTTTGCCCGGAACAAAAACTAAAAACTCTAAATCTTTACTGTATGCTGATTTTTTCATTCCATCCCGAAACCTTATTGTTGAGGTCAACGGGGAACAGCATGACAAGCATATAAAATTCTTTCATAAAAATAAGCTAGATTTTTATAAAGCTAAGGCCCGAGATAGAAATAAAAAAGAATGGTGTGAATTAAACGGTATAACAATTGTATATTTAAACCATAACGAATCCGAAGAAGAATGGACGGCCAAAATCAATGAAAGATAATTATGAAGTATTTCTTGATAATGTAGATAAATGGATTAATGATTTTTTTCTTCCATTACCTGTAGATAAAAGCAGGGTAGATTATATTTTAAATAAATCGCCCGAGGAATTGAAGTCTTCTAGTTCGGAAGATTTAGCGATAGATTGTATACTGCTTTATAAATACATAGACGGATTACAGTCTCTTTATAATAAAGAAAAGTCAGTTTTAGATTTTGCCGAATCGTCAATTTTGTTCATTTCTTCAAAAGAAATTGAAAATTACGGCGATAAATATACCAAGTGGGAACTAAAATACAATGCGGCAGTTAAGCAAAATCCGCTCGCACTAAAATTGTTCAAGCTAGCTTTAGTTTCTAAGGCGAGACTGACAAGTGTTGAAAAACGTATAGAAAACATAAAAAAAATAGCAGATTTAATTAGTCAAATATCTAATAGTAAAAAATATGAAAGAAATAGCTAAAGAATTATTGCGTAAGGGCTTACTGCTTAACGATGCAGAACTTATTGCAATGGCCAATCAATTGCTGGGCGAACCTGAGGAAACTGAGGTTAAGCAGCCCGCAAAAAAAGGCCGAAAGAAAAAAACAGAGCCGGTAGTCGATCAAATAGCGATCACAAATAATATCTCTCAAAAATCTGGACCCGTTAAATGGGGCGGAAATACTTGGGTTGATACGGGAGAACTGGGCGAGTTGGGTAAAGAAGCTAAAAATACGCCCAAGATACCATTAACGCCTAGAAATAGACCTAAGTATCAAAAAATTGAAGTGCTTTGCTCTGTATGCAACAATAAAGTAAAAACAGACCCAATACATAATACAGAATTTTTTAAATGCGATAGATGTATGAGAAGAATGTTAGGAAAATAATATGATTATACAATATAAAAAACTTAGTATACTTGCCCGAAAGCCCGAAAAAAACGATAAAACAGATTTTGGAAGCGGAAGCGTTGGCTATGATTTATTTTCTGTAGAATCAGTGTTTATTCCTGCGGGCGAAACTAGATTAATTAAAACTGGTATAGCAATTTCTATGCCATCAGGCTATGGATTATTCCTGTGGCCAAGATCTGGAAATAGTAATAAATATTGGTCGGACGTTTTAGCGGGAGTTATAGATCCGTCTTATCGCGGAGAAATTGGTGTATTGCTTTCTACCGATAAAGACTGGCAAGTTAATGTTGGCGATAAAATAGTTCAGGGAGTTATACAAAGATACGAAGACGCTACTTTTACCGAAGTAGACGAGTTAGATGTTACTGTACGTGGCAGTAATGGTTTTGGTAGTAGCGGATTTTAAGAAAGGTTAAAATGAGTAGAACAACACAAAGAAAATCGGGCGGAAAAAGCCCCGTAAAGTATTGGCTTAGTTTCAAGGGAAACACCGGAAGTTTTTCATACTGGAATGGAACAGAAAATGTAACAATGGATAAGCTAAACTTTGTCCTATTAGATACAAGATCTACAATTACCGGCTGGTCCGATGCTGCAAGCAGCCGTATCTGGTCAAACGTTGTGAAGATGTTAAGCGAGCAACTTACGGTTAAAACTAAAGGTAAGGATATTGCCACAGGACTATATAAGGATATTAAGGAAGAAGTTAAGAATGCTGGCGGGAATTTTACCGTCAACGTTTATATGCTTGCGGAAGTAAACGGAGTTATGGAACCCTGCTGCCTACAGTTAGACAAAGGTGGACTAAAAGAATGGAGCGATCTGTTAGAGAAGAATAAGCTTAGTAAAGTTTATGACTCTTTCGTTAGTTGTGAAAAAGGCCCGCAGCAAAAGAAGGGTGCCGTAAAGTATTACAATCCCGCCTTTACATTAAGCGATCTTCCGGCAGAGCTAGCTCAGAAAGCTAACGATTTTGATAAGAATGTTTTGAGTCCATATTTTTCGGGAAATGATTCCGCAGAAACTCCCGTTTCCGTAACGGCGGAAACCCCGGAAGATTCTCAAGTTCCTTTTTAAAAAACTCTTGACACAGGCTTTGTCTGTGTTATAATTGGAAAAGTCGGGAGGACACATTGACTGGAAATCGTGAAATCGTGAAAGAATTCATTTTAGCTGGTTCGAATCCAGCCCCGGCATTTTGATATACGGAACACCCCGCAAGAAAGGCAAAGGTGAAAAATGACAAGACCAGATAAACAGGTGTTTGTGAGGCTGGTTTTTTGCCCCGGAAGTTATTGCGGCGGAACACGCCATTACGCGCTCTTAGGGGCGAGCGGGTGTCGGGCGAGGGTTCGAATCCCTCTCGGGGCTTTTGGGACGGCGCAATGGAGGTTTAAATGACAGAAACAGGCTGGATGATTTATGGTTTATTTCTGGTGTTTATTACCATCTGGGCTTGGCTTGAAGGTGATAATCCAAGTTAAAAAATATTTTGAGGTAATTATGGCACTTAAAACAACTATTGTAGAAATCAAGCACGACGAAGGTTATGGAGATATGCTATTGCTGCATATTAATAATTCGCTTCGTGGTAAAGACATGATCGCTGAGCGTATCATTGATATGGAAAGAATGGAGACTGATATAGCTAAGGCTAAAGAACGACTAAGAAAGACCAGAAAAGGTGTTGACATGGAAGTTATCCACGACAGTCATTTGAACTATGCACAAGGCGTAGTTGATGGCTTAGAATCGGCATACGATATTTTTAAGTTACACAGCATGGCTACAAGAGTCATCCAGTCTTAGCTAGACTGGTAGTAGGATACTTATTCCTATGATGAATCGGATTAGCCTCCGTGCAAAAGAAGGGCCAAAAAGCCGGTGCATATAGAACCGTAAACATAAACGGCGGAGAGGCGGTATCTTGCTATTGCAAGGTATCGTCTCGTTGAAACTGGATTGTGTCTATAATATTCCAAGGTAGCTCAGCGGCAGTAGCTCCATGCTGTTAACATGGTGGGCGGTGGTTTGATCTCGCCCCTATCATTTTTTGGCAAAATTAAAAATATTTTACCAATCTGTGTATAATGCTACGGAGGATAATAATATGCCAGATAAAACAGTAAAAGATATTTGTGGTATTCACGGAGAACAAGATTTTGCTCTTGAAAACTATGGTACTAAAAATCAAAGAAAAAGATGTAAGAAGTGTAGATCAGAAGCTGTACAGAGAAGAAGAGAAAAACTAAAAGAAAAAGCTGTTGAATACAAAGGTGGTTGTTGTGAAAAGTGCGGGTACAGCAAATGTATAAGTGCTTTAGAATTTCATCACCTAGACCCAGTACAAAAAGACTTTGGTATTTCTGCCTATGGTCATACATACGCTTGGAAAAAAATAAAATCAGAATTAGATAAATGTATTTTAATATGTGCAAATTGTCATAGAGAAGCACATGATAAAAAATCTTTAAGAATCAAAAGGATCGTAAGCAAAACATGCCCTATTTGTTCTAAAAATTTTGAAGATGGAGGGTCTAACAAAAAGGTTTATTGTTCAAGTAAATGTTCTAATAAACGTAAAAATTTAAGTAGAAAGAAAAAAAAGAAAAACTCCTAGTTAAAATAACTCGTCCATTCCTAGTACGAGATATATACCACGAAGCTAGCGTCGTGACATTAGGATAACTTCCGTCAATCTATCGGAAGCAAAATATCATAGATAGTGAAGCAGTAGTTCAACGAAAGAACGCTTCTGCAAAGGAGATGTTGGTGGTTCGAGTCCATCCTGCTTCAATTAGTTTTTAAAACCGATGCCCGAATTCTGTAGAAATCTAATCGTAATAATAAGGAGCCAATAAATGAGTGCAGAATATGACAACCGCTTGAAAAAGATACATGATGACGCATTTCCTTTAAACTATATTCTTCCGGCAATGGCATTAGGGGCACTTATTTTTCTCGGTGTTACATTTTATAACGAGAAAAAAACAGAGAAATTTGAAATACTTCCTCAATTAAAAGAGCATCGTGTTAGATTGGTGCGGCCCGATGGAGCCGTAGATAAAATAATTAAGATTTATAAGTATGAAGATTCTACTTTAATTTTTAGTTCTAGCTCCGGAAACCTTTGTGTGTATGGCTACGATAATGATCGTGATAGATATGCAAAAACATACATTGCCCCTATCGGTTGGAATCTAGAACCAGTAAACGAAAACGAAGAGTGATATTTTTTATTTCTTTAATTTATTTTAGCATCAATATGGAATGGTTTTTAGTTTTAATTGTGTTTATATTAATTATTTGTTTCACTTTTTCTTAAGATGGAAATCATATGAAATTTTTTAATGCACTACAGATCGTGACCTTATTTTCAGCATGGCCAATGCTAATAAACTGGCTTGGTAATAACCCTTTTAAGGGTGCAGAAATTTTATACTATGTTGCATGGGTTGTTTATGCAGTTGGATTTTTCTTTCTTACGGTTTCAGTAGCGGAAACGATAGAAAAGACTTAATCATGAATCAAGATTTATCCCAACAGTTTAAATACATCCAAGATAAAATTAGCGACGAAGGTTTTGATTATTGTTTTAGGTACTATTCAACTTTTGGTCATCTTGAAGATGAAAAATTTCATTCTTTAAGAGAGTCTTATATAAAAATTGCTAATGAGCTTGAAGAATATATCAATGAAAAATCCGCCGATCTTTTGTTTGAATGACTTGACAGCCCGTAAAAGCGTGCTATAATAGTCGCATATTCGCAGGTAGCTCAGTAGGTAGAGCAACGGACTGAAAATCCGTGTGTCGCCGGTTCGATCCCGGCCTTGCGAGCTTTTTTTGTTTCTACATTCTGCGGGCTAGAGTAAAGGCAACTCGTCGGTCTCATAAGCCGAAGCTACTGGTTCGATTCCAGTGCCCGCAATATTTTTTGAGGTTATTATGAAGCTTGAAGTTCAAAACGAAAACTATTGTGCTACGATTGTCCGTGTTCATGCATTGGTAGATCTTCCGGGTCTGGATAATCTTAAGGGCGTACAATTCTTTGGATTTTCCTCGCTTGTTTCAAAGGATACTAGCGTGGGTGGTTTAGCGGTTTTGTTTACGGCGGAAACCCAGCTTGCCGACGCTTATTGTAAGCACAACAATTTGTATCGTGATGGAAATAAGAATTCTGACACAGAAAAGACCGGGTACATCGAAGATAATCGCCGCATTCGTGCTGTTAAGCTTAGGAAGCACGTATCTTCGGCACTACTTATGCCTCTGGATTCTTTGGCTTGTTTTGATGGCGTGGATACCAATCTACTGAAAGAAGGAGATACTTTTACTCACATTAACGGAGTCGAAGTATGTACTAAGTATGTAATCAAAACCTTCCAAAAGAACGGTGCTAACCAAAAGAACCCTAAACTTAAGGAAGGCCCGCGAATCGACACTAAGCTTTTGCCGGAACATATTGATACTTCACACTACTTAAAAAATGAACATCTTATCGCAGAAGACTGTGATATTGTTGCTACTCAAAAAATTCACGGAACCAGCGGAAGATTTGCACACCAAATTTGCCGACGCAAACTTGGATTTTTTGAGCGAGTTTTGAAGCGTCTTGGTTTTAACATTAATGATAAGACTTATGATTATTTTGCGGCTTCCCGTAGAGTAATCAAGGACACTAAGGCAGATACTAATTTTCAACATTACTACAAGAAGGATATTTGGAATGAAGTTCTTGATGAAATCAAGCATCTAATTCCTAAGAACTATGTATTATACGGCGAAATAGTAGGATATATCGGTGATGCAGAAATTCAAAAGAACTATTCTTACGAATGCGAGCCGGGCCAACATAAGCTCTATATCTATAGAGTTTCGGTGGTCAATCCTGATGGTGTATCCGTAGACTTGTCTTGGGATGCTGTGAAAGAATTTTGTCAAGTTACTGGACTTTCGTATACTCCCGAAGTATGGAAAGGAAAAAAGTCTGACTTTGATGTTGACAAGTATATGGATGTATGCTATGCTAAAGATCTCGGGCTTTCGCAGTGTGTAAAACTTGCGAAGAATTCTCCTTGTGATGAAGGCGTAATTGTCCGCACCGAAGGAATGATGCCGAATTTTTATAAGGCCAAATCTCCCGTATTTTTAGCACATGAAACTAAACAACTTGATACGGGCGATGTTGATGTAGAAAGTCAGGAAAGCTAATGAATACTGTTCAATATCTTAAATCTAAAAATTTAATTTCGCCGCCTAAATGGTTGTCCGACAACATTATGTATGAGACCGTAACAGGTTCTATTGCATATGGAATGTCTTCGGATTCCTCTGACTATGACGTATATGGTTGGTGCATACCTCCGAAAGAGGATGTTTTTCCGCATCTTCGCGGTGAAATTTTTGGATTCGGAAAACAAATTCAGAGATTTGAACAGTTTCAGCAGCATGGAATGCATGATCCTACAGCTTTAAATAATAAAGGTAGAACTTATGACATTACAATATATTCTATCGTAAAGTATTTTCAGTTGTGTATGGAAAATAACCCAAACATGATTGATACTTTATATACTCCATATGAATGCGTACTTCATAGCACGCAAGTCGGAAAGTTGGTCCGCGATAACAGAGACATCTTTTTGCATAAAGGATGCTTTCACCGCTTCACGGGATACGCGCACGCTCAATTGCATAAGATGGAATTAAAAAATCCTAAGGGTAAACGTGCCGAGATTATAGAGAAGCATAAATTTGATGTAAAATACGCAAGCCACTTAGTTAGACTTGCCTATGAATGCGAAATGATTCTTACCGAAGGAACATTAGATTTACGCAGACATAATGAACATTTGAAGCGTATCCGCAGGGGCGAAGTCCCGAAGGAAGAGATTCTAAGGTGGTTCGGCGAAAAAGAGTTACAGCTAAATGCTTTGTATGCTTCGTCTAAACTTCAACATAAGCCCGACGAGCAAAAAATCAAGTCGTTGTTGCTAAGTTGTCTAGAAACTCACTACGGAACACTTGACAAGTGTTACAAAGAGAGTACAATCACAGAGCAGGCAATTCGTGAAATCGGGCAAATTTTAGAAAGGTATAAATTAATATGATTCTTGATGAAGTAAAAGCTGACGTAGAAGTATCGGGCGAAATAAAAACCAGCGGGTTTAAAATTAGAACTACCGCTAAGGCATTTCAGATCTTGTCTTCAAATATTTATACAAACAAAATTGAAGCGGTTGTACGAGAAATTTCCTGCAATGCGGTCGATGCTCATGTTGCCGCGAAGAATGAAGGCCCGCTCGACGTTCATTTGCCTACGTTTATTGAACCTTTTTTTGCAGTACGTGATTACGGAACTGGTCTTTCCGAAGAAGATGTACTTGAAATTTATACTACTTATTTTAGTAGCACCAAAAATAACTCCAACGAATATATTGGGGCATTAGGTCTAGGCAGTAAAAGTCCTTTTGCTGTTGCCGAAAGTTTTAATGTCGTTAGTTTTTTTAAAGGTTTCAAGAGCACGTACAACTGCTACAAAGATGAAAATGGCGAGCCGCAAATTGCTGTAATCTCATCTAGTGAAACATATGAGCCTGACGGTTTATACGTTAAAGTACAAGTAAAACCAAGTGAAATTGACTTGTATAATGAGGCTGCGTCTAGAGTTTTTAGGTGGTTTAATAAAGTTCCGAACATTAACAATCAAACAGTTATTGACCAAGTTAAGCTTTTCAAAGAATCAATTGCTTCCGAAAATGAAGATTTTATTATCAATAATGAAGTTCGCGAAAATTTAGTTTTGATGGGTAATGTTGCTTATAAATTAAGTCATCCTAGTATTCCTAATTCCGGAATAGTTTTTAAATGCAAAATCGGTGAGGTTTCTTTTGATCCGGGTCGTGAGCGTATTACGAACGATGAAAAGACTGTTAAATTTCTTTCTGATAAATATAAAACAGTTCAATCGTGCGTATCGGCAGAAGTAAAAAACTTTTTGAATGATCCAAGTTTTACCGTTTGTGAAAAAATTACAAGGGTTGTAGCGTGGAGAGATGTATTGTTGTACGGCAACTTAGCTACTTCTCATTTTAAATCATGGGTCTCTAATAATGCATGTTCCAAGACAAATTTAATTCTGGTAAAAAAAGATGTATATAGAATTAAAACCGGTAAAATTATTACTCCTGTAAGTGATATTGTAAATTTTATCAGCAGTGAAAATTCTATTAAATGGATAAAAAATCCTGACTCAACAAAGCCCATCAGTGATTATTTTGCAGGAAAAGTTAATGATTACCTTCGGTCGCTAGGCGGTAAGCATGTTTGTATTATCGTTGATGATGATCAAATTAAAGAACTGGGTGTTAGCAATATTACTGAAATACCAAAAAAGGAAAGAACTTATTATTCTAAAGGAAGTAGAAATTACCATAGGTATTACATCGTAAATTCATACAAATTTACTAACTTTAAATCCATTGAAGAAGATAAAGTTCCTAAAGAAGAAAAAATCTTCATTGAATATAAAAATAGTAAGCCATTGACAAATCTCAGTTGGGATTATATTAGTGAAGCCTCTATTATTTTACATAAAACAATATATGCAATTCATTCTTCCATTGTAAAATCTAAGGATTTCGATACAAAAGGATGGATTTCACTCGAAGATTACTTAGAAAGATTTAAAAGGAACAATCCAAAAAAGATTGTTTACAGAAAGTCTTTCAATTCGCTAGTGAAAGATTTCATTATAGACTTTGCAAAAGTTGATGGCGTTAGGCATAAAAAATTACTTGAACAATTTTCGGTTTTAGCTATTGACAAAAAGTACAAGCCAGAGTATAAATTAATCGACCATCACGAAAACAGCGATGAATTAGAAAAATTGTATCAAAAAATCGTAAGTATTCACCCTATTTTTAAATTAGCTGCTGGATCAGATTACAGCACTAAGGAAGTTATAAAATTTTATCTCACTAAAGGAAAGTAAATGTATAGTCATATTAAAGACGGCAATAATCAATGGTCGGTATTTTTCAATGGTTCATCGTACACTTTTGATTCCACCCATAAAAACTACGAGAAACTCGTAAGTTGTGTAAGAGAAAAGCTTCCGTATGAAGAATTTTTGAAGCTTCATAATTCTTCCGAGTCTATTAATGCTTGGGGTAACGGAATTTTCAAAGTCGTTAATGGCTACATCGAATACAAAGGAACTCAAATTGTAAGTTCTTTATCGGCCAGAATCCTGTCGATGATTGAAGAAGGCTTTGATTATCAACCCATGCTACGATTTGTTGAAAATTTGTACAGCAATCCATCGCAAAGATGTCTTGCGGAACTTTATAAGTTTCTAGAGCACAAGAAGTTGCCCATTACTGACGATGGTTGTTTTATTGGGTGGAAAGGTGTTTGCAGGAGCAATGATTCCTTTATAGATAAAATGAATCGCGTTGTAGCCACGGGCGATTTAGTTGATAAACAGACGGGGACTTCATTTCGCAATGCTCCCGGCGATATCAATGAAATGCCTCGCAATCAAGTTTGTGACGACCCCGAAGTTGGATGCGGACCCGGACTACACATCGGTTCTTTCGAGTATGCTCAAAACTGGTCGCCAATTGTCGTAGTGTGCAAAGTGAATCCTATGGATGTTGTTTCGGTTGCAAGAGATTGCGGGTTCCAAAAACTTCGATGCTGTAAGTATGAAGTCTTGTCAGTTGATGAATATAATACAAATGATAACTTTGAAAAGTCTGTATGGTCAAATTATGATGAAAATGATAATGAGTGATAATCAAGTTGAATATAGAGCGTTTGCATGTATGGAAGAGTATGCACCCCATCGAGATCGATGGATAGCAAGGCAAGGTGTGGATGGTCGTCGTGCCCCCGGAGCGTCTAAAGTTTGGAGTTACGATCTGCACGGCGTATACTGGGCCAATGGCACTCGTTCGCCCTATAAGGAGTTATTTGAGTCTGGTCGAGTTTTTGAAGACGACGGAACCCCGTTTGGAATGAAGGTAAAAAACAATGACTAAAATTGAATTAGGCAAGCGATATGTAACCCGTGACGGTAGAAAAGTTATAATTTATTCCGTAAATAGCGGCAGCTCTCGCTGTGTACATGGAGCCGTAGAAGGAAATGACGGTTATTTTATTTGTCACTGGCATGAAAACGGAAGATCTTCAAAGCTTTATGAACATGACTTAGATTTAATAGAGTGCCCGTTTCTTAAGGAGGGTTGTTTTACGGTAAAATCTGGAAATTATTGTATTTATATAAAACAAGATGGTGCAGCATTAACTGTTAATAATGGCGACAACCGGGCGACTATTCATTTGACTAAAGATGAATGTATTGAACTAGCTAACATTTTAAGTCCTCCCGCAGAACCTGAGATCCCTACTTCAGTTCCACCACCTAGAAAACGCCCGGAAGAATTTAACTTTTTTAGAAGGAACTTCTAATGAAAACTGCTCAAGTTAAACTGTTATTACAAAATATCGACAGCCCGCAACATTCAATCGAAATTATTTCGTATATCGAATCTCTAGAAAATAAAATTGATGGTCTTAACGACACCATAGACTATCTACGTAATGAAGTTGCAAATTTAGAAGAAGAAATGGTTTGTCTAAAGTTGACTGATATGTATGATCCAAATGATCGTTAATTTAATTATATGAATAAAAAATTCTACATAAAAAAATCTCCGGATGACGATCTTCTATATATTGTATGCGATAAACTCGACATAGAATATTTTTCTGGAAATCTATCTGATTGTTATGCTTTCGTAAAACTAGAAGAAGAAGGATATGACTTCAGATTTTGATTTTAAAACTTGTGAGTAATATGTTGAAAAATAAAATATTGCAAAGATGCATAAAAGAAGCCCGAGAGAATATTATGCTTGCACAATTCAGATGCAAGCATTTTTCTTTTTTGGTGCGTAAAAGCCATATTGTTTCGGTAGGTATTAACCATCAGTACAAAACGCATCCTCTTGCGGCAAAATACGGACATAGATTTAGTAGTATCCATTCTGAAATACATGCCGTATCTAACTGGAAGTACGGCCTAGAAGATTGTATTTTGTTAAATATTCGACTTGACAAATGGGGAAACTTGAGATATAGTGAGCCGTGTCAATACTGCAAAAAATTTCTTGAAGATATAGGTTTACATTATATGTTTTCTAGCGAAAACGGTTTTATGGAAAGAAAAAATACATATGAATAACACTGCCGCCCTTAAAAAAATAGCCAAATCACTAAAAGTCTCAAAGATTGCAAATGTCGTTTTAAATGATAAAAGATTTGCAATTTGCTCAGGGTCTTCAAAACCTACTAATCATCATTACGGAGATGAAGGTCTGCAAAAACACACCTTTGAAGTTGTTGAATTATGCCTCCAAAATAATGAATATTTCAAATCTCTCAACAAAGCAGTTTGTGATCGCAAATTGTTTCTTGCAGCACTCTTTCATGACTCGGGCAAAATGTGGGATTATACATATTCGGGGCATATTTTATATGATCCGCCTTATGATCATGGCAAGGCAGAAGGCTGGATAGAAACGCCACACAAGCGAAACATTCATCATATCAGCCGATCTGGAATCTTATGGAGCCAAGCCGCTAAAGATCATGGATTCAAAGATGAAAATGACGAAGTCTTACATGCAATTTTAGCTCATCATGGCTTGAGAGAGTGGGGCAGTCCTGTTTCTCCTAATAGTCGCTTAGCATGGCTTTTACATTTATGTGATTGTATTAGTGCCAGAATGGACGACGTAGATAAAAATAATTAACACAGGAGTAATTATGAACGTTTTTGTTTTAGACGAACATCCCGGTGCTGCGGCAGTTTACCATAACGATGTACATGTACGCAAAATGATTTTAGAGGCCGCTCAAATGCTCTCTACCGCTGTCCGAATCAACAATCCGGGCAAGGACATCAACGTGTACAAACAAGCCTACGTGAAGCATCCTTGTACTATTAAATGTACGACCAATCGCGATAATTTTGTTTGGGTTTTAGAACTTGCCGAATATCTTGCCAAAGAATTCGTTTTTAGATTTGACAAAGAGCACGCATCTGCTAGAATACTTCCAGTGGCCCGAGAGCATATCGAAACCATTCCGGTTTCACCTGACGGGCTTAAATTCGCCCAAGCAATGCCCGATCAGTATAAACACGACTGCCCGGTAACTGCTTATCGCAACTACTATAGAAATGAAAAAGTTTACATGAAGAACGGTAAATTCATGTGTGTTTATACTAAGCGTCAAGTACCTAAATTTATGGAGTCATAATGAGATTTACACTAACAGTATTGGCATTTTTTACTGAATTTATAACAGTCTTTATGCTGATTTATTATGGAGCAATGTTTATTAATATGCCCGACACATATATGAATATCGCCGGACTGTTTTTGTTTGCTTCAATTTTAATTTTAGTTTATCAGTTTGTAAAAGTTTATCAATTTATTTGGAGGAAAAAGAATGTTTAGATTGAGTATGTTGGTCATGTGTGTATTTTTTGTTTCTACATTTTCCGGATGCAGAAATCTAATTGAGCCGGGCTATGTAGGAATCAAAGTTAATAATTATGGTAGTCAGAAGGGAGTGGAAGATTATCCCGTCTTAACCGGAGCAGTGTGGTACAACCCATTTACTACTACCGTATATGAGTATCCGACCTTTACTCAAAATGCTACATGGGATGGAAATGAAAAAATTTCATTCAATACGAGCGAGGGTAGTAGAATTACTTGTGCGGTCGGGCTTTCATATTCACTGTTAGATACAAAGGTTCCGCATATATTTGTTAAACATCGTAAAGATCTAGATAATATTACTCATAATTACTTGCGTAATAAAGTTAGAGATGTTTTGAATAGACACTCGGCAGAATATACAGCAATTGAAGCTCTCGGGTCTAAAACACAACAGCTTTTAGAGAAAGCCCGTAAGGATTTGGACGAAGAACTTGGTGACGATGGATTTTTAGTTGATACACTTTCATTTATTTCCGCTCCCGTACCAGATGATTCTCAGGTTGCAGCATCTATCTCGCAAGTTATTAACTCCACACAGAGAGCTATTGAGGCCACGAACAAGGTTAAGCAAATTGAGGCAGAAGCATTGCAAGAAGTTGCTCGGGCGGAAGGCAAGGCTCAGAGTATTTTACTTGAAGCTAAAGCACAGGCCGAGGCAAATAAAATTGTGGCAGAAAGTTTAACTCCCGAACTTATTAATTATAAGCTTACTGAAAAGTGGGACGGGAAAGCCCCTCAGGTTTTAGGCAGTAACCCATCAATGTTTATGAACTTTACCAAATGAGAATAAACTGGAATTTTGCTCACGAAAAAAATACTAGCCATGCGACATGGTCCGTGGTTAGTATTAAGCCCGCATTCGAAAAAATACAAAGATACTGGAACGTTGAATTTATTCAGGTTTCAAAAAATGCTAGGCTTGAAATAATTCTTACTAATTTAAGCCGTGGTAAAAATGTACCTATGTGGCAAAATGGTCGCAGAATTTTTGCTTCCGCAGCATATAAATGGGTTAATCCCGATCAAATGGTCTTGGCACTTGTGCATGAGATCGGCCACTGGCTTGTGAATGGCGGTGGTCACATTAAACAGCCCGGACATGTCATGAGTGAAGTCTTAGGTGATCCATACGTAAACTTCTCGAAAGATGACATGCGATGGTTTGGCAGGCTACCTTGGAAATCTAAAACTAGACCGTGGGATGCGGAAGAAATAAACTTTTTCCGTCCAATGCGTGGTCAAACACTTGACATATCCAACCCGAATGTTATAATGAATTGTAATAACTTTAGTATTTTTGGTTTATTTGGAGGTAAAAAATGATTAAGTGTGATAACGTAGAATTTATGAAGTTTTCGGCGGGCGAGACATTTTTTAAGTATACAGGCCCGAAAGAAACTGGTGTTATCGATATTGAATGGCAATACGAAGATGATTCCGAAATATTTCAAATAGCTAATTTGCTGCATTATTTTAAAAACAAGGTAAAATTTGCTCAAATTGATTTGAATGTTCCATATTTTCCTCATGCCCGACAGGATAGATTTACCAATGATGAACAACCGTTCAGCCTAGAAGTAGTTTTTAACATACTTCATGCTTATAAAGACAGATTAACTATTTACGTTCACGATATTCATTCGGATGTATATAAAAAATATTACGAGTTAGATATTATTAATTATTTATCGGATGATGGTTTTTTACCCAGCAATTTAGAATATGATCTAATTGTATGTCCCGACAAAGGGGCGAAAACACGTTGTCAATATTTCACGGCGGGTTCTAAAAAAATTGTTTACTGCGAGAAAACCCGCGATCCATCCACCGGAAAACTTGGCAAGCCTGAAATCACTCTTCACGACCGAAAAGCCTTGAATGGGGCGAAAGTGCTTATCCCGGACGATATTTGCGATGGCGGCGGGACGTTTCAACTATTGGCCCGAGAACTAAAACTATGCGGAACAGAAAAAATATACCTTTATGTAACTCATGGTATTTTCAGTAAGGGTCTCGATGCAATGCCCGACATCGATAAGATTTTCACCACAAAAAGTATGTATCACAAATATAAAGATATGATTGGAGACAAGCTATGTTGTTTAGGCTAATACTAACTGTTACTATTTTATCTTCTATAGTTGTAGGGTACGCTTTTACGGCAAGCCCGCAGGAAAAACAAGATAAAAAAAGAGATTTTGTTGTCGTGCTTCCGGCCAAGGTTAAGTCTGTTTATGATGGAGACACCATTACAGTAGAATTTACCATTAAGTCTAACATTAGATTATTGGATTGTTGGGCACCAGAAGTTAAAACTAAAGATCCCGCAGAAAAGAAGCGTGGGCTAGAATCCAAGAAACATTTGGAAACACTACTTAAACCCGGCGATAATATAGTTTTAGAAATTCCTTATAACGGAACTATTGGTGATTCGGTAAACATGTCAAGATTTTTGGCGAAAGTCTACAAAGATGTTGACGGAGACGGCGAAGAAGACAATATTTCAACTATAATGGTTAGAGACGGATACGCAAAGGAGAAGAAATGAATATACTATTTTTAGATGATTGCCCGCAAAGAACTAAAAAATTCAAGAGCTTGCTCCCAATGGCGGTTACTTGCGAAACGGCTCAACAGTGCATCGATTTACTTCCAACGGAAGATTGGGACTATGTATTTTTGGATCACGATCTTGGCGGTGCCACTTATCAAGACTCGGAAGAATTTAATACAGGAATGCAGGTTGTTAGGTATATAGTTGATAATCCGCAGAACGTTCAACACTTTGTTGTGCATTCATTGAATCACGGTGCTGCTATGAACATGGTTGATCTATTGCGTCAGTGCGAATATGCAGTCTCTAGATGCACCTTTCTAGATATTGAAAATTTTATAAGAATCAAAATATACGGATACCTAGATTAGTCATGGAATTTATAATTCAAAAAAATTGTCAGTTCTCGGGCGGCGAAACTGACAGACTGATTAACGCACTAAAGCTTAATAAAGCTAAGTATACTTTGACAGACAGTGCCTATATCGAAGACGGTGTTACGGCCAATGCCGATATATTTGTTCGCGGCTCTATCAAGTTTGTGAATCAGTTCAATTTAATGTACGGGGAGTACACTAACTTGTATACTACCAACGTAAGTAATTATACTTATAGCGAGTATACTAAAGATATCGATGACGATATGTTGAATCAGAGTTATATTATTATGCCGTGGCATAAATTATATAGACCATACACTAGAGATATTATTAAATCAGCCACAGCATCTAATAGATTTTTTATCAGGCCCAATAGCGGTAAAAAAATATTCACCGGCACAACATTAGGCTACAAATATTTTACTAAAGAACTTGATATAATCAAAAGTCTTCCGGACTCAAATATTAATGATAATGATCTTATTGTTATTGATTCGGCTAAAGATATAAACATGGAATATAGATTATTAATGCATGGAAACACCATAATTGATTATGTTCCTTATGTTATAAATAATCCAGTAAAAGTAAATATAAAAAATGATTTTACTGAGCTAGCATTAAAAATAAAACACTTTCCCGATACATTTTACGTTCTCGATATTTGTTATTATAAATGCTTTCCTTATATCTTGGAACTTAATGGAGCATCTACATCGGGCTGGTATGACATGGACTACGATAAAATCGTTAAGTATATTACAGGGGTAAGTAATGAACAATATTAATGTCGGAAAATGCAGGAGTTGTCAAAGAAAAGATTTGCATAAAATGTGTCCTGCATACGAAACGCCTTATTATATGAGCGGCGAGCCGTTTACAAAAGAAGTAGAATCAATCTACCATAAATTCTCTCTTTTTATAAATGGAAAACTAATGAGAAGTGCTTATTTTTTTTCTCAGAAAGCTCATAAAGGACAAAAACGCAGAGATGGCAAGGATTATTTTCTAGGGCACGTTTTGCCCGTAGCAATGATGACCAATTATTATTGTATTGAAAGTGGTGGGTGCTTAGAAGATTACATAACAACTTTAATTTCTGCTCTATTGCATGATGTAGTTGAGGACACTTCTGTAACTTTACAAGATATAGAAAATTATTTTGGTAATAATGTAGCGTGTACTGTGGATGCTTTAACTAGAAGAAAAGAAGAAAATTACTATTACTTTATAGGCAGAATAAAAAAAGAGAAACATGCTCGTACTATAAAATGTTGTGATTTATTCCATAACATGAGCGATACATTACAGAAAGATAAAAATTCTAACAAATATGCTTTATATCAATTTTCTTTAGATTTATTAAATATAGATACATGCTTTTATACAAGCTTGCATAATATATCCGCAGATGCACTTATACTAGACGGCATATTTCAATTTATTAAAAATAACAATGAAAATTTGGCATATTAGCGATACTCACAACCTACACCTACAACTAAAAGTACCGCAAGTAGATTGTGTTATATTCAGCGGTGATTGTAGCTCAAACGGAAATCCCGCAATAAATTTCCATGAAGTGCTTGCGTTTTTCGAATGGTATGCTATATTACCTATAAAGCACAAGGTTTTCGTCGGCGGGAACCACGACTTGGCAATCGAAAGAGGTTTGTACAGTGTGGAAGAAATAAAAAACAGGGATATTTCATATCTTATGAATGACTCTGTTGTGATCGAAGGTTTGAAGATTTGGGGCAGTCCATACACGCCATCATACGGGCATGGATGGGCTTGGAACCGCAAGCGGAGCAAGATTAATGAGGTTTGGGACTTGATTCCAGACGACACGGATATTCTTGTCACGCACGGCCCCCCGCAAGGAATTCTTGACTACACAATTAATATTGATGGAAGCATTGAAAACTGTGGCTGCTCTAATTTAAGAAAGCGAATTGATAAATTAAACATTAAGGCTTCGCTGTTCGGGCATATACATAATTATAAGTGGATTAAAAATAGCGGAATTTTCAGGCCCGCAGGAAGTAATACTGTTTTCAGTAATGCCTCATGCGTTGAAGATGGAAAAATAGATAGTTTAATTTCTTACGGGAATATTATATGCTAACGCGAGAGTTTTTACTTGCCAGAGAATATTGCTGCGGGCTAGGTTGTGCAAACTGCCCATACGTTCCAAAACATACTAGAGGATCTACTGAAACAAAGGAAACAAAGGAAACAAATGAAAACAAACACAAAGAGACTGATAACAGAAAAAGATAAATGGAGAATTGTTGCAAGTAATTTTTCAGATTTAGAAACTATCCTGAAATCTTTTAATTTTGAAGAATTTATTCGAAACGGTGAAAATCCTCCCGATTATTCTAAGTTCGGTCCTGATAGCTGGTTTAATTTACTTGAAAAACATTTTGGTATTACCAAAGAGCGTGCAGATAAAATAGTTGATAACTTTATAAAAAAAATGGAAGAAAATAATGCCTACACTAACAGATAAAGAAAAAGATTTTTTGCTTAAAGCAATGTTGGCCGATATAGGGGTAACTTTTACTAAAAATTCAAGAAGTTCATATATTTACTTCTTAAAAAGGGTCGGGATTTTTCGTCGTAAAAAAGTTATCGGGCGTTGCCATCCGGAATTTGAAGATTACGAAATGTATGGATTCCCGTACACTAATAGTAAAATTCATAGCATGATTAGAGAAAGATTCAATGTAGACCCTAAAATTATTTTTAATTCTGATTATCCCAGTGATGATATTATTATTCACCCATCCATGTTTTAACATTTTACACTTTTAATACAAAAATTCGTTATGTTTCACTTACATATACAGGACAAGAGTACGTCAAACTTAGATATACGCCGAGAATAATATAATGCACTTTGAAATAAGACATCAAATTTCAGATCTTGAAGAAGAAATATATTGCTTCAATGTTCATAACGATTCAATAACTTATAATTCATTTTTTTCATCAAAAAGAAAAGGGGTAAATGATCCATTCGGTTATGACTGGCATAAATTTTATGCTAATGCAAAACAGTTAGAATTAAATACTCTTTATAAAGAATTTGGAGAAGATATTAATTATTGGAATCATCCGGAAAATTACAGACTTGAAGAACTTGAAGATCGTTACAATCCTATTGCACATGGACTTCTCGGAGGTATTTCTACTTCACATTTAGTTAAAAAACATCCTTTGAAAATTTCACTAGATGATGTAAAAAATGCACTTATAGAAAAAATAAAAAAGATGGAGGTTAGGTAAATGTTAAGACGAAGTTTATTTAAATATTTATTGGCACTTTCTACTGCAATCTTTATATCTCCGGAAAAATTATTTGCAGTAAAAGATAACATTTTATACGAACTTGTCAGCGTATCAATTGAAAGCACTTTTGAACTAGAGCAAACATTTAGTAGTTTCCCTATCGAATATGAGGAACCTAAACCCCCCATAATGACCGTGCGTATAGAATATAAAAATGGCAGTATTTATGAATTTGCCGGAAATGTCAAAGAATGGATATTAAACAAAGAAATTTTCAAGGAATGGCGTGTAACATATATCGAACTATTTGATGATAGTATCGTAATACATGCAAATAATGGAAAATGTTTTATTGAATTATTGAAAAACGATGAATATAATAGTAGCAATTAATAACCTAAACGGCATTGGTTACAACGGCTCGATTCCGTGGCATAATAAGAATGACTTACAGTTCTTTAAACTTATGACCTATGGTAATAATGTTTATATGGGCGGGAAAACTTATGACAGTTTGGACGGGCCGTTAAAAGGCAGATGCAATTATGTTTTGTCTCGCACGAAGCGTAAGGATGTATACACTTATACAGATTACTATAAATTTACAACTGCGATCCTAAATGATCCTAACGGGTTTATTATTGGCGGCGAATCTATTTACGATATGGCCCTAAGACATAATGTTGTCAGCAATATTTATCTGTCTAGGATAAACGATAATAGCCCGTGTGATAAGTTTTTTTATGTTCCACATAGTTTTAAGTTAATCTCGACGGTTCGCTTGGAAGGACTAATTGTAGAGAGGTATAGTTTTACATAAAATGATAAAAGAACCAACACCGCCACCGCTACCGCATACTTGGCCTAAAGTTAGTTCAGCGAGGCTGAATCACGAAAACCATTGTCTTGTATACCCATTGAGGGGAACGCACAAAGGCTTTTGTTGTGAATTCGGATGGCAAGTAGCAGGATGGTCAAACGCTCCCTATCCGAACCGAATGGGGGGAGAGACAAAGGCAATTGTATTTGAAAAAACATCGCCAGCATCAGAGTCGATTATGGATTGTCTGGCAGATTTAGAACCCGGATTGTACTGGTGTCACGGAGATATTGAATTAATGGACATTAGATCTGAAAACCCGCCAACATCACCACCACCACCACCACGAAAGCAGTAAACAATGAATTTAGATACTAGGTTATTAATATACATTCTAATGTGTTTATTAGGAACTATTTTGGTAGGCTACATGCAAGTAGAATACTCAAGACAATCATATGAAGCTGGCGATAAAAGCTCTTATGCTTGGATGGGATTTCTTCCGTTTTTTATACCTCTTTTCTTAATGGAAGCCTTGAAATATATAGTTCCCGTTGCTATAGTAATAGAAATAGTTATTTATTTACTCGAAAAAAAATAACATGAAATGCAAAAAATGCGAACATTATTCAACTCATTCAGACAAGTGTTTAAACTGCGGAAATAAATTCCCATATTTTTATATGGAAAATATTATGGTTTTAAAAAATAAAACTTACCAAGGCGTTATTACTTCTTTACCCCCAAACGGTATTTTTGTTTACGGGGCTAATACCGAGGGGCGACACGGAATGGGTGCGGCCAAAGTTGCCAGAGAAAAATTCGGGGCAATTTACGGAAAAACGGGTTTACAAGGGCAAAGTTATGGTATAATAACTAAAGACCTCGGGGCGACCAGTCACCCCTCGGTATCTGTTGATGCCATAACAAAACAGATCGCAGATCTGTATAAGTTTGCAGAAACTAGGCCCGACCTAGAATTTTACGTAGCGTATAGCGGCAAAGGTAAAAACCTCAATGGTTATACACCGGAGCAAATGGCTGGTATGTTCATGCACTTTCCAGTTCCGCATAATATAGTTTTTGAAGAAGAGTTTTGTAAACTTAAATAATAAAGAAGGTACTAATTTATGAAAGCGTCAGAATTTTGTTACTGGTTACAAGGCATGTTTGAGCTAAGTAACCCGCAGGAATTGAATAAACAACAAACAACTCAAATCAAAAGGCATCTTGCTTTGGTATTCAAGCACGATATTGATCCACAGCAGGGAACACCCGAGCACCAAGCCGAATTGCAGGCAATTCACGATGGACAGCAATTTGGTGGAATTGGACAAAACGGTGAATTATATCGCTGCTAATCTTATCGAAAGTATTAAATAATAATATGACAAAAGAAGAATTAATAAATATTATTTGCGAGTTATGCGATAAGCGTGCTAGTGAAGCATTTCATATAAAAGCCGATGTAGCTAGACATATGATTTCAGAATCTATCGAAGAATATATACATGATCTCATTCATGATATTTCTTTAGAAGAAATAAACGGCGAAAGAATATTCCATAATCTAATTGATTATTACAGGTTGCCCGATACTCACAAATATCTTTTCTCAAAAGATTATGACGATATGGATGAAACAGAAAGATCTATACATTACAAGGCGTTACCGCCTGCCAAACTAAATTAAAATAAGGAATAACAAAATGAACTATTTAGAGATTATTAAAAACGTAGTAAATAATGGCGTAGCCAAGCAAGCAACTCGATACGATGCCGCAGGCAATGTCATTCCTGTTGAGAACGGGAATATTGGAACATTCTGCGAAGTATTCCGTCACGATATGTCAGAAGGCTTTCCTTTAACTACGCTTCGTAAGATGCCTTGGCGAAGCATTCGTGTAGAACTTGAGGGGTTTATCAAAGGTGTTACAGACAAGTCTTGGTATAAAGAACGAGGCTGTAATTTTTGGAACGAGTGGGCGAATCCGGTTGCCGTAAAGAAATCCGCAATAAAAAAAGAAGAAGAACTCAAAAATATTCACAATGACAAATCTGTTGTTCTAACTAGAGAAGCATATAAAAGTGTTCAATTAGAAACTAATGATCTTGGGCCGATCTATGGCTATCAATGGCGTAATTTTGCAAAACAATATGGAGAAGTAAAGTTCAGAGATTTTATTGAGGATGGATGCTGTCCAGCGACAGGAGAATATCAACAAATAGAAGAAAACGTAAACGGTCTAGAAGGTGGAGTTGACCAATTTAAGTCCATAGTTGATAAACTCAAGTCTAGTCCTTATGATCGCAGAATGGTATGTTCAGCATGGAATCCGAATCAAATGCATATGATGGCACTTCCGCCTTGCCACGTTTTACATCATGTCGTTGTATATGGCAATAAACTCAATTTAACTTGGTTTCAGCGTTCATGTGATTCTACGCACGGACTTCCTAATAATATCGCTAGCTATGCTTTATTACTTATGCTGTATTGCGAAGAATCAGGTTTAGAGCCGGGAGAATTAGTTGGGGTTCTTTCTGATTGCCATGTGTATGAAAACACTATAGAGCCAGCGAAAGAATTAGTTTCTAGAGAAGAAAATAAACTTCCAACCGTTAAGATCAAAAGAAAAGAAGACGGTAGTTTCTCTATTTTTGACTGGACTTGGAACGAGGTTGAGTTAATTGGATACGATCCTCATCCACCTATAAATATGGGTTGCGTAACAGTATAACATCTAGAATTAGATCCATTTCTAGGGTTTGGCGTATAGCAATATATGCTAAGCCCTTATTTTATGGAGACTAATTATGATATGCATTTACCAGATTAAAAATTTAGAAAATAATAATATTTATATTGGAAGCACTAAAGAATTCAAAAAAAGAAAATCTAGACATTTAAGAGATTTAAAAAAAGGAGAACATCATTCGGTATATTTACAAAGAGCTTATAACCTATATGGTTTAAAATCTTTTGTATTTGAAATACTAGAAGAGTGCTTAGAGGAAGAATTATTTGAAAAAGAAGAATTATGGACAAAAAAATTGCTTCCAGAATATAACATAGGATCAATTTGTGGTGGCGACAACTACACAAACAATCCAAATAAAGAAGAAATAAAGAAAAAGATAATAAAAGGTCTTGAAAAAGCTTGGGAAACTCCTACAAGCTTACCTAAAGAAACTAATCCGAACTGGAAAGGCGGAAAAACATTTTTCACTTGTCCAGTATGTAATAAGGAAATTAGAATTTCTGGCGACAAAGCAAGGCCAAAAACTTGTGGAAAATGTAGAGACAGAAACGCAGAAAAAAACCCTTTCTTTGGCCGTAAGCATTCCGAAGAAACAAAAGAAAAAATTCGACAAACTAAATTAAAAAACAAGGGTTCGACTTGACAAACTACAATCCGCATGATAAAATAGACGTAGGAGCGGTAACAGTATGAAAGATAGAATACTAAAAATGATTGAAGACCTATACGGACCCGTTGAATGGGGTGGTGCTATGGGTTGGGGAGACGGAGTTATAACTTGTTCAGTTATTAAAGACGGACAAGTTGTTAAAGGTATAAGTGGTGATAATTGTACATCACTTGAGGCTGTAATTGATTTGGCCGGTAAATTAAATATTAAGCTAGGAGCGTAAATGTTACCATCAAGAAGTTTGTGTGAATATTCTGAACAAGAATTTGTGCTAATTTCAGCATTGAGTTCTCATTGGACAAATGTAATTAAGGAGACATACATTTCACCACTGGAATTATATAAAATTCTTGCAATTGAATGTTTTCTTTCGAATCGTCAAGGGCCAGAAGTAGATGCTCTAAGAAGAGGGTTAGCGGCCTTACAAAGCTGTAGTATATATAGAATGACAAGTGAGTTTGATGAATTAGTAAGGATTTCATAAAAGTATGTACAGACTAACTTCACCCGATAAATTAACAATCAAGCCTCACGTTTGCAATACTCCGGAACTTGCGGAAATTGTCAGGAATTACATTGAGTCTCGACACGATTGCACTATAATAGTAGAAGAACGCCCCGGCAAGATGTACTTCGATTGTCCGGGTTCAAAGTGGATAAACCCTAGCCTTTACGATGTAACGATTGGAATTATCGAGACAAAAGTAGACGAAGCTGGAATATTGGCGTATCGCATAGGGGCTATGGAGCACGACTTTTTAAGGGGCTTTTCAAGAATACAGTCTTTCTTGGAAAATATTTGCCTGTCGGAGTCGGAACTGATTGAATGCAAAGAATTTGTCCGGGCAAATCAAGACCAGTTAAATAAATGGCATAAAGAAGTTGATCTAATATTTTATAATCAAAAATCAAGGGAAAAGTAAATGAATATTGATAAATTACTAGAAACAGTTCCAGTTGATGTAAAGAATGCTATTGAAGAAATTACTCATAAAGCAGGCACACATGGCGAAGACTGGGTGTTATTAGAAGTAGCAGCTAAGTTGCTTTGTGAAGCCCGGCAAGAACGTGGTCAATACATGAATTTGTACTTTGGTATTTCTAATGAACACACAAAGTAAACTAGATTCTATCTTAGAACAGTTAGTTCGAAATAATTTTTTAGCTGAAGATCACTATGCCAGCGACTACTGTAAATACTGTCTCACAGAGTATGGCAACTATTTCAAGCGTGGATTCGACAAACAATCTACTCAAACAAACCACAAACCCGATTGTTTGCATAGGCTAGCTGTGGAAATCTTAGAAGAAAGGGCAGTATAATAATGGGAATAAAACTTTTTAGCGATTCGCCTCGATGCTACAAAGAGATTAATCCGCCCGACCCTAATCCATGTAATTTTTCTATTCTATATATTTATGAATCTTCGCTAGTTGATTTTTGTATTGTTATGGCAAAATATCATGGATGTACTACGTTCGATGGCAAAAAGCTAATGCTGGTAAAAGGAAGAAAAAAAGAAATTAAAAAAATGACAATGCTAGATCCACATTTACTGGGAAATGGTCACGTTGTTGTTGCAAGATTTGAGCCTAATGACGAAGGCATTGAAATGATCGTGGCGTTATTAAAACTTATGGAGGAAAGTGCCTCATGAACATACCACAAGATATTTATTATATAAAATTAGCTCGTGACATAGAATACTTTCTATTCGACAATAAGATAGTTCACTGGCCTATTGATTTAGATTATGATTACGATAGAAATCGTGCTGATCTTACTATAGAAATAAAAAAAGATAAACTAGACGATCTTGAAAAATCAAAAATGCTTAGCACAATATTGGCTAAGCTTAACTATGAGCTATCGCATACCGGCCCTAGAACAGATTTTTTATACGGTCATTTAACTGTAGTTCCAATGGAAAATGAAAATTCTGTCACATTTCACATATGTTTTATTTTTTAATATAGGCAAGTAAGATATAAAAATGGGAATGACAGCCAGATTTAAATGCCAAAGCTATTTTATTGTAAAAACAAAAAAGACAGATTTTTCTTTAGGTCGCACTTTTACAATTGCGCATCCTGTACCGGAAATAGATTTTAACATCGCTAATTATATAGAATACGATCATCATTATGATATAATTGTTATGGATGGTGGAGAAACGGTTACTATTATAAACGTGCCAAAAAACATGATTACCATTGCAAACAAACACCTAAAAGGAAATAAGTCATGAGAGATTTTTACGCCAGAAAACAAGAACGTATAATGCACTACGAAAAATATGTCAAAGGCTGGAAACAAAGGCCATGCTCTGCCTGTAATGGGTCGGGCAGATATGATAGTACAGATTCACCAGAATGCGGCTGTTGCGAAGGAACAGGAAAGGAAAGATATAAACATGAGAGAATTAAAATTTCGTGCCTTTAATAAGTCTATCAAAGAAATGTATCCGTGTGCAGGGTTTCTATCTGGATTGGTAGTGGTAATGCAGGATGGTCAAACTCTTGGTTACAAAGACGATGATTGGGAGATACAGCAGTATACGGGCCTCAAGGATAATAATGGCCGAGAAATTTACGAAGGCGACGTACTACAGTACACAGCACCTGCGTTTGCAACTTTTAAATCGAAGGACACAACAGAATCTGGAGCGGTAGTTTTTGATAGCGCGGTTTTTTGGTGCAATTATCCGCTATACGAGGTTGTTTCTCCAGACTGGAATTGTACAATTATTGGTAATATTATGGAAAACCCGGAGCTATTAAATGTATCCTGACTATCAACTGAAAAAGCTGTCAGAAATTACCGATTGCAATCATAAAAACGCCCAATTTTACGGGGATTATTCCTTAGTGGGATATTATTATTGCACATCTTGCAAGTCAAAATTTTGCCCACAAGAATTTCAAATAGAACATTTAGGACTATATAAAAGCACGGAGTTGATGCAGCATGAATAAACAATTTTTACTTGAAGTATTAAAAGACACCATTGATATTTTTATTCTTTTTATAAAAGCATCTTTGTTTATATTACCGGGAGTTATTGCAATTTTATTATTCATTTTTGGAATTGGAAGTTTACTTGTCAGTCCAATACTAGCAATTGTATCATTAATTTTCGTACCGATAATGATGTTTATCAGTGTGTTTTTTGGTAAATTATTTTTTGAATAGGTTAAAAATGAAACCTTACTTAATTAGTATAGAACTAGAACGCCTGCAAATAAAAATAGATGCGTTGCTAAAAGAAAAGAGAGAACTCATAGATAAAACAATCAAGGAGTGTGAACATCCTTTAGCGGCTATTCGTGAGTTGCCCTATAAGCCTCCGATCAACAGTTTTTTTACCGCAGAACCACCGCATTTAGTTTGTACGGCTTGCGGTCTGAGCGAGCAAGGATGGGGTTGCGGATACAAAAAATTAAAACACGCTGACAATAAAAATGTAAAACAAATAACCCGCGAAGAATGGTCGGAAGTATGTTTAAGGATAAATAATGAATAAATATAAATACAGACTTTCATACACTGCATGGTACAGCTCAGATCATTTAAGTGTAGATAGCGATGATTATCATCAAGAATTCGATACACTCGAAGAAGCCTTAAAAGAATACAAAAATCTTAAAGCTAAAAACGGAACGATAGACTGGCCCCGTAATAATTTCCGTCTCATAAAATATAAAGAAGTAGAATTATGCGAAAACCAAGCATAAATGCGTAAAGTCTAAATTTACTAAAGAAGAAATAAAAATGTGTAAAAAATGCGGATACAAAAATGGTGACACCATGCACTTACTTTACTGGCAAGCCGAATGGTTTAAAAGGTTTATTACTACATGGTGGCATATAATTAATCGCCGGGCTTATCATAGATGGTGCAAGAAAAACTGTAATAGTTTTATTCGTTCTTTAAAAACAGATATACCAGATGAAGGCTTAAGAATGGAGTTAGACGAATTTCTAAAATGATCTTTACGTTTTTAAACGGCGATGTTATAAAAACATCCGAAATAACTCTAGTTTCTAGAATTGAACAGTATGATATAAGCAGATTTGCACATAAATTTTATTACAATATAACCTTAAATAATAAAATTGAAATAGAAAGATACTTAATTTGCTCTATAGATAAACACGAGATATGTAAACAACTTCAAAATTCTTTTTATATATCAGTAAGACCTATGTATGAAATAAATAACGTTAAAGGATTTGACAAAGGAATACAAATATCAGCTTCTTATTTATCGTTCGTTAAATGGGACGAACAGAATATCATTGATTTTGAAAAACTAGATTCATTTAAACTTTTTAATCAGGAGCGTTTAGACCTCATAGATAAATTATCATAAACCAAAGGAATAAAATGTCAGTTAATTACACTCAAAAATGCATACTTGGATTAGAATTTGATATTGAAAAATTAAAAGTTATAGATAAAAAGGCTCTGTATGAAACTCAGAATAGATATGATACAAAGACTGGAGAAATTATTAAAACAGAAAACGTAAAAATAAAAGACGAGGAATATCATTATGAATTCATGGGAGAATCTTATCAAGATTTATATAGTATAAGTTATGAGTATAAAGATGTTTCAGTTATTGTTGATGGGAACTCTTTATTTTTTGGAATATCTTTAGGTGAAACATATGATTACGGAAGGGCTACATTAATAGAAGATAGCATATCAATACCAATACTTTTAGAAAACGTAGAAAAATTGATAAAAATACTGCCGGAAGCACTTCATACTCAAATAGAAATTTATTTCATAGGAATGGTTGGATAATATGCAAGTAAAATATTTAAGGCAAACAAAGCCAACTAATTGCGGTCAGACTGTAGTAGCAATGCTATTTAATATTACTATCGAGGCAGCGGAACAGCTTATCGGTCATGACGGAATCACCACCGAAGCTGAAATCGTCTCGCTTTTAACAAAGCACGGACTTATACCTTATGAGAACGGTAATACGTCGGTTTGGCTACAGCTTCATAAAAATCCAAGAAATTCTAAACAAAAACACTGGACATTATTGGTCAATGGTGATATAATAGATCCGTCCGGGCGAAAAGCCGAAGATTTGTGGCCCGTGGAAAAATTCTGGATCTTAAACTATTGAGGTAAAATGATAACTACATTAAATGGTAATTTCGAATTAGACGGTATGGATAATTGCCAAAGTGTTGAACTCCTATATAATCGTGTATGGGAATCGCACCTACTTGATGTTATAAATAAATATGTTATTCCGGGAAGTGCAGCAGTAGATGCTGGCTGTAATTTTGGAACGATGTCTATACCTATAGCCCGCAAACTTGGACCCTTAGGGCAGTTATATTCCTTTGATATTAGTTTGTACATGATCCGTAAATTTCTAAATAATATCGAGCTAAATAATAATCTTGCGGCAATACATATTGTTAATATGGCACTATCTGATAAATGCGATGAATATGTATATTTCAATGATATTGAGTTTGAAAACAACCTACAGGTTAACTATGGAGACATAAGAATACATGCCAGTAAAGACAATCACTTCGGGCAAATGATTAAAACTACAACTATTGATACTTACAATCTAGACAATGTAAGTTTTATTAAAGTTGACTGTCAAGGATATGACTTAAAGGTGTTAAGAGGGGGTGTTAACACTATAACTAAATGTAGGCCCGTGGTAGTTTTCGAATGGGAAGAACATATGGCCCAACCTCACGGAGATACTTTTCAAGACACTATTGATTTTTTTTCTTCTATAAACTATGGAGTAGAAAAAATAGCAAAGGATGACTGGATTGCAAAATACAATGGATAATCTTAAATTTCCTGACGAATACTTTTACGGGCCTTACGATTTAACTGAATACAAAAAAAGTGTTGAGTCGGGCCGTCAAGCTGCTAAAAAACTCAATGTTTTATTCTGTGCTGCGTGTAAAGATGTTGCGGGCACAATAAAAAGAATGCTAGATATTGTAGATTACACGAGCAGTCTATTTAATTCTTACGATATATTTTTGTATGAAAATAATAGCTCTGACGGGACTCCCGATATTATTAGATGTATGAACAACCCGAGGGTAATATTACAAAGTGAACACATAGAAAACGCAGGATATAAACGTAACGAAGTAACTTTAAATCAACGGTGTAATTTTATAGCTAACGCCCGCAACAAATACGTTGATTACATTAATGCTAACGCAGGCAAATATGATTATATTTTTGTTTTCGATACTGATATTGAGGGTGGCTGGTCTTATAACGGAATATTAGATTCTATTAACATAATGAATAATAAAGCATCCGTTGGAGCAGTAACATCATATTGCGTTTTAGCATCACACGATTGTAAGAATTTAGAAGAAATTGATTCAAAGCACTGGATGATGTTTGATTCATTTGCTTTTAGAAAATACATGTCAGAAGAAGATTTTCCCAACGATATGAATATGTACAATTATATTAAATCAAATATAGGTATGCCTCCTTTTTTGGTAGACTCTAATTTTAATGGACTCGCCATATATCGCCCGGAATGTTTTCATGATAATAAATATTACGTCACAACATATGGACGAGATGACCATACAGACTCGGAACATGTTGGATTCCATAAAAATATTATCAAAAAAGGAATGAGTGTAGTTCTTAATCCCAGTATGGTAACATCAATTTCTAAACATAAATATTATGAATAAAATGAAAACACACAAAACAACTTTTACTGTTTATCCTAGCGACTGCAACTATATGAAAGTGGGCGATGGCAGTCCTATGGTTCACGGCGGTACCATGCTTTTGAAAATGGATCGGGCCGCAGCAGAATTAGCCCGTCAATATTTATACAACACAGGATGCGACTCTGCTTTAACAGTCGGTGTTGAAGAAGTCAAGTTCTTACACGGAGCAAAGCTTGGGGATTATATTATAATAACAGTTACTCCCACCGGATTCGGTAAAAAAAGAATGTCGTTTTTGGTCGAATGTCATGTAGAGGCTTGGGGTGGAGAGAAAAAATTAGTTGCCTCGGGCGTTTTCAGTTTCTGTTCTTTCAAGAATGGACAATCCCATCCTCACGATATTACTACGAATAATAATTCTAATAAAAATAAAGTATACGACGTATGATTATTGCGGGAACTGGACATAGACCATCTTACTGTCCGTGTCTTTATGATGCGAAGCATCCTTGGCTTATAGAAAGAAAAAATGACTTACGAGAATGCTTAGTTGCATACGGACCGTCTCTTGTTATTACGGGCATGGCTATTGGTTGGGATACTTGGTTAGCACAAGAGGCTCTATTTTTAGATATACCTATTGCGTGTTATATTCCTTTTCCGGGACAACAGAATAAATGGCCGGAAGAATCCCGTAGGGAATACGATCATATTCTTTCGCGGGCTAAAGTAATAAAAAATATTAGTGAATCGTACTCTAATAATGCGTTTTTTAAACGTGATGAAGCAATGGTTGATGATTGCACGCTAGTATTTGCTTTATGGAATCAAGAAATACAGTCGGGCGGAACTTATCATACCGTTCAATATGCTCTATCTAAAGGCAAGCCTATTACAAATTTTTGGTGATTATGAGAACTAAATTGATTATGCATCAGTCTACTTGGAATTATCTTAATACTAATTATGATAAATATAATATAAATGTCCATATAAGCCAAGTAGCTATGAAATTACATGGTCATGAATTAATAATAGATAATTTTTTATGTACCGAAACAATAGATGAACCTAATGGATATATGTTTCCTAGAGAAAAATTTGTAACTTATGATCCATCCGACAGAGAATGGTGCGAACCACTAGGAATAGGAAGAATGGGCAGAGGGTTTAGATTAGGAAGTATTTTTTCTATGAATGATTTCGGACTTTTAGATTCTTTTTTTCTTTCCAGTAAAAAAAGATCGACAGTTTTTAATCCATTTGAAAAAAGGTTTCAAAAATGATTGCTTGCATATGCGGATTCTCGATAGAAATGATAATACTAATGGTTACAATTGCATTCGGGCTTATTATGGATAAGCTCGTTTGTTTTTGCAATAAATGCCGTGGAGGAATTAAAAGATGTCGAAAAAACTAATTGTTTCCGGGCATGTACTGACGGGATTATATCCATATGATAAAGAACATTCCCGCAGAAATGAATTGTATGCAGACTACAAAGAATATGCCGACTTTTTAGGGGCTGATATAGAAATAAAAAAAGATCATGTTTATAATCCTTTAGATTATCTATGGGAGCACGGGACTTGGCTAAAGCTTGATGCAGTAATAAGATTTGCGACTAATGATCGGTACGATAAAATGCTGTGGATAGATTCCGACGTAGTAATAAACAGGGGGCTAGCATATAAAGTAGACCCGCTGGAATTATATGCCAATAATCCCGAACAGCCCGAGATAGCTATAGTCTATGACAATTTTTTACCTCTACACTATCATACCTTTGATGAATTCAGTAAGAAAAAGTATGACTTTTACGAGTTTATGTTTGGTGACGAAGTAAAGCTTTATCACAAAATTAACTCGGCGATGTTTGTAATTAATAAAAAAGCCGCAAAAGTAATACACGAAACCATGCTTGATTTACCCATGAGTATTATTTATGGGTATAAATCAGTACATGGATATTTTCCGACCGATGAATCTATCATTGAGTTGGCAATGCCGCACTTAAAGCATGAATTTTTCGGCAATATTACTGAAAGCAATACTGGGGAAGTTAAGGCGTTTACTCATTATTGCGGTATAGACCAAAAACGCACATTATTTTATGAGTAGAAAATGACAAAAAAAGATATTTTATGCAGGCTAGATGATTCTTATAGTGAAGCAATGCTTGGAACTACCGAAGAAGTTGATTATGAATTTTTCATTCCGCATGAATACGAGTATGTAACACTTGAAGAATTTGACAAAGACGACGAAGAAGAAGAAGTAAGTGTAGCTTCCCTTTGGGAGAATATAAGAAAGAAGAAAGAAAGAGAAGGGGAAAAGTACAAGCCCGCTAAACCCGGAGAAAAAGATAGGCCAGATCCCGAGGCATGGAAAAAAGCACAATCCGCTGAATATCAGGGGCGTAAGGTAACTTTGAATAAACCTTTTAGGACTTCAAACGGGCCAAAGAAATTTGCTGTTTATACTAAAAACGAAAGCGGAAACGTTGTTATTGTCCGGTTTGGTGATCCAGAGAGATCTATAAAAAGAGATGACCCAAAGCGAAGAAAGTCATTTCGGGCCAGACATAAATGCGATACTGATCCCGGCCCAAAATGGAAAAGTAGGTATTGGAGTTGCAGGCAATGGCGTTCAAATGCTCCTGTAGAAGCTTAAAACATATTAAGCATTTGTTTTTTGCGTATAATCCATTGTGTTTATACAATTCACAATGGAGAATAAAATGAAGCAATGCATACAATGTAAAAAAGATATTTCTGATAAAAGATGTAAAACTAAATATTGCAGTTTATCATGTTCTACAAAACATAATAGATTAAAAATATTACAATATAATCTACCTGATAACCATAAAAGATGCGGAAAATGTAATAGTGTAAAAAATTTTTCTGAATTCAGGAAAAATAAAAATTCTGCATTTGGATATTCTTATTTTTGTAAAGAATGCGATAAATCCAGAGTTTATTCTACAGATAAAAGAAGGATATTACTAAATGCTGCAAAAAAACGCGCTAAAGATAATTGTATTGATTTTGATATAGATATAAATGATATTATTTTACCGGAAAAATGTCCAGTTTTAGGAATTGAGTTAAAATTTAACAGTAATAAGGCAGATTTTAACTCTTATTCAATAGACAGGATAGATAACTCTAAAGGTTATGTAAAAGGTAATATACAAATAATTAGCTTTAAAGCGAATACAATTAAAAGTTCTGCGACTCTAGAAGAAATAGAGCAGGTTTACAATTATATGAAGAACATGAACAGAGAACACTGAAAATTTCTCAAAACCCGCTTGACAAAACTCTCTCCTGTGCTATAATCAAGGCAGGAGAGAGAAATGAAAAAGACAATTGTAGACGATAATTTTGAGATTACGCTGTGCGTTACTTCTAAATCTGCCGATTATAACGCCGAGGCATTACTTGATAATATTACGAGTGCTGTCGGCACTTGCATTTATGATTACGTGAATGAGGCAACGGCTAAAAAGCTTGCAGAGTTTATAAAATCCATAACAACTAATAAAGTTGTTCTTAGCGATACTCCTTATAGTGTTGCTATTTATACAAATAACGGATTTTTTTATGTTAGAATGGTTTCATTGTTACGTTATAAATTGACTGATCCCAATGGAAAGGTTAAATTTTACCGCAAGCAAGAATTTATCGAAAACTTGAATAATCTACTACTGAAAGGAAAAATTGAAGATGAAACGGAAAATCAAAGTAACGATTGACAGGTCTAAGTGGCGAACTGGATTAAATTCCACTAACCGAACAGGGGAGGGCAGAACGGCACTCTTGAATAAAGAAGGCTATATGTGCTGCTTGGGATTTTGCATGGCTGCATCAAAAGTGGCGAAGAAAAATTTGTTGGATATAAGTGCTCCCAGTGGCTGTCTTAACCAACATGCCATCGACCCAAATAAAGCAATGCGGTCAAGTGGCGTTCGGGCTTTAACAAAAGAGTCGCTGACTACATGTTTAAGTAATTCGGAACTTGCTTTTGATGCTATGAAAATAAATGATTCGGTGAAAAGCACCCCTAAAGAAAAAGAAAAAGCCATATTGGAACTATTTAAAGATTCTGTTTTTGATTTAGAATTTACGGGAGAATATACAAAGGAAAAAAATGAGTAATTTTAAAGTTGGTGATACTATTTGGGTACGGGCTACAGCCGGAAGAACCGCAGGAGATAGGATTCAGATTTGGTTCAGCGGTCATGTGGCATTGTTCATTCCAGCAAGCGAGTGCCTACCTGCCGAACCGCCAGCCGTTCCGGATCTTTCGACTATGGGTGTTGAGGTTGTTTCGGATCTAAGCGGTCATCGCGTTAAGCGACCCCTCGAACTCGTAGAGTGGCGAACGCCAACCTTAGAAGATCTTAAGAATGGGCCGATAAAATGCCAATATCGCGATAGCACCGCCCACGACTGGCATTTTGGCACTTTGGTTTATGTATTAGAAAGTGATGCACCCTATCTAGTTATTGATAGGAGTAATGCATATTCTCAGTGGTATCAATGCAGAATAAGTGAATCTACTACTTCTTGTAGTACCCCAACGGGTTCGGAAATGAATGCAAAAACTAAACAGTGCATTATAGATTATTGTATGGACAAAATAAACGCAAGAGCAGAAATAGGTTATAGCGACTGGTGGACAAGAGAATCACATATTGTTAACTCTAAACATATTGTTGCGGTCCTTGAACACTTTAAAGATAAAGGCTATGAGACCGAACTGGCTAGTGACGACGTAACTATAAGTTGGTAATTTTGCAAAATTAATTCCGAACTTGCTTGACAGATCGATTTTTTTTGATATAATGAAACTCAACAATTTCGACAGTGTTTTTTTGTTCTATAGTCAACATAGCGTAATGACTCCCTTTGTATGAAAATTTGTGTTACCGCTATATTACACACACTTTTTGAGGAAAAGATGAAAATTTTACCAATTTTGATGTCCGACAGCTATAAACAATTCCACTACAAAATGTACCCCAAGGGCATGATTAAGCTCTACAGCAACATGACACCTAGAAGTTTTAAGCGTTTAGGTTGTGATAAAGCTGTATGGTTTGGTTTGCAATATTACATTCAAGAATATCTTGTCAGGCAATGGAGAACTAATTTCTTCGATAGGCCGCTGGAAGAAGTTTTGACCGAGTACAAGCGTTTTCATAAGCACTTTAGTTTTATTGATATAGACACTGAACACATGGAAAAGCTGTATAAGCTTCAATATCTACCAATAGAAATTAAGGCATTGCCCGAGGGCACTCTTGTTCCCGAGAAAGTTCCTTTTTTTACTATTACAAATACTCACCCGGACTTTGCTTGGCTTGTCAACTTTCTAGAAACTCAAATGTCAACGGTTATTTGGGATATGACAACAGTAGCAACTATTGCCCATATGTACCGCAAGCTACTAAATAAGTGGGCCGAAAAAACCGGCGATCCATCTTTCGTGCAATGGCAAGGACACGATTTTGCTATGCGTGGCCGAAGCAGTATGGAGTCTACACTTAATCAGGCTGGACACTTACTATCGTTTACGGGCACTGATACTATTCCTGCGGTATTAATGCTGGAGGAATATTACGATGCAAACATCGAAGAAGAATTAGTTGGTTCTAGCGTACCGGCTTCGGAGCATTCAATTATGTGTGCTAATGCTGATTATTACGAAGAAGAAATAGAAGTAGAATACTCTGTAGAAGTAATTTATAATGATTCTGGAGAAAAAATTTCAGAAAAAGAAATATTTATGTAACATTATGTTTTGATTTCTGGTGTATTATAAATTTAAGGAAAAACTAATGAAAAAATACACCGAACAAGAAATGCAGATTTTAAAAGATCAATATCATCAGAGTAGCAAAGATGAGTTATTAACATTGTTAAATCCTCATAGCTGGTCATCAATAAAAGATAAAGCTAAAAAACTTGGATTATGTAGAAAAAAACTTAGAAATTCAAAAATTTCTTTACTATTACCAAATACACTATTTAATTGTTATTGGTGGGGCTTCATTTTATCAGATGGTCATATTTCAGATAGAGGAGAGTTAGTTATTCAACTGCATGAACAAGATAAAAAACATTTATTAAAAATATCTAATTATATAGACAAAGATATACAATATCTGCGAAGCAAAAATATGGTTAGACTAACTAATATGGATATTATTAACTCTGAAAAGTTAAAGCATAAACTAGGAATTAAGAAAAAAAAGACATACAATCCACCAGATAATTTTGATTTTCTTCAAAATAAAGAAGAAAGAATTGCTTTTTTAATTGGATTTATAGATGGAGACGGCTCTATTTCTTATAGAAAAGGATCATTCCAATCTATAAGAATAATAGTTCACGAAAACTGGTTTAATGTATTAAATAATTTTTGTAATAAATTAGTAGATGATTTTTCAATATTAAAATTTACAGTTTCTTACAATAAAAGAAAAAATACACAAGTTTGTTTACATGGAATAAATAGATATAAATTTTTAAAAGATTTTATTATTAGTAATAAAATACCATCACTAGAAAGAAAGTGGAAAATATGAAAACAGTTATTGAAAAAAGAAAAAGAAAAGTCAAAATTGTAAAAACTAACGAATTAGCTTCTTATACTAGACTATTAGAACAATTCCCTGATGGTATACTATCATTAGTTAGTGATACTTTTGATCTTTTTAAGATTTGTACGGAAATATTGCCGCAGCTTAAAGATAAAATCATGGCTCGCAATGGCAAGCTGGTGATTAGACCTGACAGCGGAGACCCTGTAGATATCCTTTGTGGTAAAGAGTGGTCGTCTTTAGGTTATAATGGGTACAGAGACAGTGTTAAACCAAATGATAACGAAGCCAAGGGTGTTGTGGAACTTCTTTGGGGCGTATTCGGCGGAACTGTAAACGAAAAAGGTTATAAGGTGCTAGACCCTCACATTGGAGTTATCTACGGCGACAGCATTACTCTTGATAGGGCCGAGCGAATTTGTGCAAGACTTGAAGCTAAAGGCTTTGCTAGCACTAATGTAGTATTTGGAATCGGTAGTTACACATATAACTATAATACTAGAGATACATTAGGTATCGCAGTTAAGAGTACATACTGCGAAGTTATGGAAAATGAAGTTCTTGAAAAGCGTGAGATTTTTAAAGATCCCATAACTGACGATGGAACCAAGAAATCTGCTCGCGGGCTATTATGCGTCAAGAGAGACGAAAAGGGCAAGCTTTACCTAAAGGATAGACGTACCGAGGAAGAAGAACGCGACGAATCGTTACTTACTACAGTTTTCTGCAATGGAAATTACATAGTAGAATCATTTGCCGCTATTAAACAAAGGTTAGAAAATGAAAAAGCCTAAGTCGTACATATTTTTTCAAGATTCAACGCTCGTTATGCGGGAAATACAGTGTAACGGAGAAGCTTCTGAGGATATAAAGTTATTTCTCGCGGGCATGTGTGTTGCAATTCGAAATATATTACAAATTAAAGATGTATTTTTTGTTAACTTATACTGCGATCAGTGCGATGGCCCTAGCTTAAATTTAGTTTTTGGCTCTAATTATTATACAATTCATGTATTTTTATACAAAAAAGATTTTTCTGAATATTATAAAAACTTAATGACATTTTTGATATCAGTATTTGAACAGCACTCAGAGCCTACTGAGGAACAAAAACTACAACTAAACAATTTATACAATTCAAATTACTAAGGAAATAAAATGACAAAACAATTATTAAAAAATCACGTAGCTATTCTTCTAGATACATCTGGATCTATGCATAGTATCATAGGCGATATGCAAAAAGTGCTACAACAAAGAATTGAATTTTTACGCAAGATGAGTCTTGACTTTAATCAGGAAACGCGAATATCAATTTATACTTTCGATGACAAGCCCGAGTGTGTGGTATACGATACAGATGTTACTCGGCCCATAGATTTAGGTAAATTTAAAGCAAGTGGATCTACCGCATTATTAGACTGCTTAAATCAGGCTGTTTGTGAATTAGAATTACTGCCAGAAATTCATGGGGATCATGCCTACATAGTTTATATTCTATCTGATGGGGGCGAAAACTGTTCCAGAGCAACTAACGCTAAAACTATGCTTCAAAAAATTAAGTCATTGAAGGAAAATTGGACCATTGCAGGATATGTCCCCAGTATGGATGCTGGTAAGTATTTAGAATCTTACGGTATTCCAAAGGGTAATATCGAACGCTGGGATGCCGATAAAAAGGGTATCGCAGAAGTTGAAGATACATTCGATAGATCTATGACTCAATACTATAGCAGTAGACAATCGGGTGTAAGATCTTCACAAACAATCTTCTCGGGCCTAAAAGACGTAAACTCTACCAACGTAACTAAAGTTCTAGATGAACTGAGCAAGAAAGATTTTACTATTGTTATCAATGAGGATGTAAAAGCTTTGTGGATTCGGGATATTGTAGAAGATAAAACAGGCAAGAAATATGTTAAGGGCAACTCATACTATGAATTAGTAAAGAACGAGCATGTTCAGCCTAGCAAAAATATTATTATTCAAAATAAGAAAACTGGTAAGGCATATTCCGGTGGAAACGCCCGTCAACTTCTCGGACTTCCTTCGAACATGGAAGTCAAACTGAACGTCGGTGACTACGGCGAATGGCTTGTCTACGTTCAAAGCACTTCGCATAACCGGAACGTCATTCCAAAGCAGAGGATTTTGGTGATGAAATAACTTGACATGGCTTAAAGCCATGTTATAATGGGAGAGGGATAAAAAATAATGGAAATCGGCGACAGAATGAAAGATTACGAAAAGGCTTACGGTATGCAGGCAATGCCTAATTGCCCGATCATAGTTCGTATCGACGGAAAAGCTTTTCATGGTTTTACTTCAAATTTGAATAAGCCTTATGATGACGGTTTAGTACAAGCAATGGATACTTTGACTTACGATCTTTGTAATTTTAGTGATGCGGTTTTAGGATATACACAGAGCGACGAAATAACACTCGTGTTATCCAAAGAATCGCCGGAGCAAGAATTATTTTTCAGCGGAAAAATACAAAAGCTATGTTCCGTTCTTGCATCCTTTGCAACCTATACTTTCAATAACATTTTCAAAAACGAAGGAAAAATGGCACTATTTGACTGCCGTGTGTTTTCCGTGCCAAATTTATCCGAAGCTACAAATTGTTTGCTCTGGCGAGAGATGGATGCAGCACGAAACTCAATTCAAATGGCCGCTAGAACTTATTATTCGCATAAAGAATGCAATAATAAAAACTTTTCAGATCTTAGCGATATGCTAATTAATAAAGGTGTTAACTGGAATAATTATCCCGCACGCTTTAAACGTGGTGGTTATACTAAAAAGCTAAGAAATAAAATTACCGGAAAAAGATCATATTGCCCGCTAGATATAATGCCTCTAACACAATATAGTCACGAAGAAAGAGTTGAAATTTTATTTGGAGATTTAGTCAATGTCAATTAATGTATTTTTCACTTCGGATTCTCATTACGGGCACTCAAATATTGCCGGGCCTAAAGTAAGCTCGTGGAGTTCTGGATATCGTAACTTTAATAGTACCCACGATATGAATGAAGCATTGGTTGAATCTTTTAACGAGGCTGGCGAGAATGATATTATTTACCATCTTGGCGATTGGTCTTTCGGTGGAAAACATAACATTGAAACGTTCCGCAAAAGTATTCGTTGTCAAAACATTTTCCTAGTTACGGGCAATCATGACAAGCATGTATATGATCACAGGCACCTATTTAAATGGATAAAGCCCGTATGGGAAGGAAAAATTCATGATACATATTTTTACCTTCATCACTACGCACAACGCATATGGAATATGTCCCACAGAGGATCTATAATGCTTTACGGGCATAGTCACGGCAGTCTACCAGACGACCCCGATCTTCTGTCTATAGATGTTGGTTGGGATACTGAACTGTACGGACACGAAAAACATACATTGTATCATTACGACGAAGTCATGTCTATTATGAAACAAAAGAAGTGGACTGCTGTTGATCATCATAACACTAATACTACGGAGTGAGAAAATGGAAAAGTGCCCAAAGTGCAATTATGACGGACATTGGAAAACGCCCAAGTCTAAGTATATGCTATGTTATAAATGCGGAAAGCAATGGATTCCGGAGAAATCCGAAAAAGACAAAAAGGAATATGTAAGCGTTATTGATAAATTATATGAAAAACTTGAATTTTAAACCTAACCAGATAACCGCCATAGTAATAGTATTCGGTGGATTATTATTTATTTTATACGATTTGTTCGCACTGTTCATTTTTAATGAAGAAGCAACAATAAGTTACGTTGTAAATCAGTGGGCATGGTCAAGCCCGCTGGCAGTTTATATCGCCGGTGTAGTAACTGGCGGTCTGGCTGTACATTTTTTAGCATGGGCACCATTAGAAAAACAGGTAGAAAGAAAAAATGAGCAAGTTGACAATAGTTAGAGGTCTTCCGGGTTCGGGTAAAAGCACGCTTGCACACAAGCTAGCGGAAGCCGATGGAAATAGTGTGGTATTAGAAGCCGATCAGTTTTTTATGATTGAAAATGATTATAAATTTACGTTCGACTTTTTAACCGTGGCACATTCTTGGTGTCTCGGGCAGGCTTTTTATCATTTATTTCGCGGCAAGAATGTTATTGTAGCAAATACATTCGTCGAGTATTGGACAGTTGATAAATATATTGAGGCCGCTTTTAAGGCTAAAATTCCTTGGGAAGTGGTAGAACCAAAAACTAAGTGGAAAAGCGATACGGTTCAATTGGCCGAAAAGAACGTCCATAAGGTCAGTCAGGCCGCTATTCAAAAAATGCTTGATAAATGGGAAACCACAAAAGAAATTATCACCAAACTTGAAGCAAAGGGCTGGGCCGTTTAATGGGTAAGGTCGGTATTTTTCTGGCGATACTACTTTATATGTTTATCGCCGCCGGTAATTTAAAAGATAAAGATTATCCACATGCCATGATGTGGTTTTGTTACGGTTTAGCAAACGTGGCTTTGCTATGGTACGAATATACAAAAGAGGTTTTATGAATTATAACAAAGTTATAGTGGGCGGAAGGCTTACTAAAGACTCAACGCTAACTTCTACCACTAGCGGAAAGAAAGTTTTGGAGTTTTCTATCGCTTGTAGCGATAAGTATGGAGACAAAGAAGAAGTGCTGTATTTAGACTGTGTCATGTTTGGTGAGCGGGCCGAAAAGGTCGCACAATATTTAGTCAAGGGAAAGCAAATGCTAGTTGACGGAAAGCTGCGGCTTGAGAATTGGACCGGATCTGACGGAGTTAAGCGGTCGAAACATTCATTACTCGTTGATAATTTTAATTTTGCAGGATAATATGAAGAACTTATTAATGATTGTGTGTGTATTTTTTCTTTCATTAGAAGCTGTCGGGGCGGATAAAACTTCGTCCGGGCGACCTAATTCCGGAAATTCTTCCGAATCTAGGAATTCTTTTCAGAGTAGACCAAATATTTTTGGTGGTCAAAGATATTATAGTTCTGGCAGGCCGGTCGGGTATTCTCGTCCAAACATTTATGGCGGTCAAAACTATAACTCTTATGGCACCAAAAAGAAATAATGAAGAAAAAAATTAATGTTGATTTAAAAGATCTGGCATATGAAAGGGCACTATTGTCGGCCATATGTCAGATGGGACTGGAAGTATTTATTGATGTAGATTATATCACTAATGAAACATTCACTGAGCCGACAAACCAGATAGTATTCGATATTGCTAAAAAATGTATCTATGACGGTAGCACTCTAGATCTTTCTACTATTTTGAGCAAAGCTTCTTCTTTGGGGCTTGCGAGCTTATTTGAAAATAAAGACGAATTAGAATATATTAGATCGTTATTTAATTTCCCCGTAAACAAAAACAATGTAACAAATTACGCCGCAAAACTTACGAAGCTAAAGCTTCTTAGGGATGCCCGCAAAGAGTTTCAGAAAGCAATGGATGGCCTCTCTCAATTTACGGGCGAGGAAGATATTGCGGATATTCTCACAAGTATTGAACAACCCGGAAATAATCTAGCTCAAACAATATATAATAGCGATAATAGTAAGCCCGTAGAAATCGGCGTTAACATGTATGATTATGTAGTGGAATTACTAAATAATCCTGCGGGCTTCAATGGTATAAAAACTGGTATTGAAGAATTTGATAAGGCTCTAGGTGGCGGTTTACGCAATGGGTGCGTCGATGTTGTTGCGGCCCGACCTAAAACTGGCAAAAGTACACTCGGCCTACAAGTGTCGAAAAATCAGGATGTATTATCTATACCTACCCTGATAATAGACACCGAAATGGATTCTGCAAGTCAACAAAATAGATTGCTCGCTAATGCTTCTGGCGTTAATGTTAATGATATTGCCGCAGGAAATAAAAGCTATGCAGAAAAAATGTTGAAGGCGGCAGAATCCTTGAAAGATTCTAAGATTGAGCATATTAATGTTTCCGGGCGTTCGTTTGATTCTATACTATCGATTATGAGACAGTGGATCTATCGCAAGGTTGGATTTAATAATGATGGAACCGCAAAACCGTGCCTCATTGTTTATGACTATTTAAAACTTACGAGCGGCGATAATATCACTGAGGCTATGAAGGAATATCAAATTCTTGGATTCCAGATGACAAACCTGCACAACTTTATGGTAAAATATAAAGTGCCGTGCTTAGCGTTCGTACAGTTAAGTCGGGAAGATGATATCGCCCAATCGGATCGTATCTTGTGGCTCTGTACGAGCTACACCAAGTTCAAGGAGAAGTCTCAGCAAGAACAGGCCGATGATATCGCTGCGGGAGTTCCGGTGCCGTATAACCGCAAGCTAGAGCCTCAGGTAGCCCGCTACGGACCCGCTATGGACTTTGGTAACTATATCAATCTCCGCATGGAGGGCGAATATAGCAGATTAACAGTTGGCCCAACTAGAGATCAATTGGCCCGTGGCGTAAAAGTAGATGTTCAAGTTCCAGATATATCAAGTGTAGGACAAAATGACGACGACACAAAAGAAATATCTGACGGCCCAGCAAATTCCTGATATATTAGAATCTTTTAAGATAGATTTTAAATATAAGGCCGGTACATACTCTTTTGCATGTCCCGTTCATAATGGCGATAATGCTACTGCATGTACAATTTTTGAAGGCAGGCACGATATTCCAAATTGGCAGTGCTGGACACACCAATGTCAGAATACATACGGCAAAGGACTTTACGGTTTTATACGTGGGGTTTTATCGGCCCGTGGCGGAGAAGAAGTTGATTTTAAGGCCGTAAACAATTTTCTACGTAATAAGAATCTTGATTTTTTTGTTTCTATAGAAAAAACTCCTGCTAATCAGCAAAAGATTTTGACTCGGGCATTATCTGTGGGTACAAATAAGGTAACTAAAAATATAGACCGTGATTACATAAGAAAAAATCTTGTGTGTCCGTCTCCATATTTTTTGGGAAGAAATTTTTCTGCTGAAATATTAGACATGTTCGATGTTGGAGATTCGCATCAGCCCGGACGCATGATGCACGAAAGAGCAGTAGTGCCGGTATACGATATAGATGGATCTTATGCTGGTTGTTGCGGACGTACCATTGTTGGACATAAAGATAAATGGATTTATTCATTTAATAAGGGCAACTTTTTATACGGATTAAACCTCTCGTTGGAACATATACAAAAGTCGGGATGGGCAGTGATTGTCGAGGGAAATCCGGATCTTTGGGGGGTTTTCAGTCATGGTTTTCGTAACTCTGTGGCTATAATGGGAACAGCTTTTACTGATGAACAACTATTATTGCTGGAGCAAAGCGGTGCATTAAATTTATTAATATTTACAGACATGGATTCAGCCGGAAGAAATTGTGCAGATTCTATTGTTAAAAAGTGCGGAAGAAGATTTAATTATTACGTGCCTGAATACGGAGCGAAAGACCCCGGCGAATTAGGTGTGGAAGTAAAAAATATACTAGGTAATTATATTGATTTGGAGAAACTATGAAAAGTAAGGTTTTAGCTTTTTGCGGCAAAAAAGGTAGCGGCAAAAACACATTGGCGAATTTCTTGACGGGCTATCAGCTACGGGCGAATGAGATTATCAAAGATTTTTCGCTTGACGATAAAGGTAGATTATTTGCTTTATATGATGCGAATGGTAAAGATGCCGAGGGGCTTTTAGATCTAAACAGAAATGATTTTGACTTCGGAGTTTATGCGTCTCAAAGTATCTGGCCGTTCGTTAAGACATATGCGTTTGCAAATCCTCTAAAGGATATATGTCATGAACTTTTTGAGATTCCTAGGGAATTACTGCATGGTACTGACGAAGATAAAAACACGGTCATGGAGCATCTTAGGTGGGAAAACATGCCGGGAGTTATGACTCCTGAAATGTCTATATACGGACAAGACTATGTTGGAAAACATTCTGATGGAAGTTTCGAAGATGCTTGTTATTGGATGTATAAGCATGACCCCGGCCTTATGACTGTGCGTGAATTCCTACAGTTTATGGGTACGGAAGTCATGCGTAAGATATACCTGCCGGTTTGGGTAAACTTGTTAAAGAGACAAATTCAGTCAGAGCGATCTGATCTATCAATTATAACCGACTGCCGTTTTGATAACGAGATTGAAGGATTAAAATCTCTACCGAGAGAAAGCTATGATGTAAAATTCGTATATCTTACGAGATATATTAATGCTGATGATAAACATGCTTCGGAAGATGGAACTAATTTACAATATGCCGATCTTGTTCTTGATAACATGAATATGTCTTTAACAGATACGTGCATCGCACTTCAAAAACAAATATCAGACTGGGGATGGCTTGAATAATGAAAATAATTCTATTAGATCTTGACGGTGTATTAGTCGATTTTATATCTGGATACTTAAAAGTTTTAGGCAGACATGAAAAACATGACGATATTAAATCATGGAATTTTTACAGAGAGTGGGGTATTTCAGATGAAGAGTTTTGGGAAAAATGTTCTGTTCCGGGATTTTGGTATAATTTAGAGTTATATCCTTGGGCTAAAGAGTTTTATAGCTTACTTAAAAAACATGGAGACGTTGTTATTTCCACATCGCCAAGTTCCCACCCTTTATGCACTCAGGAAAAAATTGCTTTTTGTCAAGACAAACTAGGTATTAAAAGAAGAGATATAATGGTTGGAGGAAGAAAAGAATTACTTGCAGGTAAAGGTAGAATACTAATAGATGATTACACTGAAAATATCAATATTTTCAATAGATATGGCGGAAACGGAATTTTGTTTAAACAGCCTTGGAATAACGGAATAGATCGCCAAGAAATAATTGAAATTATTAACTTATAAATATTAACGGAGCACTTTATGGAAATTAGTTACGCCAGATCTTCACTGCTTGGTTCTTACGCCTACTGTCAGTTAAAAACATATATTACATACAACTTAGGAATTCAAGAACCTAGTCAGCTAAAAGCAAATTTGGGGACGATTACCCATAAAGCACTTGAAATATTAGCTAACTGCAAAAAACAAATACAGGATAATCCTAAAAATAAAAAATTTATATTCAACGATACGGATTTTGGGGAAATTAAATATAGCTATAAAACATTAATGTCGGAAGAATTTGTTAAAACTATATTAAATTTATCCTATGAATATTATACTAAAAACACTCCGCATTTAAACTATATTCGTAATGAGCATTATCCTTTTTGCGAAAAAATGGTGGACGCTTGCTTAAATATAAACAGTGGTCAATTTGATCCTAGAAAAATGAATATATTGCAAGCAGAATGCCCATTCGATTTAGAAGTAAAACAGCCTTGGGCTAACGGCTTAAGGCTGAAAGGCACAATGGATTTATTGACACTCGGAGATTCTGACACTATAGAGTATGTAGATTATAAGACAGGGGCAAGAAAAGATTGGGCCACTGGCGAGATTAAAGACCTGCCTAAACTGCAAAAAGATATACAACTATTGCTGTATTATTACGCAATAAGACAAATATTTCCGCAATACAAGAATGTAATTATGACAATATTCTTTCTGCGTGATGGCGGACCTTTCACCGTCTTGTACGATAGTAAGGACGAAGAATACTTCATGAATGAACTAAAAAGACTTTATATAGAAATAAAAAATAACAAAAATCCTAAACCGATCAATAGATGGAGAAGCGATTTTAGATGTCAAAAACTTTGCCATTATTACAAAACAAATTGGCCGGAAACTAAAACTAACATTTGTCAATATGTAGAAGATAACATAAAATTGTACGGAATAGAAGAAACAACACAAAATTTAAAGAAAAAGGGGTTTGAAACAAGTTTTTATCAATCTCCGGGATCAGTAAAATAATATGATTGAATTTAAAATTACAGACGAAATGGTTAGAAAAGCTTGGGCTAAATCTATTGATATGGGCAAGCTTAAGAATTCCATAACCGAAGGCGATGGAAATATTGCGGGATTTATCGGAGAACAGGTTGCAAACCTTGTGATCGGTGGTACAATAGTCAATACGAAGGATTACGATCTTGTCGGGCCTGATGGAACGACTTATGATGTCAAAACGAAGCGGTGTACTTCCGAGCCTATGGCTCACTATGAATGTAGTGTTGCAGCTTATAATACAGTCCAAAAGTGTGATAAGTATATTTTTATTAGAGTTGAGTTTGTTGATAATAAATATACTAGAGCGTGGTATCTTGGCAGTATAGATAAAAATCTATATTTCAATAAGGCCCGAAAGCTATACAAGGGCCAAAAAGACGGTTCTAATTGGTTTACTGTTAAAAGTGATTGTTACAATTTGAAAATTGAGGATTTGAATGACGATAACAATGCGGACAACTCAGAAGAGGGAAAAGTTTAGTTATTTTTTAAGTATTATTAAGTCAGCCGGTCTTATGTATAAATATGGCGGCATATCTCAACTATTTGACAAACTTGACTCTATAGATACCATTGGTATATTATACGTTGACGGGCTTGCTTGTTCTTGTGCTATAACAACTAAGAGTAATGCAATATTTGATATGTATAATATTGCTGCATATACAAGTATGCCGTTCAGACGTAAGGGTTATAGTAAAATGCTTTTGAAAAAAGTGCTATCTAGAGACAAGCGAAAGTTTAAAAATAAACTATACAAATCTTCCGACTATAAATTTTACTCTAGAATAATTACAAAGAATTTGGTGTTTTAATATGAATAAGAATCATTTTTGTGTTTTCGATTTTGAAACGGGCGGCGGCGAAAATCCGTCCAAGTGCCAGATAACTCAATTATCGGCAATTATAATTAATCCTAGAAGTTTAAGGGCAGAACCCGGAGGAATATTTGATTCCGAGGTTCAGCCCATATTTGATAACGATAAAGCTATTGCGGCGGACCTAAACCCTGTTCAGCAAGAAGCTTTAGATGTTACACGTAAGACTAAAGAAAAACTTATGGAGGCCCCGCCGGAAAAAATCGTATGGGAAAAATTCAAGCAGTTTATCAAACGATTTAATATAAAAAATAGCGTATACACCGCACCTATTCCCGTGGGATATAATATAATAAATTATGACATGCCCATTATTAATAGGTTGTGCCTGCAATACGGGCCTGCATCTAAAGATAAACAATCGATATTTAATCAATTATACAAAGTCGATTTGCTTGATTATTTTATGATGATGACTGAAAATTCGGTCAATATAACTTCCCGCAAGCTTGTTGATATGATGGATTTTATGGGAATGCCCTCTCATATGAAAGCTAACGCACACGATGGATTGCACGATGTAAAATGCACCGCTAATATTTTTATTAAGCTAATGCATTACCAGCGTGCTATTACTTTAAAAACAGATTATTCCAAGGCTTTTGCCGACAGCCCTTTATTTATAGAATAAAAAAATGACAGAATTTGTTCCTTGGGTTCCTCTACATCAACACTCAAATCTTAGCCTGCTAGACGGTTTCTCCGTTCCTAAGGATATTGCGAAGACATGTGCGAGTTATGGTTATCGGGCCGCAGCTATTACTGACCACAGAAACGTAGCCGCCCACGTAAAATTCTTTAAGGCTTGTAAAGATGCCGGTATTAAACCGATTTTAGGCTGCGAATTTGATATATCAGATGATTTGTCCACTGTTAGAACTGCGGCAAATCGCTCTACTAATCACTTAGTAGTTCTGTGTAAAAATTTGGCCGGGTGGTATGAAATGCTTCGGGCCGTATCAAAAACAAACGATCCTAATTCTTTTTATTACAAGGCCCGCATATCTTTAGAAGAATGCAAAGAGTTTCTATCTAGCGGAAACCATGTAGCTATCAGCGGCCATGCCGGAAGTACAATTTGTGATATACTTTTTACTTCCACATCTGTTTACAGAAGCAAGAGTGAAGAACAAGCCCGGACATTTTTACGCGAAGACTGGGAAACAGTTCTGGAGCAACATATACAAAAGCATATTGATGTATTCGGCAAAGAGAATTTTTTTCTTGAGATTCAACTAATCGATAAAGAACATTTACCCATGACTTCCGTAACGGCTGAATGTCTAAGGTATATGTCTCAAAAATTAAACATTAAAACAGTGGCGACCGCAGATAGTCATTACGTTCGTAAGAGCGATGCTATTTACCAAAGAATTTTGCTATGTTCTAACTTGGGGCGTACCCTGCCGGGAGTCATGCGAGATATCCAGAACGGAAAAGACGTTCCTCTTGGTACATTCTTCGTGTCTGATAACTATCATATTCCTACATATGCTGAAATGCAAGCATTGCACACTCAGGAAGAACTGGAGAATGCAGTTTTGATAGCGGACATGTGTGAAGAGTACGACATTCTTTCAACTCCACAATTGCCAAAATTTGATTGTCCAAACGGTATGTCTGAAATCGAATATGTAAAACAGTTATGCCGTGAAGGATGGAAAAAACTTCCTTTTAAAAAACAAAAAGATCAAGTTTATATTGATCGTGTGAAGGAAGAACTTCAAGTTATTGAGGAAGCTAATCTGGCTGGATATTTTCTTATTGTTTGGGATATCATCAGATTTTGCAAGTCTAAAAACTGGAAAACGGGCGTGGGTAGAGGGTCAGCTTCAGGTTGTTTAATATCATATCTTATAGGCATTACAGGCATTGACCCCATTCCGTACAATCTACTATTTAGTAGGTTTTATAACTCCGGAAGAAAAGGTACTTTGCCAGATATTGATCTTGATATTCCGAGTCAACATAGGGATGAAATCATTCAGTATATTAAGACTAAATATGGTGAAGATAAAGTTTCACAGATGGCTACATTCTCTTCCTTAATGGGTAAGTCTGCCATGAAAGAAGTCCTACGCATTGAAGATGTTGTAACTCCAGCAGAAGCGAATGAAATCACGGAACATATTCCCGATAAAGCAGAAATTGCCGATGAATTAGAAAACATGGAAGATGCATCTATTATTAAATGGGCATTGATTCATAGAGCAAGCAAGCTGTCTCAATGGTGTACTATCGATGAAGACGATAACTTGTCCGGGTCTTTGGCGGGATCTTTTTATAGGGCCATACAAATTGAAGGCTGTTATAAATCTCAAGGCAAGCACCCAGCGGGCGTTATTATCTCTTATAGGCCGCTACAAGAGATTTGCCCCATCGTTAGGGATAAAGACGGGGCACCCATCGCGGGCTTAGAAATGGGCGATTTGGAGGCTTTGGGGCACGTAAAATTTGATATTCTTGGTGTGTCTATCTTAGATAAGTTAATGGATATAATTCCGCATTTGCCAGAAGGGTGTAATGTTGAAAATCTAGAAGATAAAGCGACTTGGAAAACTTTCGCAGATGGTGACGTAAAGGGTATATTTCAGCTAGAAAAACAAAAACGATGGGTTAAAAAATTAAAACCAGAAAACATTCACCATTTAGCTGCTCTAGTTTCAATTATCCGTCCGGGATGCGTTGAATCACTGGGAGAAGATGGTGTATCTATGACTCAGCACTATATCGACAGAAAAAACGGAGAAGAAGAAGTTCCAAGTATACATGAGGTTGTAGATAAGACCCTTAAGGATACATATGGAGTTTTGGTATATCAAGAAACAGCGATGTTATTGTCCAGAGATGTCGCAGGATTTACTCTGGATGAAGCCGATGAATTAAGAAAAGCTATTGGTAAAAAACGCACCGATGTTATGGCTAAAGTAAAAGATAAATTCTTCAAAGGTTCTTCCAGAGTATCAGTTACATCAGAAGAGATTACTAAAAAAATATTTGACTGGATTGAGAAATCGCAGCGTTACAGCTTTAACGCGAGTCATGCGTACTCATATGGACACAATGCTTATTATTCCGCGTACTGTAAAACTCATAATCCGATTAAGTTCTACGAAGTCTATCTAAATCATTCTAAAAATGGTCCCGACCGAATGGAAGAAATAAAAGATTTAGTAAATGATGCCAGACAGCATGGAATTAATGTTGTACCGCCATCTTTGAGTAATTTATATGAAAATTTTACTGCTGTTCCGGAACAAAATTCGATTGCTTTTGGATACGGGCACGTTAAAAATGTAGGTGTAAAAGAAGCAGCTAAAATAGAAGATATAAAATCCAAACACGATGTAGAGAAATTCAATTGGATAGATATATTATGCACTTTTAATAAAATCAATAGCCTTTCAATGAATGCACTCATCGCAGTCGGTGCTTTTAATGGTGACTATAATAAAAACAGTAGAGATAAAATGCTTTACGAATATAATACCTTTAAGGATCTTACCGATAAAGAAATATTATTTATTAAAGAAAACGTAGAAAATGACAAGGGTTTGCTGTATCATATAAATTTGCTTATAAATAAATATAAGCTCACAAGCAGTAGAATGGCTAAAGTTTTAGGAATGAAGTCGGCACTGGAAAATCCAATGTACGATATTAATGATTCTGCGGCTATGATATTACAAAAAGAGCGTTTTTATATGGGGCTTCCTCTTTCTTATTTAGGTAATGTATCTCCGGGAAGTTATTCTTCCGATACTACATGTCTTGATGTTGTGAGCGGAAATGCTAAGGGGACGATTAATCTTATAGTTAATATAACAAATGTTAGAGAACATAAGGTCAAAAGCGGTAAGACGGCGGGCCAAATGATGGCTTTTATTAGTGGTGAAGATAGTACAGGATGCTTGAAGTCTATTGTTGCTTTTCCTAAAGAATATGCAGAATACAGAGCTTTGTTAGTTGAAAATAACAACATTATGATTCAGGGATCGGTAGAATCTAGAAATGATGAATACTCGTTAAATGTTAGGAAAATTGTACAGGTTTAAATATGAATAATTGTTATTTTGTCGGAAGAATATTAGAAGATTTAACTCTTAATGTTGAGCATGATTGTAATGTGTGTGATTTTGTCATAGAAGTTGAAGAGAAGTGGCAAGGAAAAACTGATGGTAAAAAAAATATCATTAAAACTATGATTAACTGCACTGCTTGGGATAAAGGTGCTGACGCATTATATGCCAAACTTGTCAAGGGCGATATGATTTTTATTGAAGGCTCCTTACGTCATGACGAAGACGGAATAGATTACATAAGAGTCAACAGTTTCAGAAAGGCATATTAATGAAAAAAATATTGCTATGCACAGAGTTTAGCGGATTTAGTACGGGATACGGAGTTTACGGTAGAGAGCTTCTAAGCAGGCTGTCTAAACACTACGAAGTGGCCGAGCTAGGTTGTTACATAACACCTGATGATCCAAGAATGTCTAATTATCCTTGGAGGGTTTATCCGAACAAGCCTAGCGAAAACAGTCCTGATTATAATAATTATTTAGCGTCTAGTTCTTTTGAATACGGCGAATATACATTCAACAATGTATTATTAGATTTTAAACCTGACTATGTCATAGACTTTAGAGATCCTTGGGCGTTTGAATATCAAAGCAGATCGCCGTTTCGGAATTTTTACAACTGGCTTATATGCCCAACTGTAGACGCTAGACCACAAAATGCTGACTGGATGGAATTGTACGGAAATGCCGATGGTGTTTTAACATACTCTGAATTCGGCAAAAAAACTATTCTGGCTCAATCTAGCAATATTAACGTCTTAGGAGTTGCAAGTCCTGCGGCGAGCGAAAACTACAAGCCTTTTACTATAGAAGAAAAAAATCAGTTGCGGGCCTTCAATAATATTCCTCAGGATATTTATATTCTAGGCACCGTTATGCGTAATCAGCCTAGAAAATTGTTTCCGGAATTATTTAAACTATTCAAGAGATATGTCAGAGAGTCGGGCCGTAGAGATGTTTACTTATACTGCCATACTGCATTTCCTGATGTTGGATGGAATATTCCGGAATTATTAATGGAATCAGAATTATCCAGTAGAGTTCTTTTTACTTACAAATGTAAGACTTGCCAAAACATATCTGTCGAGCATTTTTCCGATACAGTAAAATACTGCAATAAATGCGGAAACTTTAGTAAAAATATCGCGGGCGTTAATAATAGCCTGACAGAACAAGAGCTTAACTTTGTATATAACCTATTTGATGTATATATTCAATACGCTACAAATGAGGGTTTTGGAATTCCTATAGTAGAAGCGGCTAAAGCGGGTGTTCCGGTAATGAATGTTAATTATTCTTCAATGGAAGATTTTTCACAAACGATATCTACTATACCTATTGATGTAAAAGAATATGTTAAAGAGGCTTCTACTTCAAGATTGCTTGCAGTCCCCTGTGAAAATTCGGCAGTAGATATTTTGTTTGATTTATTCTCTCTCCCAAGAGATTACATGCATTCATCTCTTGGAAAAGCCTGTCATAAATTATCTAGTGATTTTTATTCTTGGGATAAAAACGCACAGGTTTGGATCGACGCAATCGAATCAATTCCTTTAAAGAGTAAAAAATGGAATGATCCCGTTGAAATTTTGCAGCCGGACCCTATAATGAACGTGGGCATGTCTCCGTGCGAACAGGCTGTATTTTTAATCAATAACGTTTTAAAGAAGCCGGAATTTATGTTTTCTAATTTATGGAGAAGGCTTGTTAAAGATCTTACTTATAGAAGTACAATGCCGGGTATGGGACTATTATATTTTAATGAAAATTCATTCAAGGATAATTTAAAAGGCAGACCATTTACATTTGAAGATGCATATGAATCAATGGTTCAGCTAAGAGATTTTTATAATAAATGGGAACAGAACAGAAATGAAAGTATTGTACATAGGTCATTACGCTGATGGAACTGGTTGGGGCAATGCCGCACTCCATAACATTATAGCTATGAACAGAATTGGAATAGATGTTGTTCCAAGGAGAGTTTCATACAAACCAGAAGAAGCACAATCAGTACCTCAAGAAATAGCAGAGCTAGAACAAAAATCTTTGTACGGAGTAGATGTATGCGTTCAACATACATTACCGACTAATTATAGTTATTACTCCGGTAGGTCAAAAATCAGAAACATATGCATGTACGAAACTGAGACTAACGATTTTGGATATACTCAGTGGCATAAGTACATCAACATGTTTAAAGAGTGTTGGGTTCCAAATAATGATATGGTTATGGACTCATTTTTGTCCGGGGTAAAATGCAAAGCAACTGTAGTTAATCATTGCATTGATGTTGATAAGTATAAAAATTTTGTACCGCAAAATGTTATAGCGGGACTTGAAGATAAAAATGCTTATAACTTTTGTTACGTCGGGGAATTAAGTAAGAGAAAAAATGTTAAAGCTATCTTGCAGGCTTTCCATTTGGAGTTTGGTATGCATGAGAATGTGAACTTATTTTTAAAACTTAATATGCCCGGAAAGAGTGCTAATGAAACGCTTCAAATAGCAAATGAATTAAATGAAAATGTTACTCGCGGCCTTAAAATAAGAAATAAATACAAAGAGCCGTTTGTTTTATGCGGGCACTGCGATGACAACGATCTTTTGTCTTTCATGAGTCAGTGTCATTGCTTCGTATGCGCTAGCAGTGGCGAGGCATGGTGCATTCCGGCACTAGAAGGAATGGCATTAGGTCTAGACTTAATATATACTAAAGGTACTGGTTTATCAGAATTTGCTTTTAGTGACGCAATAGCGGTCAATAGCACGATTAGTCCCTGTACAGATGCCTTAGACACATTACCTGAAATATACACAGGTTTTGAAACATGGAGAAATATTGACATATCATGTTTACAGATTGCTATGAGACGGGCATTTTATAGAAAAAATTTTATAGATAGAGAAAAAATTAAGGAGCGTGCTTTTGAATTCGGTTACGATAGAACCGGAAAGCAAATTATGGAGGCATTAAATGATACAAAATAAAATAAGGCAATATTTAAGATCCGCAGATTTATTGAATAACGCCGACTCACTAAATATATTAGTCATAGGATCTACACATGAACGCTATGAACAACAATTATGTAAAACCGGCCATAACTTTTTCTCAATTAATCATGGGAAGCAATGGGATTTAAACTGCGGTGATATTCCGAAAAATTATCATATCATAGATTACATTCCTCATGATTTAAAACCCGACTTAATTTTAACTCATGTCTCCGGAGAAAGACTTGATATAGCTAATGAATACGCAAGAATTTTTAATGTAAAAGTAATACGACATACGCATACATTGCCCGAAAATGATTATGAACTAAAGGTATTCCGTTCTCAATATGCAGATTTAAATACATTCATATCTGAATACAGTAAAAATGCATGGGGTTTAAATAATCAGAAAACCGATGTTATTACGCACGGAATTGATACGAGTTTTTTTTCTGATAAAAATATAGAAAGAAAAAATACAGTATTATCTGTTGTGAACAAATGGGCTAATCGAGATTGGGCCTGCGGCTGGAAGTTATACCAAGAAATCGTTAATGGAAATAAAGATAAAACATTTATTGTTGCGGGAGATAATCCGGGTTTATCTAAACCGGCCAGTAGCACAAAGGCACTCGTTGATTTGTATAACGAATCATCTATATTTCTAAATACATCGCAATTTTCTCCCGTCCCGATGGCTTTAATTGAAGCTATG